CTATAACTATTTCTTTTTATTATGTTGTGCCCAGGCAATAGCATAAGGTGCGGCCGGATCATCAAACTTTTTCTTCAAAGCCTTAACCTGCTTTTCTCTGCCAGGAGGTGCTACCTCTCCAACTTTCTTGTACATTTTCTTTTCGTCACTGCTATGACCAAAAGTTGCGTGGACTAGCTTGTCCAACTCTCTGTGGAACTCATCTTCTTCTTCTTGAGAAGCACCTTCGTCTTTAGCTTCGTTTTGACGTTTGTCTGTAGCACTCTTAGCCATCTGTGCTACTTTTTCTTCGGGAGGAACTTCGCCCTGTGGCTTCATTTCTAAGCCTTCCTCGTCACCTACGAACACAATTTCCTTTTCATTGAAGTCTTGTATTTCGCCTTTAAGTCTAGGCTCTGCTTCGTAGTAGGATTTAAGACCTTGATAGTTAATATTTAGACCTGCATTCTTTAGCATGTTTAAGAAACTGTTCATGCTGGTCTTTGCATCACCTTCACCTTCTGCTTCACTACGAAGTAGTTCAGCAACACTAATAATGGTGCTAACTGCATCTTGGTCTTCAAGCAGTTTATGGTAATGACGATAGGGCTGCATTATCTACGTGCTCTACCTAGTGCTTCATCTCCGCCTTGGGCTGCGTCTGCTGTAGCAATCTCATCACCTTCTTCTGCAGGCTCTTCGATGGGCTGTTCCATATCCATGTCCATGTCAGTGGTCGGTTCCAATGGCATTTCTTCAGGTGCTGGTTCTCCCATCATTGGTGCACTTTCACCTGTTAGCATACGTGCTGCTGCATCAGCGCCTGCACGTGCCTGTGTGACTGCATCAAGTGCTGCCTGTACTGCACCATTGACTGCGGTGCTATATTGTGCTGCCATGTCAGCACCCATTTGATCTGTAATAGTATCTGTAAGTGGAGGAACGTCTTCGTTCATGATCTCACCAAGGTCTTCTAGCATACCCTGGATACGATCAACAACACTCCTAGCTGCCATTACTACTTCTGCTGCTTCCATTTCGCCTTCTACAATAATACTTTCTGATGTAACTTCTACAGATTCTGTATTATTTCGTAGTCCCATTAAACTACTTGTTCCATACTCGCGGTTCTGATAACTTTCTACACCATTCTTTATTAATGATGCCGCATAATTCCAATCCTTTGAATCAGGAATAGTCTTTTTAACATATGCAACAAGGTCATCCATATAGTCGTCTGGTTGACCGGCTTCAGTCCACTGGTCAATAAAGCCCATTATAATTTTATAATTACTATCTTCGCTCACAGGTGAAGCTGACTCCATAAAGTTACCAGCTTCCATCTCATTACGCCAACTGTCTTCTAATTGAGCAGCTAATGCTCTGCGAGTGTCTGGACTAAACATACGCATTCCGTCTTTTGCACCACCAGCATGATCTTTACCATACTTTTGTGCAGCACGGTCTGCGTGATACTTCCAGAGCTTCTTAGCTAGTTCACTATCATAAATTTCTTTCTTAAACTTTTTGCTTAAATTTTTTGCAATAGGAACATAACTGCGGCTGTAAAGATCTTGATCATTTTCTGCATATAGTTCTAACTCACGTAGTGCATCATCATCCACGCCCTCTTCAATGAAGCGGTCAAGTGTTTCTAATACTAGTTTAGCTTCATAATATCGTTTGTTAGTACTTACATTTGCTCCCAACTTGGCTTCTAGTTTAGCAAGTTTTGTAGTAAATGACTCTTTAATTTGTTTTGCTTTTGGCAGGTCTAGACTGGCAAGGTCCACGCTAAACCCAAAAGTCTTTTTTGTTACCTCAGCAAGTTTTTTGCTGTCTGGCTTTGGTGATAATTCTTCTAAGATCATGATAGTTTCCTATTTTTGTAATAGTATTTATGCTATTTTAATTGATTTAAGAGTTTTAGTTAGCTCAATGTTTAAACAATTGATACGTCCTACACTATCACTAATCCGTGCATATAGATATAATTTTTTGGGATTTTTATGTATATGTTGCTTATATATCTGTGTATCCTCCGCATATTTAGAAATTTTCCAATTCAACTGTTCTATTCTATTTTGCAAAGTAGAGTCGCCATTAACTAGAGCAATAGCATAGGCAACAGCAGTCTTTTTGAGTGTAAACTCTTTGTCTAGTATAACATAGACGCCATTGTTGTCAACCACACTATACTGGTTAACCTGTGTTACACGGCCATTTGTGTTAATTAATATTCTAGGTTTATTTTTTAGAACTTTAGCAATATTCTGCTTTAGCTTGCGGTTTGTAGATGATGCTATCATTGACACGTTTCCTTACTAACATGTTTTTAATTACTAGTTGATTTGCAATGTTTTGTTCACGTTCATCAAGTGTACGTTTACTTACCTTGCCCTCACTATGAATCTTACGAAAAAGATCCTGTTCTTCGTTTGTGATAAAAACACTTATACCTGGTTTAAATTCTGCAAATCGCATTTTAGCCTCGCTCTGGAGTTCCAATAATCCTAGGATTACCTTGGACATCGACTTGGCTACCTGCTGGTAAACTACGATCTTTCTCTACAGGACTCTTGGGCTGTCTTAACACAGGTCCCATCTGTCCAAATTCTAGTACCCATCCTGTAATATCCATTTTAATGGCTTGCTCGCCACCCTGAGGGACGGCTGTAAGGATATTGCCATCTAAGTCTATTACTTGATAAGGGGCTTCATTAATTTGCATACTTTCGCCCATAAAACTTTCTTTTGCATCCTGAGCTGCTTGTGCAATGCTAGGATCTATTAGTTCAAGACCAGCACTAGCAAGTGCAGCCAATCCTGCTAAACGTCTAGGTAACTTAGGTCCTGCTTTTTTAAGTGTGCGATTAATTTTTGCAATTAAGGATGCTTTTTGTTCTGGTTTAAGTGCATTAATGTTAACGCCTTGAAGTGCTTGATTAACTTTCTGCATTGCAGGCGATGTTGGAGTATTTTTAGGATTTAGCCCTCTCTCTCTTGGAGATAGTCCTGGCTCGGCCGATGCTCCGGGTCTTGACACTACATCGCTTGTTGGTAACTTAGGTTTCTGACCTGCACCTTTTAAATTTTGTTGTTTCTGTAATTCTCTCTCTTGATCATATGCAGAGACCCCTTTGTGTGGGTTACCTGGTTTATCAGTGTCCTTTATAGGATTAACCTGTTTTCCACCTATTTGGGTAGGATTACCTGGTGGGGGTGTATACCTCCGAGGTCCGGTTTGTTCTAAAATGTCTTTAAATTTCATAATCCTACCTACTTGTCTTATTCAATGCTGCTACACGTTTACTAGCAGGATTTACTCGTTTTGTGCGTTGTGCTTTTCGTGTCATACGCTTACCAAGTCTTGCTTTGGTAATTTTTAACTTGTTGCGTTTTTTAATATCTGGAGCGGCAAAGCACTGTGCAGGTTTGGCTACAATACGTCCTTTACGTCTGCCTCCTGTGCAACGAAACTTGCGGACTACTTTACCGCCGCGCTTTGCCCACGCCATGCCTTCTTCGAGATCGAACTCAATCTCGTCATACTGAGGAATAATACTTTCGTTTGTTATGTCTTTAAAACGCATACAGTATTTAGTAAAGATTTAGAGTTGTTGTGTAACTAGATAGGCTACAGCGGCTACTAGGCTTGCGATTATACCAGCACCCCAAGCCATAACTTGCTTATTACGGCCGTTTTCATTTCTTATCATATGATTATGAATTGCAGTCAATGTCTTGTCCTGGGTTTCAAGACGTAAGTTTACTGCATCTAATTTGTCATGCAGAGATTTATACCTCTCAGAGCACAATTCTACGTGTGCTTCTAAACTTTCTTTTTCAATATCAGCCATTAACTCTGTTCTCACCTATACTATATTTGGTGATGCTTGATTGGAGTGCCTATATTTGTGCCTGTTGCGTTGCCTATTATTTTTATTGAAGCATCTTGTATTGTATTTATTACAATACGTTCTCTTGTATTAATAGTATATTACGATCTTCGTCTCGTACACTAAAGACAGCTGGGTCTAATACACAGTTTTCATCTAGTCCACTAATTATAGGTATATCCTGTAGTGTATTTTGTAGAATACCAGCATCTCCAAGCGGGCCGCCAAATACTCCAATTCTTTCTATACCAAAGCGCCATGTCCATACATTTAGATTACTTAGAATTTCTTGTGTAAAATCATGCTTGCTACCAAACGTCGTTCCAGTGTCTTTTAATCTTTTGTGTAGACTTAAAAATTCTCTTTTCATTGGAGAATTTAAACTCCATGGCTGTGCTAGCATACTTACACATTGTTGCAGTGTTTCAAAGTTACGTTGCTGGTTGCGTGTCTTGCCTGATCCGCGGAGATCTCCCGTTTCAGTTATATCAACTAATGTTAATATAAACCAGGTCTCTTTATAGCTGTCAAGCATGAAGCGGATCCTTGTCTCTGAGGTGTATACCTAGTTCAATAAGTTGGGCCTGGCCTTGGCATTCTATGCAGTCTACACTGGTATACGACATAAACTTAATACATTGTAACCTATTTGTTCCCATATACACGCCCCAGATCATGCCGTCATCATTAACTACTGGAGGATTGATATGTGACCACATGGAATGTGCGCCTTTGCGTTTAAAGAAGCTGGAATTCCACCATTCAAGTGTACATTTATAATACAACACTGGATACCATAGGCCTTGATCTATAATACGTGGGAGATCACGCCAGTACCAACGGTTGTCTGCATGCCAACCCATTGGTGATAATTTATTAATATCAACACTGTGGATCCCAGGATGATCTCTCCATACGCTTGTACAATGTTTCATAATAGTAATTATAGAGAATAAAAAGGGCGATGTAAAAACATCGCCCTTTGATAAAGTATAAGACTAAGTCTTAGATGTTTTCAAAGTATGCAACAACTGCTGCTGTTACACCTGTGGCACCTTCACCGAAGTTTGCACCTGCTGCTGGAGCAGGACCTTCACTTAGAACGTGAACAACATCAGATACGCCTGCATTGAAGCCACCTGTTGTGTCGTCGCCAACACCGATAACTGTTGCTGTCTTTTGAATAAACTGGATTGCTGCATCGAGCTCGTCCTGTGTCATGTTGCTCTTTGAGAGACTTGTTAGGGCTACCTGACGGTCTCCACTGTATGTTTGTGCGTTACGAACGCCTACGCTTAGATCAGCCATTTAACTGTTTCCTTCTCTGTTATTATACTAGCTCGAAGCCAGGATTTGTTACATCGCTGCTTGAGCAGTCGAGGTTATTACTGCCAGCTGCGCTGAGTGTGCGAATTGCTGTCTGTAGTGTTGATGCTGAATAAGCACCTGTTGGATAAACAGCAATGCTAATTTGTCCAGTGGTATCGCCTTCAACTTGATACATTTCGATGTTTGCTTTTTTAGCAATTTCACTAAGGATTGCTTCTACGCCTTCCCCTGCGTCTAGTTCGTTACGAATGTCTTCAACGTTGCCTGAAACGTCCTTAACAATAATTTTAAAGAAGTCCAACTGTGGGCCATTAGCAATTACTGCTTCGTCTGCTGAAATCTGGCCGCTGCCTGTTGCGCTTCTGTCGTGTGCGACAACACCAAAGGCGCTGCCGTTTGTGCGTGTAATCTCCGCCATTTTTTTTCTCCATGTGCACGATGATTGTCTAATACGTGCTTACATTTATTTATCTGGTTGGAGTTAATTTAAGAAGTCGGATTTGCCTAATCTGTATGCGCCATATGCAATAGCAGCAGTTTTTAGTGCAGTTTTTGCCAGGCTGCCTCTGGGCTTTTTAGGCATATTACCTGCTGTAGCGGCGGCGTAGGGTTTAAATACATCACTGCGAAACTGTCCATCTGTGCGAAAACTATTGGTCATACGCTGTGTGACTGCTGTTCTTTCGCCTGGTGTGCTTTTACCGTAGTCAGCCATAACACGTCTAGCGCGACCTAGTAGTCCGCCTTTTATACCTAAGTTCTTTTGCATTTGTGTTAGGAAAGTTCTGTCTTGTCCAGGCACATAGTTATTGTTCATTATATTACGCAGATAGCGTTTAAATCCTAGCTCATCAAATCTGGCAGGTAATCCTTCTACTTTACCGCTAAACTTACTGGGATTGTTAACAATACTTGCTAGATTGTGCAAATCTGTAGCACCAGTTCTAACATTAGTAAAGTTCATATATTTAAGTGTATCTTTGGCATACTTTTGTGCCCACTGTGGATTTTCAAAACGCATTTGCTGTAGAACAAGCAGATGCTCGTAAAAGGTCTCTGCAATATTATCGCCACTGCGACCAATTGCATCTCTGGGAGTTCTAATATAACGTGCTTCGCACAATTCTTCTTTGATAAATTCAAATGCCATTTAGTAGCCTCTCAACTTTCGGGCTTGATCAGCAAGACTTTGTGGAGTGACCGGAGGCTTTGTTGCATTTCCTATATCTGTTGCCGCCCTGTCTATCCTATTTGGATTTGGTTGTGGCTTACCACTGGCAGTTTTTCCTAGCACTGGAATATCACTTGGCGCAACAATTGGTTTACCAAGAAGTTCGTTGCTAGCTGCATTTCCTATAGCGCCCAGGCCGACGGCTTTAGCAGCCTGGCCTATTATACCTTTTTTTGCTGCCGGGATAGCGGCTGCGGCGGCCCGTGCGGCGGCGTCGTTTGCCTTTCCCTGGGCAGTGTCTGCTTTCTGTTGGGTGTGCAAGCGCCGCCCCAGCGGACCTTTGTTAGGATCGTTTGCCTTATCCTGAGCCTTATCAGCCTTTGTTTGTGCCCTTGCGGCGGCTCTATTCCTGTAGGCTCTCGTTCCTACTTTACGAGCTTTGTTTGCAACACTTGCAAGTCCCACGCCAGTTGCTCCTAGTGCAGCATCTGCTGCTATTTCTGCCCCGGCTGTTTTCCATTGATCTTTTGTCCAGTTAAGAGGGTTATAGCCAAACCGACTTCCTAGATCATAGTAACTTAACCCTGCACCTGCCGCTGCTGTAATTGGTGCCCAGGCAATCTCGTCCAGTTTAGTTCTATCTTCTGATAGTTGTTCGCTGTGTGTCTTTTGTGTTAGTTCTGTGATCTTCATCTTCTCAAGTCCTTGTTCTTTAATACTTATCGTTTAACTGCACGATTTGCTGCACTAAATGTAGATCTTGGCACTAGTTTTATGTCACCTTCTGGGTGTGCTAATACATATCCTTCACCACCTGCTTGTCCACCAATACTCTGTTGAACTGTGCCGCCTTGGGCGTCAATATCAGCAATAACCTGATCTTTTGCCATCATAATAGTGTTTACGGTTTCCCATAATGCACTAAATCCAGCTGTGTTGTCGTTAATATACTCAGCAATCTTAGCTTTCTTTTTGTCACTTACTTTAGCAGTTTCCAACCACTTACCAAAGTCTGATCCAAGACCACCAAGCCCTGTGTCTACTTTGCTGTTAGTGTAAGTATAAAGGATGTTAGAGAAATCTGACATTTGCATCTGACGCAATTTGTTTTGATCTAATAAACTGTCAATAGCCGCCGCATCTTTTTTAATAACTTTCTCTAGGCGGTCTAACATGGCATGTGGTACCTGTGGTGCCCGTTCAGCAGTTATAGGAGGTACAACAAGAACATCGTTACCCAAAAAGATATCAGGATCCTGTAGTGGGGTTTCAGTTCCGTCTGGCTGCACTTGTCTGTGAATAACAACACCTGTCTTACTGGCACCAATTCTCTTGCCTAAATCACTGGTTACATCTACTGCATACTCAACGATATTGGGCTTGAATACATAGTTCTTACCTTTAATCGGGGGTGTATTGAAGTATAGTAAGTCACCTTTAAAAAATCCCACATAATCAGCGGGGGTTGCTCTTTCATATTCATCAAAGATATCTTTCATATTAGCTGCAAACCTTTTATAGTCAGCTGCTTTACCTGCATCTGGATTCTTTGCTCCAGGACGATTCATTAGCATTGCTTGGAGGTTGTCTGCTGATGTTGCTTTTCCGTCGTATCCTTTAGCAGTAAACCCTGACTTATCTGTTAGTATAAACTCACCGTTGGCATCACGGCCAAAGATAATAGCAGGTGAACCATCCCATTTAATAGTAACTTCACTATGTCCGCCTTGATCCAGGTTGCGTAGACTTTGTAATGCCCTAATAGCACCCTTGCTACCTTCCCAGAAGACAATATCTTCTGCGTGTTGGATCCGTGCGGCTTCGCTTAATGGCTTGCGACGAGGTACGGAAAATTCCCTGAGTCTCATTTTAATTTCTCTGACAGTTGTTTAAACCAGTCAGTAGTGCCTACTCGTGTATAAACTGATTCTGGCAGTGTTAACTTGTCTCTCGCAAATGCTTCTCTTGCATCTGCTGTCACTGCTTGATAGTCTGGTCTACCCTTGAGTTTAGCAATCATTGACTCAACACTATCTAGGTCACCGCGGTTAGCGCCTTTCCCAAGTAACATCTCTGCAATTTGATCAGGATCTCTGGATAATACTTCATTTGTTTCTCTATTAATTAATCCGTCCTTGGGAGACCACTTCATTCCCAGTGCTTTAGCTACAGATGCCATTAGGATAGCACGGTGCATTCCTTTAAATGGCGTATCATCGCCAGCACCCTTCATTGTAAACTTCATCCATTCAGGATCACCAAACATCAGATCTGTTTGTACATACCCCTGATTGGGATCGCCGTTAATAGGAGTTTTAAAATGAACACTAATACCTGACTTGGCAACCCACTGTCTGACATTGTCTTCTGGGTGGTTCTTCTGTGCCCAAGCAGCTAACGTGTTATATAAGTCAGCCTTATCAACCTCATTTTGGTTAACAGCAATATCCATATCACCTGATGTGGAGCGAATTCCAGTTGATCCTAATTTAAAATCTTTATGTGGTATGCCAGTGATAGCCTCAACCCAGGCAAGTGTGGGGTCTACATCTGCTTGGTTAATACGTTGTGTTACAGGGTTTCCATCTTCGTCTTTAAAGATATTGCCGCCCTCTGATAATATTCTAGGTGTCATATTAACTATGCCTTGTTTTACTTTTTATTTTCATTAGTTGCGGCTCTCTTAATGCCTCTCCTAAACCGGTTTAAATCCTGATGACGAATACTATTAATTAGCCTGTGCTCTAGGTCAACAGCAGTTTCAGTGTCGTAATTACGATGAAACTCCTCAAACAGGTTAATTGCGCTTTGAATTAGGCTTTCGCCAGTGCGTTCAATAACATGCTTACGGTCATGCGAATGTTTAACACTGTTTAATTCTTCTAATAGGCTTCTAGTATTTCGTTTCAATTTAAACATCCAGTATTATAAATATTATTTATCCATATTTTGTTGGTAATTACCTCAATTACCGCAGGCATTATCGCACACAACCAGTCTGCCATCTTCAAAATTAGATTTATTCCAGCAACTTGGTATGCGATTAAACCACTCTATACACTCATTTAAAGGCGTCTTTAACGCATTATTACTATTATCTAATAATTCTGTTATTTGTTTATTAACTGGTTGATGCCAGCGTCCTTCATGGTTTATTTTTAACCTTTTCAAACACTGTGTCAGAGTAGTATTAACTGGCAAATTTATCTAGGTCTGTAGTGATTAATTTTAAATTTTTTTCATGCCTACTAGTATAGTCTGTCTTTTTTACATTACCTGTAATTAATAAATCTTTGTTTAATTCCAAAGCTGAGAGAACTCTCTCACTGGGGTTATCCATATACTGATAGTCGTGATTAATTATGTCGGCAAATACATCAAACCCAGCAAGAGCCAGGGTATCAGGAATTTTATATCCGCTACAAAATATTGGCATACAGTGCCCATACAATGTCATAAGATACTTTTCACTAATTCCCCCGCCTTTTTCCCAAAACTCAGGCTCTGTTATCAAACTAAATGTACTCTGAGAGAAATTGTTACATAGTACATTATTCCATATATCTACATTACCACTAAGTCCCTGTAGATAATTTTCTGGTGTTGCTCCATTATATGTAATGTAATGCTTGGGAAGGAAGTTGGTAAGATTGGAATATTTAGAATTTCTAACTAGATCTGCTAACCTAATAATATGATTTAGATCGTCTGCTTCCCAACTCTGAGTATAAGAAAAACTTTCAGTTTGTAAATTATTATGTAACCATGCGCTAACCAATAACCGATTAGACCTCGGCTTATTCATCATCGCAAATAATTTAAATTGGTCTGTTTTAGGGGAATCTGTATATGCTGTTTTAGCAAACATGCCACACTCTTCAATAAAAAAGCCTGGCTTAAACTCTGCTGGATAGTCAAAGTTTTCCCAGCAAATATAATCGTCAAAGTATACCCTGTCAGTCTTATAGCCATATTCTTGTATTATAGTTTTAATCTGATTATAATCTTGGTCTACGTACACAGAGCTTGTAGCATCGTCAAACTGTAGTTCAAAGCTGGCATTTTCAGGCTGGTGATCAAGAACACGCACCACACCGTCATCTGCTGAACCAACTATATATGTGCCTGCAGCAGGTGTTATAACTAACACTAACCACCTGCCTTTAATCCAGCAAGCATGTCCTTGAGTTTACTGCTTTGTATATTAGCAGTGATCTTACCCACTTCCTGATCGCCGCTGTCTACGACACCGTCTGCTTTGGCTTTAATTGAATCCATAATTTTAGAGCCTGTTGGTTGTTGATACTCGTCGTCATCGCCTAAATCTAAAATGCGCAAACTCTCTAGATCAAAACCTAGGTCAACTTTTTGTCCTACGCCACTACTGCTACGTGTTTTCATTAACTGTATTTGATAACGCCCACGTTCGCGCATTGCTCTACTTGTAAAGATACCAAACACGTTATCTGCTGTATTAATCTTACTAATACCACCACTAATATGGCTGTGGTCAAATTCAATCTCTTCAACTGCACTACGGTTTAACTGCGATGCTGTAACAAAGATACAATCTAGTTCTTTTGCCAAGTTACGTAGTTCCTCACTAACGTACTTGTCTTTAACAAACAAATCACTTGGACTAACTTTAGTACTAACTGGCATTAACAGATCCAAATAATCAATTAACAGGAAGTCTGCTTTTAATCCTTGTGTTATCTCTAATTCTTTTAAGAACGCTCTAATATCATTTACTGTACTCTGTGCTGGCATATACTTGATTCGCAAATTACCGCTCTTCTTGCCAACCATCCGAACTTTCATCTCAACAGTATCCAAATCCTTAAACACTTCTTTTGTGCTCACGTTTGTAAGCATACTGTCAATACGCATTGCACTCAAGCCTTCACTAAGCTCTAGTGTTACATAGCAACCACTAAGTCCTGCTGTTACCCAGTTAACTGCTAGGTTTTGCATAAACAAACTCTTCCCACTGCCTGAACCGCCTGCAAAGATATTAAGTTCACCCTTGTTCATACCACCAAACAGTTTACGATCCATTGCAGGCCAACCTGTGCTTACTTGTCCGTTATTGTCTTTAAGTGCCATAAGCCTTGCACGGGGGTCTGCAAAATAATCAGTGCCCATGTCTTTGGTTAGACTAATTTGCACTGCGTCTTTAATTAATTTTTCTACTGGATCATAATCACCTTGCTCTAATAAATCTGCACTCCTAAGGATTGCACGTTCTAGTTCGTTACGTCTTGTAAATCCTTCAAATTCATCCAGGAACCAATCATTATGACCATCTACCATGTCTGGGATAGGTTTAGCCTCCAATCCCGTAGTTGCTAGTAATTGCTCATACGTGGGCATCGTTGTGTGATTAGTACAATGGTCCTGTATAAAAACCGCGGCGTCACGAAGGCTACGATCAAAGTTCTCTGGATTATAGATGTTCTGCACTCTGACGTAATTTTGTGCATTTTGCATCATCATCTCAATGAAAAGTTTTTGTAAATCTGGAGTGTATTCTTTACTCATAATATTCCTTTAGTGACTGTGCGTCTGGGAACGTATTAAGTCCATAACACTTTAATTCTATCCCTTGCTCTCTTAAATTATACTGGATCATTGCTTCTTGTACAATATCTCCTGTTAGTTTACCCCTACCTCGTTTATACTCTGTATAGCTATGCCAATCGTCCCATATTTTATTTTGTCCATCAAACCAATGCTGTGCCTGGTGTTTGTACATATTATTATCTTTAATTTTGCAACCAAGTTGATTTATTATACCATCAACTACTCTTGGATAATATTGAAAAATTTCCAATGTATCTATACACGTAAATCCAAGATCAGTCGCAATTTGCCATTGCTCCATCATTTGTGGCACAAACCATTGCATAAAGTTTAGACTTATTGCTTCTCTAATTTCCCATTGTTCTAAACTACCAGTGCTCCAGTTAGTAGCATGTTCTAAACATACTGTGTCACTTGGATAACTAGGCACTTTTTGTTTTGTTATTACTGCAAACTCAATACTTTCTTTGTTCGACGGTCCTAGATAAAATTTTATGCCTGGTTTAGTAGATATATATTCTAATATTTGATAACCGTTAAGTGTTGGCATTGGCAATATAGGGGTAAAAATATTATCTTTGACACTCGTGTACTCTGGATTAAAAAGATCCTTTTCAGTTGTAGGATGCCATTGTTTAAAGTTTCCATGACCTGTTATGCAATCTTTCTCTTTGCTCCATAAATCAACTACTGGCAGAGTTTCTAAGTTCGTACAAGATCGCAGAATCATTTCTATACCACTAGCACCACTCCCAGGAAGAAAACTTAACCAAATATCCATTTTTTCCTCATTAAATTAATTTTTAAACTATTTGTTTGTTTAGCATCAATTATAGTCTTTAATGTAAACAGTTTACCATATTTTACCACTGCGGCATTTATATCTTTTACATCTGGTTCCCATTCCGGAAAGCTCACACTCCAGCCATACTCCAGTGCATTATCTATCAGTGCCTGTCCAGCGGCATCCTTATCAGGCACTAACACAATCTCTCTGCCCACAGTATCTATTATTTGTGCCTGTGTTTCGTTGCATCTGTTACTAAGTGTGGCAATGCCTCCAATAGTCATTGCATCAATGATACCTTCACACACTATACTAAACTTTCCACTCTCCACCTGCCTGTCTATGCCATATACATAGTTATTCTCATAGTTATTAAAGTACTTGGGTTTGGTCTCTGTATCGATTGCCCTCGCAATTGACCCTATGACACGACCCTGCCAGGTGCAGGGTATAATTACCCTATTATACATTCTAGCAGGTTTTGTATTACTCCAAAATAATTCATTTATAGGCATACAACGCTCTAGTGCATAGTCTTGTAATTGCTGTGGTGCCTGTGTTAGTGGTACTGCATCTACTGGTAATTCTCGGTCGGGGAACTCTATCGTAAACTCTGACTCTAGTTCATCATCCTCTAAAACTACAGTTTCTTTAATACGCAAGGCTTCTACAACCACACGTTGTCTTTCGTTCTCGTCGGCGCCTAGCCAATCTAATAATTTGCGGAACTTATAACTTATATGTCTGCCAGGCTTCCATCCACTCTTATAGCCGCAGTTAAAGCAATGATAGCTAATACCTTCGCCATTAGTGATTACGCCACCTCTACCACGCTTGTCCATACTTTCGCCAGTATGATGACAGCACACCGCATTAAACGAAACCCATCCGCTGGAACTGCGTTTGTGTTTGGGTAAGTGATCAAATACTACTTGCTGAATAGAGTTCATATATGTATTATACTATCTAATTCCGATTTAATCAATTGAAATATTTTCACATGACCTAAGTCATTTGGGTGTAAATGATCCGCTATATACTTTGACTTACTTTCCTTATTATCCCCAACAGCACCTAATTTGGTAACCATGCCAGGGACACAATCAACATGCATATAGCGCAAGTTATTTAAATTACATGTAGTTTCTACAATATGACGAGGATACCAAGTGTGCAAGTGTTCTATGTATTCGCTATGTTGATTTACTAGGTAATCTTTACAACTATCTACTAATGCACTACCTCTCTTCTTTCCTTGCACATAATTCATGTGTTCCCAACGTTCAGTTTTTTTGTTATACCAACTTTGTCTATTAGGATGACTCCATCCAAATATTACTAGATCGTTACTAGTAATCTGCTTGTACTGCTCACAAAATTTAAGCGCAATGTGGGAATTACTTGAACTACTTTCGCTCTGTTGTACTAGTTCATATCCATAATGTTCAGCGGCCAATAAACCATATGGGCGTGTTGCTTCTTCACCTAAACTAATACTACACCCATATTGCCATAATTTTTTCATAGTATCTTCTTAGCTTCTGCCCAACTGTGTAACATTTTAGCATAATGTTTATGGCCCGCTTCGTTAGGATGTCCGCCCAATGCTAAAAAATTCTTCTCTAAATTTATATTTTCTTTCCGCAATACATCCTGCATATTTTGATCGCCTTGGTGGTAGTTGGAAAACTTGTACGGAGTAGGAATGTTATCCAATGCATTAAACTGAATAATTTTTATATTGTTTACTTGACAAACGCTGTTAACAAACAGTTTAGCATGATTAGTTGCTTGTACGCATCTACCGTAACTTAAAGTTATCCACTCTTTAAAACTCGCATGGAAGTGTTTTTCATCCTTGGACCTAATAAATCCATCGTGCATCCAACGAAATTCCTCATCGTTCCACCAACTCGTTCTCAAATGGTTGGACCATCCTATGCATACTATATCATCATCGTCTGGAGAATGCTTGTCAAACCAATCACCAAATTCTTCTTGTATGAAAAAATTACTTCCTGCAGGGCTTGCACGGTTATCGAAACTGCAACCCAGCATTTCAGCAAGTTGACCTAGCCAGCAGTGTTTCTCTCTGTATGGAATGTTGTTATAATGATAGCTGTCATCACCTTTGGCTAACTCAGGATCTAACAGCTCACTGCCATAGGTAAAACTACAACCAAATCCTACGAGTTTCATTAGGGCCTATATAGTACTTTGCTTAGGGTTCCTGTTGTTGTGGTGCGTTTGAACCGGACTGCACTGTATATACCATTCCAGTTTACCATAACCGGGTCTTCCTGAGCTGAATATGATTGTGTGCTAATAGTTACAAATTCGTTGTTTGATAGTGCGCTCTGACTAGGACTAAGACTGCCTTCAATTGTTAGTGTGCCTGTAAATGCACTACCAAAGTATACCTGTGCAGTGTGTTGAGCAATGTTACGATTGATGTAGGGATCTAGTGTAATAGTTGATCCAACGCTTCCGCCGCCAAAATCTTCAATGGTACTTGCTTTAAAAGTTGGGTATACACCTTCTACTAGTTCTATTGTGCCATTGGCACCATAGTTATCATCACTATAACCAATCTGTATATTACCTTCTCCGTCAGTTACTTTAAATGCGTATGTATAATATTTTGCATCTAAATCAAATAAATCGCTGTCTAAAATCTTAACTTCAGCAATACCCGCAGGTGCATCCAGGATAGTAGCAGTTCTTTCCAGATATGTGGTACTGTTTTCTTTATCAATCATAATAAAAACCACAGTTTTGTCTGTTAAACTAGTCTTCTTCTGATCTCTGTTCACAAAATTACATCGTATATCGTTGTTAATTCCGCGGAATATTTTGATGTTTGGTGTGTAAAACATGCTCATTGTATTATTAACTCCTGAATCAACAATCACAACCTTATGATTTTGTTTGTATAAGTATGTTGTAATAGCAGTCATATATGTATTTATCGAAAAATGGACATAACAAAAGATCTTAAAGAAAAATATCCGTTCCTAAGCCTTGTTGCTTATGGCAATCAAGAATACGTTGGGGTTATCCAAAACCATGACGATACCGTTTTAAGTATGTATGACATAAGTCGTTGCAGAACAATAGACGAAAAAGAGAGTTATCTGCAATTAGCAGAAACATGGTGGTGGGAATCTAACAGACAGATTCCAATTAATCTTTTTTTACGCACTGATTGGACACCATTTCAATTTACGATGGTAAGTCTTAATATTAAAGATTGTGAAATTAAGTTTGGTCCAAGTGTTAGTATACAAAGCCTTGCACACAAACGTGGTAAACGACGCAATATACAGTTAGTCAAGCGAGTCAAGTAAGTTCGCGTGAACGACAACCAGGTGTGAATAAGCAATTGCGTGGCTCTTCCTAAACGTAAACCCATCCACATTACGATCCCATACAGTTTTAGCAATCTCTTTCCAGGGCTTATTTCGTAGATTTGTTTTTCCTGGGCGCATCACTGCTAGGAACATCGCCATACGTGTAATACTATCTGGTTTCATACTACGTATTAGATCATAATGATTACCAATGTGAGTTATCTTTGTGCAAAACACTTTATCTTCCCATAGCCTATTCCAATTTGGCTCCCGTGTCATAAGTTCAACTAAATGTACTTCATCACGTATACCTGCATATATGCCAACATTAAGCATATCTAATTTAAAGTAGCCCATCTCTTCTGCACGTTTGTGATCAATTGTAGCAACACCGTCAACACTACGTGGGATATCTGTAAAGTATACCCCAGTATTATGCTGTTTATTAGTTTCTAAACGTGCCGGAGTATGTGGTATAAGTCCCAATACCTGTGTACGGTCAGCAAAATCTATGTCAATATCTGGCAAATCACTCATTTCCACCGCCCAATACTGCTACAGTTTCAATAGGCGCTAACTCACCACTATCACGCATTTCTGCACGTATCTTTGTTGCGCTAATTTCATGCACATCAGCACCCAAGTCATGTTCTGTAAAGGTATAACCTACGCCTCGGCCATAACTAATATCAACAATATTAGGAACTGGGATAATAATGTATTCATTACCTAATGTGTAGCCGTGCTCTTGTAGTCCATGGCTAATATTACGAACAATCTCGTCAAACTTAAACGGATTATCAATTTGCGCTTTTGTTCTTCCATCCCCAGCATCTACACCAATGATGCCGCCAACGTCTCGTACCATAATAGCAACTTGCCCAGTTATGATTACTGTTTTTTTAAATAGTTCAGTATGTCCGTCGTGCCAGGGTTGCCACCTTCCTAGCATCTGTACTGTGGGTTTTTGATTATTAAATATCATCGTAATGTATTCCTATCCATATATTTTTTGACAACTTCCATTAGTTGAGCATGAGTATCAGTAAACCATTTGCTTACTACGTAATCGCATGTTGGGGGCTGTTCAAACATTGCATTGGTATCTTCGAATCTACCCTCATTAATTGTATTCATCCAAACTGTGTAGTCTGGATTAAACTCAAGACGAGCCGCTTCCGTAGGACACACAAAGTCTGCAACTGCAATCTTGCCTGCCATTACAACTCCGTCTGCCAAATGTTTCATACGCTGTGCTTGACGCATGCGTCCTTCTGGTGTAAAATCCCAATCATCGTAATGAGATCTTACGCGATCAGCATTAATCCATACTCCGCCTATGAGTTCGGCAAAAGGTTTTGCTAGTGTGCTTTTACCACTACCAGGTAGTCCAAATATTAAAATCTTCACTGTCTATCTTTCCAAAATGATCGATCCCAATGCTGACGTTCAGCACTGGTTATTAGTTTATTTTCTACTGGTTCCATATCAGATTTAAGATCAATACGTTCAACATCATAGCCAACTTGCCTGCCCATGAATATATTAGTAACGTTAGGTACAAGCATTATAGTATAGCGTCCGTGATGATCGGGTTCTAAATCGTCAACGATCTGCTGTTTAATTTCATCAAATGTAAACTTACCATCAGATTGATGACGTACCATAATGACAACTTGTCGGGGAGTTGTCTTCTTTGGATCTCTGTGATTGCTATTAGGCAGGCTAGCAATCTGTTCAAACATAGCACGATGACCTGCGTTCCAAGGTTGGAAACGTCCTAGCATCATACCGGTATTCTTACTCCAGTCTATTTCTGGATTATAGGCCATTTTGCTCTCCTAAATATTTGTCAATAAAGGGCTTAATGGACCGCTCTATACTTAATATAGGATTATGAAAGTTTTCATAATTTGATTCTAGGATATCATGTGATTCCAAGCTATCAAATATATCGCTGTTATTAGAAATATATTCGCAGCATTTACTAATCTTTTCTATCCTTAACACATGATCTTCTATCATATCAAAATTATTAATGTTGTCTGGACATAGTTCTACAATACTTCTAAACCCTACCTCCCGCATAATTTCATAACTGCCGCTACCTGAAAACATAATCCAGTGTGTTTTTGCTTTTACACATTTCCAGGTCTTTTCTGTAGGATAAATTTCCCAGTTACAAAAAGTAGTTTCAGGATAAACCATACAACGACTTGTAAAATACTCTGGTAAAGGAAAATAACTTAATCTAGTGATACCATAGTCTCCGCCAAAATTTATTGTATCAAAACTGATATGTTTAGTAGGTGAATTATCTATGTCATATAAATTGTTACAGTAGTTTACAAAGGTCCTGTCGGCATCAGTATGATATCTAGATAATTTTGTTTTGACTGTGGATAGATTATTGTCGATTACCAAATCCATATAGTCGCAAACTTGATCTAAAAAGTAATGTCTTACACTTCTTTTTTCACCATTTATAAAAGTTAAATTTTTATCCCGATGCTGTTTTTTAAATAACAAACTAGTAAAATAAAAAGGGTGTGTATACCACATATTACAATTAATAGTTTCACTGGGAAAACTAATAGTTCTATTAAATAAGAAATGTTTTTTGTGCAAGTAACTACCAATTAGTAGATCAGCTTTTTGTTCATCTACAAAATGTTTTGCAGGTCCCAATACATGCATAGGTTCAGCGGCATTTTCTACTAAGTAATAATCATATCCACGCGGGTAATCCTCTGTAATATGGTCTATTAAATAAAACTTCTTATCCGTACTAATATCAATATTGTTAGCTTGAGCATATGACGATAAAACATCGAAAAACTGCGAACTATAGCAATCGTCTAAAGTACAATCTACAGCAATCATAATTTTGCCTCACCAAGTATATGTTTGACCCATTCCGTGTCTGCAAAGTAATCAACAAACTTACGTTTCCAAAAATCTGGATCAATGTAAGGGAAGACCATCTCTATCTGTTCGCCATTTAATGTATCTAGCATCTCAATGCCAGTGGCGCTGTTAAATATTACCCAGCTACTTATTCTACCACTGGTAATATCATGCACAATACGATTTGTATTAGCGTGTGAGAAGTAATAATTAAATACTGTATCATTCTCGTCAGCCCATGCTGTCATAGTATTTAGACTTCGCTCTAGTGCATCCTGCACACTCTCTTTACGAAGATTTCCTGCTAAAAATGTTTGGTAGATTTCATCCTTGGTCCACCAATCTAGTTTTTTATTTTCTTTAATAACAAAGTCGATAAATCCACGAATATTAATAGCACGTATGGATTGACAATGCCTGCCAAATTTAACAAATGCATTATAGTATTGACTAGTACTAAAGTCTGCATATGTCTTTAGTTTAGAACTACCCTGGGTCATCTCATAGAATCTCAAGTATGCTTGTAATCCTATCTGCACTCCAGGCTCTTTTTCCTGTTGTGCTCTACGCTTGCTTTCACATAGATGTGCAGTTAACGTACTCTCTTTACGATACGACTTGTTGCAAAACTGACACACATACTCTTTGTCTTCTGTTTTACGATTTGTTATTGCATCTACTATAATATTGGTTAAGTCACTCATTCCCCAGATGCCTTGGCAAGTTCTTTAAGTTCTTTCTTAGTAGTGATAGTAGACATAAGATCAAGCTCATCCTCTTTCATATTAGGATATATCACTGACAGTTGCTTACGTATATCAGATAAGCCTTTACTGCTAGCACCTTTTTTCTTGTTGCCTACCCATTGGTGGAATTGTTTTCCCATGCCAGGACTCACTGTACACAACAATTGCCATACCAGTTTAGGATGCTTACTGAGTGCAAAGTAACTTGTGTTGACACGCTGATTGGTAGCTATAAGATAATATGCCGCGAGCTCTTGGTTGCCTTTGACTAGACTCATGTATCTGTTCAGCAGGAAAGGAGCAATCTTCTTCTGTTGCTCAGTAGTGCAACGATCCCAGAACTTCATATCTTTCTGATCAAGTGCACCTAATACTGTATTAAGATGTAAATCGCTCAAACGTAACTCCACGGGTGTCTATATGTTCTCCCAGTGCCATATAAAACATATGACTGTCATTTAAATCTCCAAAGTTTATCCACATCATGCGGTTGCCGTTTGCTGTTGTGTGTATCTTTCGGGTAACTGGTATGCCCTTGTCCTTAAAATAATTGTCCACTCTTTCCTGCACAAGTTTAATATAACTACGATGTGTACTACTTTGTGGGTCTATCATATAATAATATACCCTATAGTCCTCTCGCACAATAAGTTTTGTGTCGGGCCCTGCCCACTTGTCGTAGTTCATTACCAGGCCTTTGTGATATCCACAATTTCAGTTTGGCGATTGATCTCTTTAGCACAGTAGATACACATTGGCTTATCACCCGTTTCAATGGGAATGGCTAACATCTGTCCTTGTTTAAGTTTGGGAAAATACCATTTGACATCACTATATAGATCTATAATATTAACTGGCAAGTAGTCTGCTTTGTAGCTGCTTAATGGATTAAAACTAAACGCAAAAAATCCTCTATCGTTAAGGCTACTAAGATTGATCATTTCCAAATCACCAATTTCTTTCTCACCAATTAGGATTTTCCAATCAACTGGCAGTTTAATCTGATGCCCTGCTACGTCTAGTACAAGTGCAGGACTGTTGAAACTCTCAAGAAAGATTAATGGAATAAAGAAATAATCGGGGTTAACAGGATCTGAATTATCTAATATAGCAAACCTTAAATCATCGATCTCTTCAGGTAGCTCGTTCATCTCAAATGCTGTGTCTTCTAATGTTAATATTCTCATTTATGTTCTCGCATGTTAATCCCAATCTATTGTTTCGTGTAAATTTTGTTTTGTATATACATCCAGGTAATCTTTTAAAATCACATAGGATTCGTTTTTGTAATGCCTCATACTGGGTTCATACTTAATGTCGTCATCAAACCATTTACCTCCGTTTTCATACATATACTGGTTACCACAGAATTCAAAAAGAGGTATTATTCTTTTATTTTGCTCTACAAGTTTTAGTTTTTCCATGCCGTTAAAGCCGCGTATGTGTTTTTTGTCAAACATATTACATTGGTCCCAGAATAAATATTTTATTTTTTGTTGTTCTAACCAACTGCTAAACATAATAATATTCATAAACGCATAATCCCATTGCATATAACAACTGTCTGAAAGTTTACTTGTATAGGTAGCGTAATCATCGGGTGTGTTAGTAAAGTATGATCCTTCTACAGGAATATTCTGTTTCATAATATAAGATTTTTCGAATCTACTAACGTGTGTTATTGGAATAAAAACATAGATTGGCTTAGTTTTATTTCTAACAATCCATTCCATTGTTGTCCTAATACTACGAATAAAACTGCCACCGCTCTTGCTCAGGTTAACCCCTGGAAAATCTTCCCAGACTTCACCATAACTGCACCCGTTCAATAACATAGTCTCTCGCATGTTAATTCCAATCTATTTTCTGAACGTTGTACGGGTATTTCGCTTCTTTGTAGAATTTTTTACGTTGCGTAAGGTGCCTCTTGGCAAATCTGCAGGTCGACGTAACATCCCATATCTGGACAAAGTCTTTGTCGTCGGCTTTTCTAATACCTCTTCCGATGCTTTGGATAACTCTGACGAAGCTCTTGCCCGGCTCAATAAGAACCAGATTAAATACACGGGGTATATTAATACCCACACTAGCAACACCATAAGTCGCAATAATAACCTTATCAGTTGCATCAGCCACCTCATCATAATGGTCCTTGCGCTCCTGTGCCTTCGTTCCACCGCTAACAAATACGGAAGACGAAATCCTTCTTTCAAGTTCTTTTCCTGCATTAATTCTATCAACCAATACTAATGTGTTGCCTGTGAGTTTAATTTGTTCTATTGTCTTTGCAATATAGTCTAATCTATCAGTCTGCTCTAGTAAGTATTTAAGCTCGCTCTGATAGTTTGTATATTCTTTAGTGTCTAATAATTGTAACACATTAACTTCACAATTTGCAAGAACTCCTTTGTCCTGGAGTTCACTAGCCGTAATACTATGTGTTACAGGCCCCAAACTACACAGTAGGCTTACGCTTTCAAACTTCTCTTTGGGTATTGTTCCTGTTAGTCCCCAACGTATAGGTATCTGACTCATTACGCCTGTTAGCAGTGTTTTAAGGGCATCTGCTTTAGCCATGTGCACTTCATCCACCATTATGCATACAACATCCTCTAAGAACTCTTGTATGCTGATAGGTGCTATTTGATTCTTAGTATTCTTTAATAGTATATTTAAACTCTGCCAAGTACAAATTGTATGTGTTTTGCCAAATTCTTTACGGTCACCATAATATACACCTACATCAAGACCCATGTTAACGTAGTCTGCTTCAGTCTGTGTTACCAGGCTTTTGTTGGGCACTATAATAACCGTGCGTCCGTGTTGCTCGCATCTATGACTCAACACGGCTGTTATAAGAGTTTTGCCTGCTCCAGTTGCTACTTCCTGCAAGCTCTGAGGGTTACTGAGAAACCCATTAATTACTTCAACCTGATAGTCCCGCAACATAATAGGTTGCCCTGCAGCTGGATGTTTATCAGGCCATACGTATTCGGCATAACTCTCTTCTGTTACTGGCTCTAATGTGTAGTCAACTTCATAGTCACGGGTATCATTAAGCGTGATGTCATACCCGTCACTTGCTAGTATGGGAAGTATCTCTGGTAGCAAGTTGATATAGGTACTACCTCCCAATTGAAAGAAGGCCACCTTGCCATCCCACCGACCCAGGCGTACTGCTGGCATATAACGTGCGCCTGGAATGTCAAACTTAAACCTGTTACTCAGTTTCTTGCGAGTATCTAAGTCCAAGCCTTCTAACTTACAGTTAACTTCATCTTTAACGTGTATTATGCAAGGTTTCATTTACGCTCTCCAACATTAAGTTTGCCCATTTAGTATGCCCTGCTCTACTAGGATGACCCCATATATCAGCTTTTGGCATATCATCCAAATACTGCTCCATGCTTGAGCCCCACATTACCCAATTGGCGGTTTGCAACTTCTCAATCTCGCCTGCTAGTTGTTGGGCTCTGGCTTCAGGAAAGTCCTTGCACATTGGATGACTGGGTGTTTGCAACTGAGTAATATAATCACATTGCAACCCCCAGCACATCGTATACGGAATCATCCTAGCTTCTAATAACATCACTAAACTTCTTATATAATACACTGTTCTAGCTAAACCTGCAAGGTTATTATCACAGTGGCGGTACCAAAATTCACGTAGTTCAGGAATATCAGTAACAGATTCATCATACTCAGGCATTGCCATACCATGCATTATCCTAATAATATCTCCTGTGTGATAAGGAAGCTCATATCTATCAGTTTGCGTCCATGCTATTGCAACGTAATCTGGTGTATTATCTAAAAGGTATTCCATGGTAGTACGGAATATTCTAGCATTGCTTCCGCCTCCTTCAGCTAGATTTACCACATCCCAGTCTAGTAGTTTGCCTAACTGATATGGCCATGCATCCTGCTCTTCAAAGTTATCGTATATGCCCTGTGTAAAACTACAGCCGTTGGTTAAAAGTTTCATAATATTGTGTTTACTCCAACAGGTTGCATACCATCGTAATCTTGACATTTACCACAAGTTTTTGTGCATGTACTCAAGGGCTGATCTGATGTCCATGTATTTTCTATGTGAGACCAACTGTCTATAATTTCCTGTAAACTATACTCCAAACCATTTAATACTAGTGGAAGTTTTTTAACCTGCCAGCCATTATCACTATCACTAGTCATAGGAAATGTACCGCCTAACCAACAGCAAGGCCATATATCCCCATTAACAGCAACATATATATTTCCAGCTTGGCTATAACACTCTATTGTGTCAACGTCTAGATCACGTTCATACTCAGTTTGACTATCGTTTTCGTATTGCTTTTGTAGATACTTTTCCTGTTCAACAAACTGGGTTGCTGTCATAGATTGTTCTGGGGCATTGCCCAGAATAAAAGGAGTTCCATCTGGTTTGAATGCAATACCCGTACTACGATTATCATCAAAATGTTTAAACTCTGCAAATCCAAGATGTTTAGATAGCTGTTTACACTCGTCGAACTGATGCTTGTTATGTTCAAACTCGATGAATTGCCATATAGCATATCCACCTGCGCTGATATATGCCCGAGCATTAGCAATAACTTTATACCAGTCAGTATTCTGCCTGTACGTACTATGGGTATCTGCTAGCCCGTCTAGTGCAAATTCAATCTTAAGATTTTTAAACCGGGCAAGTCTGGCCCACCAGGTTGTAGTTTTCATACTAGCATTGCTGCTGAGTATAATCTCTACATGTGGATAATTCGTGTCCACATAGTCTAATATATCCATGACATGTTTGTTAGCACATGGATCACCATACGTGCCACATAGGCTTAGTGTAAACTCTGGATGGTTTAATACAGGATCTAATAGAGTGCAGAACTCTGGCAAGCTCATATCTCGCAAGGGAAAGTTATCCCTGACACCATAGCCATTGTAGTTGCGGGGGCATAGTGGACATGCCGCATTGCAATTGGTAGAAATTTCTACGTTTGCACTGCGAATATCAGATATATTTAAAAAGTTCATCTGCTATCTTTCTGTGTCCTAGTTCCAATGGGTGTCCATTAGGCCCTTGCGGTGTTCCGTATGCCCATTCTACTAATCCATATTTAGGAAAGCCTATGAATCTATCAGTATTTAATCTACCTATCCAGGGGTTTAAAACTGGATCGTCTGCATATTTAACAAGCATTTCTTGGTTTCCAAACGCACTACAATAATAGTAATCTACCTGATTGGCTGCTAACACATCTTGAAGAGCAACCATGTACAGTACAGTTTTTAAAAACTGATGATGTTCGTCTGTATATTTGGCATATAAGTCTTTAAACCAACTGTTAAGTTTGATCCATGATGGATTAACTTGTATTATGCCTTGGTGTTTAAAATATCCTTGTGCGACATTAACTTTATTATGTGTATAAAGTTCATATCTTCCACTATCACTCCAGGCGACAATCATGTTGTCAGCATCAGGCGCTAGTTCTGCGGCCTTACGGAAAATATATTCATTACTAGCACCCTGCATGCCATGGTTATCGTAGCCTAGTAGACTGGGCCAGGCCTGAGTTCTGTCAGCTAGCTCTTCTCCATATGTAAAACTATCGCCTACCGCTATTTTCATAATATTAGTATACACAAAAGGGTGGCAGGGTGTCTACTTAATGTAAACACCCTGCCTAAGATTTAGTATCTGGAGGAGGAGAGGAGTGTGACACTAAACCTATAACTTAATTATACTACTTACGCCCGCCGCATGCAAGTACTTTCTGCAAGTGAACGCCACTTTTCTGAGATCTTTTTAAGATCCGCAATCTTTAGTGCCATACGCAAGCTCATCTCACGTAACTTGGTACGGTTGTCATACATAAATTCAAGAATTTCCTGTTCTTCTTCTTTGTTAAACCCGTAATCGTCGCCCCAGAGTTTACCAGTACGTGCAATCTGTTTGATACGCAGGTACTTGTCACGCATTGTATCTAGCGTAAGATCTAGATAGTGACAACGACTGCTAAGTGCTTCCAAGTGATCCTGCAATCGCTTGCTACGAACATTCTCAAATTTAATGTTTGTAATGAAGCAAGCAGTACCTTTAAATTCAAAGCTATCAGGAATACCCTCATTGCGTAACTTAGATGAATCTGCGTTCCAGAAGATCTTACGCTTCTTACCTGAATCCAGTGCAGCCTTGAGAATGTTCAGTGCCAAGTCGTCCAACAAAACACTATCACAGTCATCAAACACAATGACGCTGCCCTTGTCGCTGAATTCATATAGCTTGGCATACAAGCCCAGAGCAGTCATTGCGCCCTTAACAACTTCAAACTTGCGACGCTTGCTACTAACGTCCTCAAAGATGCTCTGCTCTTCAAGAGTCTGAGTAACACCGTAACTCTTGCCAACGCCTGGGGGGCCTGTAACAATTAACGCACGGATGTCGCCGCTCTTAAGAGCACCTGTCATTTCGTTTAGGATTTCAAAACGCTCTTCAATCTCCGCCATGCGCTTCTCATCATCTTCAGCAGTATACTCCTTCTTACCTGCTACCTTGATATCCTGGTTGACATTATGTGCGCCAAGCTGACGATCAAATGCATCCTGCTCTACAGCAACAATGTCATCAGCAGCACATTTGATGCGAACAGGCCGGGCATAATCGGTGCCTAGTGTGGCGCCGTCTACAGTAATGTATGATCCACGAGCACCTGTCTTAAACTGTTTAACAACAGGAAATACCTTGTCTGCAATTTGCAGTTTCTGATATGTGCCTGACTTGATAAGAACGTATTCCATATTTTTTTGCTCCTCAACAATGTTTAACTTATAATTCATATTAGCACATGTCTAGTATTAGTCAACCGTTTCTAAAATTATTCCCGATGTTAGGCCGCAACAGCGAATAGTTTCTTTCCTTATTGCTTCAATACCCTGGTGCATCGTAGTCTCTGTCCTTCTTATAAACAGCAAACCCATCTAGTCCATATGCTGGGCAAACCATAATCTTCTCAGGTAAACCCATGCTGTCCTTCTCGCCTGCTTCTCCACAGATAAAGAACACACCAGTCTTTTCAGACATTGCATGTTTGAGAATAGTCTCGTACTTCTCAATCTTTTCACGTTGTGTCATAGTCATAATATATCCTTTCGTTGTTTTCTCATCTTATATCCTATATTACCACACAAAAAAGAATCTGTCAACCCCTATTATGCAGCAACCGCAAATATTTCTGCGTCACTACCGTAGAGGTCGAACTTCTTGGAGACCAACTCACGCTTTCCAGACTTGGGGAAGTCAATGAACTTGGAATAGGGTGACTTCTTGGCATAGACCACAACGCCGGGTGTTTTGGACAGTTTGTTCCAGACATACCGTCCACCAGCAGACTGCGAGTGACCAGCCATGAGCGTGATGTCCATCTTCTTCATGAGGAACTTGTAAATCTTGATGGCAAGGTTATTACCCTTGTACCGACTATCGACGTTCAGGAGATCAACGTGCCAGGCGCCACGATCTTTACTCAGTTCTACCTTCGCAACAATACGAAAGCGAGTTTCCATCTTACCATCATCGAATGTTGCTGAACGACGGACCCGTTTGATCACATTGCGGTCATATACCCACACCGTGTTCTGGTATCGGTTTTCTCGATCAACGTAAATATCGTACCCATGGGCGCGGCCAACGAGCTCTAGATCGTCTAGATTACCGTATCCAAGAGCAACACCCTTGTTCATCGTAATTCTGTCAACCATTTATGCTGCCAGCTCATAAGTGATGATTGCTTCCAGCTCTGCTACTAGAGCCCGGCCCGCATCCGTGAACAGGAAACCCTGATCGTAAACCCAGTGCTCAATGTCCTGTTTATGATAAAAACGAGGCTCGAACATGTCATCCCGGATTAACCAGCGGAGGGCAGTTGAACGATCCTGTGCACCCAAACTGATGTATTCTTGGACCACCTCCTCAAATTCAGCAATGCTCTGCTGTTCACTCTCCCGTTCCTCCTGATCCGCAATCTCCATCTCCTGGATGAGACCGTCCCATATGGCTTGTTTGCCCTGGTCGTCAGCATCAGCCCAGTCGGTCCAGAACGCATCTGACCTGGGGCGGAAGCCTCGGGCATCTTTATGCAGATCTGAAAGCAGTTCTTCGCTAAATGTATACATGTTCTGGCCCTTATCTTTGTTTCTAACAATAACTTATAATAACACGTCTGGGCAGGGTGTCTACCGGTTCTGCCGGATATTAACCCCCAATGCCCAATTTAGTGAGCATATTAGCTGGTACCCTCCAGCTGCGGATGCTGTTTGATTCACCAACTGTGACAGTCTTGCGGTTGACCTTGCGCACTTTACCAGTTACCTGGCCGTTACGGGTCTCAAAGCTGACAATATCACCAGGAATAACGCTACGGATAGCCTGCTTGGTTAAACGCTGGCGGCGCATGTTAATGCTTGCGGCAACCTCATTCAACTGCTCGTTGGACATTTTGCTGATGTCTGCTTTAACGTTTTCCATTACACTAATCATCGTTTTCTCCTCAATTTCAACTTATACTTCATATTAGCACAGATACCAGGGTAGTCTACCAATTCTACCAAAAAAATGCACTTTTTTACATTTTATTTCTGGTAGACAAACCTTGTATCTGTGCTATTATGGTTATAGTTAGAAAACACGGAGAGATTGATATGACGACTAAAGAGAAGAAGACCTTTGCTTGGGACACGATCATGTCACTATCCCTAACGTCTGATAAGATGACTGTTAAGGGTACGGATATCGAAGTTAAATGGTGCCCTATCACTAAGATGTACTGGGAGGTATAGGCTATGAAATATCAAATTCACCAAGTGCAACTTACAGACGCTGAAGTAGATCGGATCAACGCCGAAGGGCACGATGCTGTAGAGCGTCATGCAATGAAGTTGAAGATGTCCTTTAGCGAAGATGCTGGTGGAATTGCTAGCCGCATGTATGGTCAGGGCTTTTATGATCATGTTGCTAACATTACTGCTGATAGCCTCGAGGGTGTGTTCCATACAGGTAACATGGGTCCTGAGGAGAACATCGAGCGTTTGGCGCAGATGAGCAGTGTTAGCGTTGGTGACTTAGTTATTGCTGAGAACGGTGATAAGCATGTAGTTGCTAGTTTTGGTTTTCAGGAGGTATTCTAATGCGACTTAAAGGAGCAACAACAATCCTTAAGAAGGACTGTGAATTTCTTGGAATAACGTTCGACGAACTGATAACGTTTATCGAACGTAGTCCACTTGCTATGAAGAATAGCACTATTGAAGCACATAAGGTGTGGAAGCGAGAAACAAACAGGTGCTACAAAGTAACAGGAGTATAAGTATTTTTATGGAAAATTTAGACATACTACTCAATGCTATACTTGTTGGTGTAGTTGTGGGCGCTTTTTTTATGACAGTGGGTGCCCTTTTAAGGATAGGCTGGAAGTTCTGGCATGTAGTTGCCATTGCTAGTCTAGCCTATTATTTTATAAGCTAGGAGAACGTAATGAACTCGGTACTAATGACTACCTATATGGCTGGCACTATCCTTAGCCAGGCAACTTTTGGCACTATGACAGAGTGTACTAGTGCCCGCGATGTTGTTTTACAACAGAATAGCAAAGATATCAGTGTCGTGTGTAGCTACTCGTCAAATGCTAGTGAAAACTTTGGAAGTTTTTTCAAAGATTTTAAAAACATGATTAAAGAACTTCAGGATAAGATGCAAAAAGATGACACTGCTGATTGGACGCCTTTCACTGGTTTGGAAGGTAGTGCAAGATGCGGCAGTCTTGCTGTTGAGCCAAACAAATGGATCAGTAAAGATATGAGCAACCCAAGTAGCCCATATGAGCCTCTGACCAAGTGTCGATAATGCAAGATAAGCTAATTGACAATGCGCTAACTGCATACGAGCGATGTAAACAGTCAGATAGCGAGTGGGGTATGCAATACTGGACCATAGTACTACGTGCTCTTATGCGGAAATATTCCAACTAAAATAAGCCCTGCTAAGTATTGTATTAGCAGGGCTTTCATGTTCACAGAAACTATTCAGCAATTCTTCCCCAACAGCATAATTTTAGATGCTGCTCTTAAATTTCCAATTACACCATCTGGTTGGGAAGTAGAGATGCCTGGCGAGGACGAGTGTCGCTTTAATGAACCTGACTTTTGGTTAATACTTAACCTACAGGACATGCTTATAGGCGGCTGGGGCAAAATGCCTAATGAACTTAAACAAATACACAATTATTATCAAAATTGGGCACCATTGGATCGTATTATAGTGGTTGTGTGGCCACAGGGCATTGCAGATAATTGGCCAGATGAAAGTTTCCATGTGGTGGAATTCAGTACACACCAATACCAAACCTGGGCCGGGTATAATAAAGAACAAGATGTACTACGTGATGCATTCGGCATTGATAACAAGGATTTTAAACATAACTTTGTGTGCATGAATCGAATTAAGAAGCCACACAGGCAGATACTATACGATAGATTGTCTAGTTTTAAAACAGGCAATTGCAGTTTGCAGAGTGCCGGATATGAGTTAGACCTGCCAGGATTGGATTTTGCAACCTACGATAAGCAATATGATAATCTAGCAAATTTACTCAGTCTCAAAGGAGCATTTAACACCAGCTTTTTTAGCGTGGTGGCTGAAACCCAATTTGCAGAACAGTATGGTATTATTACAGAGAAAACATTTAATGCTATTGTAGCAGGTCATCCGTTTATGCTATGTGCCCACCAGGGAGCAATACAACAGATGCAGAATCTAGGTTTTAAAACCTGGGATAGTTTGTTTAATGAATTTTACGATGAAGTAAAGGAACCAACTCGTATTGATGATATGATCTTTGATAATTTAGCATGGTTTGATGTTAAATTAAGTAGTAGCGATATGCATGAGTTATACATGCTACACAGAGATATTATAGACTATAACAGGAATTTTTTCCTAGAAGAGTTTGGTAATAAACAGGTACACTTGTTTAGAAAACAACTATTAAATATCTGGAATTAGATGCTGTTTACCAAAGTCTGTACACCAAGGATCAGGCTGACCATGGAACACAACTACACTACACTCTTCAGGAACTATCCAGGGTTGATCTGGATAAGTATATAATTCCTTACCAGCGGGCCATTTCCCATCACTAGTTAATCCAGTACCAGCGTGTAATAGGCCTCCTCTGAATATTTCCCACTTGAAGCTCATTGCCCAAGAATCAGGCCACCAAACTCGATCATCTCTGTCTTTAAAATAGTCAGTTATGTAATCTTGATCCCCTGTAAATTTACGAATAATAGATTCAGTATTTTTATAAAAATTATCCCAGATATTGTAGTATGTAGGAGCATGCCAGCTCATTACACTACTGTTACTTACGTGATATGTGGGTATCCATTTGCGGTTAAAATCTTGGCATATACAGAATTTTGTTGGTGAGTGGTTAACAAATTTATCTAGATTATTTAATATAACCACATCAAGATCAAAATATAAAACTTGATCTGTAAAATGTTCGCTAAACAAGTAGGTCTTGTACCACCACAGCTTATAGCTACCCAGTTCAATATCTGGTACCTGTATGGTCCTGCAGTCTATGGTCGCAAAATACGGATGTTCCGGTTGGTCTGTTATTATATTAAACCTAAACGGAACACCCAAGTGTTGCTTTATTGCTAGGTAGAGTTGATTAACATGAACTTCGGGACTGTATTTAGATCCCGCACAAACGCATGCTACATCTAACATTATGCTTCTGACGGGTTTTCGGTAATATCACCAGTTATGCAGGTTCCGCTATCTGCTTTATAATCTAGGATAACCATGGGTAACATACGATTACAGTCTTTTATACTATCAATACCATACATCTGTGTTGCATCAATACTCATGGTAAATCCGACTAAAAAAGCTAATTCTATAATTAATGTCATAAGCTATTCCATTAGTGCTTGTTTTGACATTCCACTATGACCAACAGTTTCACGTTGAATATCATTATGATTAAACTCGGCCCAGTATAACTCAAATGCTACGCTGTCTTCAAGTGCTTCAAATTGATGAAACTCACCAGGTTTAATTTGTGTAAAGTCACCTGCTTCTAATATCGTCTCATCAGTTAATTCATAATCATTCTTCCATGCACGTATAAGAAGTCTACCTGATTCAACAAAAAAACCATTCCATTTAAATTCATGCTTGTGCTTACTGCAAACACCACCAGCTTTGGTTTCAATACGATGAAATTCTAATACACCGTTAGCGTGGATCAATTCTGTTTGACCCCATACTTTTCCTTGTTTCATTATAGTACCTCGTATGATCTGCAAGTATTAAGAATAATTGCAAAACATGTAATAATGTGGAGTAGCACCCACCCGGTGCGTATGAGTGCTACTCTATCAGCTTTTCTATTATCATCTTGATAGGCCTTACTACCAATTGCCTTGCACCAGATACCCCACATTACATGGCGTTCTTTTTGTCTTGAATTTCAGCACGACGAGCTTTAGTTAACTTACCAATCTCACCAAGTGCCTTACGTGCGCGAGCTGCGGCTGCTTTTACACCCTTTTCTTCAAAAGCGGTATGCTCTTTGATATATACTTCAATTTGTTCTAGGATTGTGTTATGATGTTCAGACATGTTTTTTCCTTTCGATGTCATTCTCAATACAGTTATCTCCGTATTGAATTTCTATTAATTTGAGTGGTTTGTCAGTTTCGTTTGCTAACATATGCCATTCAGTTTTAGGTATTTGTAAACTTTGGTGTTGGGTATATTTTCCACGAAGTTCTGGATCACTACCAACATTTATGGTATAAACTGTTGCTTCGCCTTCACCAACAAACCAAAACTCTGCTCGATCTTTGTGTCGCTGCATACTTAGCTGTTGGCCGGGCTCAACAGCTAATTCTTTTAGTTTTGTATGACTACCATACTCGTACAAAACACGGTAATACCCCCATTTTCTTTGAGTTTTAGGGGCTTTCCAATCTTCTAAAATCCAGCTGCTACTATTTGCTTTATTATCGCCACCAACGCCAAATACAAATTTAAGATTGGATTGTTCTAGGCGTTGCTCTGGAATATTATCATCTGTTCTGTCACCACCATTAGCAAATATACATCTATTATGAGTATACATAACTTTCGCAATAGCATCACATGCTGTGTCATCACTATCGTCAAATTCAATAATTTCATCAACGCATCGCAAACTTTTAATAATTGCACATCGTTCTTTGAATGGCATAAAATGTCTGCCTTTCTTGCGTTTTAGCCAGGCATCGCTGTTAATACCTACCACTAACCAATCACCCAACTTACTAGCTGATTCTAAATAACTAATGTGTCCACTATGAAGGGGGTCAAATCCGCCCGTAACTAGTACTGCTTCCATCCTTAATATGCTCCTTGATAATTTTGCAGAAAATTTTGCAAGTCCTCTGGCGTACCCAGTCCCCACATACGTTCCGTGTTCTTAATACGTACTTTGCCACCTGATTTAATAAACTGATTATACACTGGACAAACATAAAATTCATTGTTAGTGCGTATATCTTTTTCAATCATCGCATCAGCACTGCTAACGTAATCACTACCCCTAGCATAATAATAGATTCCCACTGTAGCATGTGTACTGATAGGATCCTTTTCAGCAACCCTGTCAACCCAACCATCATCGTCGACGCTTGCGTAACTCCATTTTGGATGAGTGCTTTCAAATGTAAGTATACCACCGTCAACTCCTTCTGTAGTAAATGCGTACAGAACTTCATTACTGTTCCACTCTACGAACTGATCACTGTTAGCAATTACCAGTGCATCATCATTATCAATATGCTCTCTGGCTAGCAGTGTAGTGCAAGCGGCACCTTCTGTTACTCCATCTACTTGTACTATTATACAGCCTGGACTAATTAAATGCAACACTGTTTCTAGATTATATTGCTGATAATGCTCTTTTTGTACAATAAAAATGTGTTGTGCGTCAATATTAAGATTCTCTGTAACAACCTGTATCATTGGCTTGTTGCCAACCTCAATAAGTGGTTTTGGGAATGTATAGCCTGCTTCTTGAAAGCGACTTCCTGCTCCTGCCATGGGTATTAGTACGTTCATTTTCTTACTCTTCCAGGGTATGTTATGTTTAGGCGCATCACCTATTTCTTGTATTTTGTCTAAAACTTTTCCTAGGCTTACATCATATGGATCTGTTACTGCTAGTAAATGACATCCAGCATCTAGTACAGCCTGTCTACCAATATGACTGTCCTCGACGATTAATGTTTCGCTAGGCTTTGCGTCTGCTTTGAGCATGCACTCAAAGTACATTTCAAAGTGAGGTTTGGGTTTTGTCACGTCCTCATTACTGTACCAAAAGTCAAAGTACTCTATGAGTTCTAACTGTAGCAAGCTCATCTTAACAGTATCCCGAACAGCATTGCTAGCACATGCTAGGATATAGCCTCTATCTTTTAGTTCACGACACATATCAATAAAGTCGGCACGTGGTTGTACAGTTTCTTTTAGTATGTCCACAGTTGCACCCTGTTTAGCTCTTGCAATTTCAGCATGCCTATCCGTGGGTAGCCCTTTACTTTGTGTTAGCATATTTAATTTAGTGCGGGTAGGCAATCCGTCATACGTACTTAAATGTTCCTCAATGGAGATTGCGTACTCACTGCCTAGTGCACGATTAAGTGCCTCATAGTGCGTTTGCTTGCTGTCTATTAGCACGCCATCTAAATCAAATACAACTAGTTTAATCATAATTACTCACATAGTCTGAACATACACCTGCAAATCCTGCAACGTCAGTATTGTGTAGTTCAGGCATTACTGCTATAGTTCTTTTACTTCCTGGCTTATTTGGGTATGCCCAAATCCATCCTTGACTTGTTACAGTGTAGTCATCTTCTTGATGCCAAAAACAATGTACACCCATATTTAACAATGCTCGAAGCGCATCATAGTTTTTTGCGTGACACCAGAGTCTATTATCTTTTAGGAAACTCCATTGCTCTAATAGATACTGGGGTTGATCATGGCCTAAATAAAATTTGTTATCAATTAGCCATAAATCTATTTCGCAGTCATACCCTTGCTCAAGTGCTGCTAGGATATAATCAGGATGATTTTCATCCTTGCGATTAATGCCAAATGTATTTCCACGGTGTGATATTAAACGCATATAAATACTCTTATAATAAAGTGGGTATATTATGTATAACAATATTTATGTAGGTTGGGATAGCCGTGAAGATATTGCTTACCAAGTTTGCGAACATAGTATTCGTAGACGCAGTAAGGAATATGATGGCGATGTTATTCCTTTAAAACAAGACAGTCTAAGAGAACAAAAACTTTATTGGCGTGATAAAGATAAACTGTCTAGCACGGAATTTACACTAACTCGTTTCTTAGTTCCACATATTAATGAATACAATGGCTGGGCGGTATTTTGTGACTGTGATATGGTGTGGCAAATTAATCCTAGAGATCTGTTTAGACGTAAAGACGACAGCAAGGCAGTAATGGTTGTCAAACACGAGTATGAGCCCACTGAAAGTACTAAGATGGACGGACAAGCTCAGTTGCCTTACCCGCGGAAAAACTGGAGTTCGATGATCTTATGGAATTGCTCACATCCTAAAAATAAAGCACTAGACTTAGAGACAGTTAATACTGCTAGTCCTAGTTTTCTCCACCGTTTTGAATGGTTAGACGATGATGATATTGGCGAACTACCACACGCATATAACTGGCTAGTTGGTTGGTATGATATAGAACATGATGGCGAGCCAAAGATCCTGCATTATACAGAAGGCGGCCCTTGGTTTGAAGAAACTCGTAACTGCGAATTTGATCACATATGGAAAAAAGAGCTGATTAACTTATACACATCATGATTAGAGATTATATGCAAGATGGTATTGCAAGGTTTGACCAACTGCAAATACTCAACTTTAACACAAGTCCTAAGATGGAAGTATTCGTGCACAAGGGCAATCACATCCCTGCACATCTAGGAAAGGGCGCAGGAGCAATAACAAAAAATTTCCAAAAACCAGCATTTGTTCCCATATATAGAGACGCTCCAGGAGAATACTTTTACTGGTATACGTTTCCTTTAATGAATTATTATCATTGCATAAATGATGGATTAGGCCCAGTATACAATTATCTACAACTCAAAGAAAGCAAGCCTGATTTAAAGTTCATGCTTAACGTAAATCCACGTGGCATAGACGTACACCCTCCGTTCGTTACTGAAATACTTGATCTATTAGATATTGAATATGAGTTTACCAACGAAAACTATCTATACGAAACTGTATATTTTAGTGACACACTGGTGCAAAATGAAACCGGCAAAAGATGTCGACCAGCTGATGGTGTATATGAAATAATACGCCAACTCGTTGAGACGAGTAGACGTAAATACCCCAACGTCAATACACATGATAATATCTACTTGAGCAGACGGGCTCATGCTAATCCCCTCAATAACCGCAAGGAAGTTATTGGCGAAGATAATACAGTTAAACGTGGCATTACCAACGAAAATGAAATCGTAGAGATACTTGGGGATCTAGGATACGCAGAGGTGTTTGGAGAAAACTATAGCTTGGGCGAGAAAATTAGTATGTTTAGTCGTATGAACAAGTATATTAGTACTGCTGGTGCTGGTGTTACGAATATATTATGGCGTATAGGACAGCCACTTGATGTAGGTGGCATACATACTCCTGGGTTTGGATTTCCAGTACAGTCACATCCTAGACACATATGTACACATCCTAGTCATATGCGTTCCATTATTAATTGCTATCCAGGCAAGGTTTGTTTTGTAGACGAGGAGCAGGGCCGCAGTAATTACAACAGCCCGTGGTATATCAATAATTTAGAAGCATTTAAAAAGTGGGCTTCTACAATCTAAAAAGGTTGGTGATAGTCTATAACAGGTGGTTCCGTGTTAATTACTTTCAACCAAGCATCGCCACTTTTTATCTCTTTAAATGTAAACTGATTATCACTTAACCAGTAAAATAACTCACGTCTACTGGGCTCTTTATCAAATTCAGCATGTTTATTGTGTAATGCAAGAATATCATTCCAGCCATTACTAATGCTATAACAACTGTTGTGCACATCCGTAATAACAGGATATCCTTTACGTGTGGCTTCTAATGCAACCATACTATTGTGTACTACTAAGAAATTTGTAGTTTTTAATTCATCGTCAAATGCAGGCAGGGTAGGGCCTGATTCTTTTCCAATTAAATTACCCTTGTTATCTACAATGGGGCCTCCGGGTTTGCGGCGGATAACTATCAAGTTATGATCAGTTTCTGGTATTATTGATTTCAAGTATTCAACTACTTTAGTTTCCCAATCCCTGCAATTCATATACCAACCAATCGCATCAGTAGGAGGACACACAATTATATGTTTTCCGCGTTCAGATCCTGTTCGCCAAGGGGTCACTAGCTGATGAGGGCGAAAACTACCTTCCCAGCGTTCTCCATCACTAGCACCAATCCAATTCATAGTATGTGAATTCTTTAATAGTCGCAACCATCCTTTTCCATTATATCCTGGATTAAAGTATGCGTGATCTAAAAAATATCTATCCATTCCTAATTTGGCTGCGGCTTGAAACATCAATCCGGTACCTCGCAAAATTCCCAAACTCATAACAGCGGAAGTGTGTCGTGGGAAACCTTTTAATTTAAATTGATCTATTTCAACCACTTCAGCAGCATAGTCCCCACCTGTTCTATTAACGCCCCTGGCAAAATTTGCAACGATATTAGTTGTCTTAGGTCTATTAGTTGTATAACAAATAAGTGTTTTTTTCATTGATTTTTCAACGTTTCATAGGCAAAGCCTGAACGTATTTCTTTCTCAGTAAATTGGTTATAGCCTAGCCAGTTAAACCAGGGCTGTCTGTCTGCTTGTTTGGGTGTTTCAATTTTACTTAAATTAGTTTCACTTACTTCGACAGCAAAACTTTTAGGGTTACAAAAAGTAGGCACTCCTGCTAGTTGTGCTTCAAATGCTACTAAACTTACAGTTGTAACCACGCAGTGGGCATCTTCAAATAATTCATGTACACTACCCATACCAGTTAATATCTCTGCATCAGGTCCGCTTATACCATTAGCTCTGGGTTTGTATCTTATTTTTATAGGTCTGTCTGTATATTTTTTAATCTCGGTGACCGTATCTTCTACCCAGTCTTTGTCGCCTTCACCAGTTACCCAGCGTGTCATAGTATCGCTACTAGGACAAATTAAAATATATTCACCAGATTTATAGGGCTTTGGTTTAAGTCCGCTTGCATCAAATCTATCACTTGGACAGTCATGTACTAGAGTAGGATATATATTATTCTTTGCAACATGCCAATAGTGTTCTCGATCAGTATGTCTGCTCCAGCGACCCCAGAATGGCATGTCCCAAAACCACCAGTCTACACCATTATCAATATGTCTTAGTATGTTATTTTTATTGCTATTTATAAATCCCCAGTAGGCAGCAGGGTAACCATAGTATGTCTGAGTATACGCTGCGTATTCACTGTCTGGCCAGCCCTCTTTAAGACTGTCCATAACCCAATTACATTTGCTATCAGGTTGATATGTGTTATAGTATAAATTAAGCATAGCAAAGATAGTAGGGTCTTTCTTCAGTTTGCCCCGGTAGTATTGACCATGTTGTAAACCATGCTGTTAAACTATCTTCAAATAGTGCCTGACTATAATCAGTATTCATTGTCCATTTGTAACCTTTTTTATCACGTTCAGTAGGAAATTCAAATAGTACTCTACGACCCTTACGTGCAAAATCTCTAACTAGCTTAGTCATATCCTTATACTGCTCTGTGCGATTGTACAAGTGATGTATTACATTAAATACTGTTAGGAAATCAACTTGGCCGGAAGTTTCACTCCAGAATTCTAAATTGGTATTTTCCCAACTCGTTCTTGTAAGTCCATGCCTAGCTTTTAAACCCTCGCATATGCTAATGTATTCTCTGTTATAATCAACACCAACACTTTCAATACCTTTGAACGCAGCATGGAATACATAGTATCCTAGATTGCTGCCAAAGTCTGCATAGGTTTTTGGTTTAACTATATCTAATATTTCCTGAAAAAACTCCGATTTAATTTTAGTATCTGTCCATGGACGCAATGGTCCTGGATTATTCATACTAGTAATGCCAATATCAGTGATGTCGTAATTTTGATACCCACGTACTTCAGTAACGGGATTATCATAACCACCAAAGTTAATACTGTCTATATCTGCTCGTTCAAGTGTTTTTAACATTACTATTAATATACTTTCCCATTATTTTCCAGGTTACCCAGTCTGTAAAGTCATGATTTTTGAATAATTCATACATCTCTACTATCCATACAGAGGTTAATTTATTTGAAAGATTTTGATAGAATATTTCATCTGTTACTGACTTATTAATCTGTGCAACACTCATCCACACGCTGATATTAGTTTTTTCCTCGTTGTGCGTATCTGCCCAAAATTGTAGGTGTAGGAAAAATGCAATTTTTAAAAAATTATCATAAGCATCCACTAAACACTGTTTGTTATCCAGTGTATTTTTGAGATTTAATTTTTCTGTATTCCAACGATCACCTTTGGGTTCAATAGTTGTGTCATATCTTTCAGTTCTAACCACCCCAGCACCACCGTAATCTACCCACATCATATTTTGATCGTTGTCTAACATATAGTTCTTACCATTGTTAAACCCAAAGTCCCAGAATAGTAATCCATAATTCTTGCATAGCCAACTGTTTAATCTGCATACTTCTGATAGAGCATCATACCATGAGTTGTCATTTTTAGTTATTTTATTGAATGGGGCATTAGCAGTATACCACATGTGATTCATCTGGTTATCGTCAAGTTTAAACGTCTGTAATGCATTATGCTTATTAGGCAATTGACAGATTTGTTGTAACATAAGTTGTAATATGATATAAGTTTTTGCGTAAGTGCTTAGTGTTTTAACAACGTATGTTTTATGCTGATCCAAGTACGGATGAGCAAAAAATGTTTTTCCATCTTTGCCATCGCCCAAACTTTTTATTGCCTGATATCCATAAGCACTCAGTATTTCTTTTCTGCCATCTAAACTTCTTAAATATATAATATCATCAACTAGTCCAGTAATAACAAACTGATTTACACGATTTTGATCTCGCCAATGTTTACGGATCCGCAACTTTATGTCAGGTTCCATCTTATCCCAACCTGGTATACTATCGGGTCGCTTATATACTTGGGGTTGAATAATTTTTTTGATCATCTGCTGATTATTTTCGTGATGATCATTCCACTTAACCATTATACTTCTCCAGGAAGTATTCCGCAATCTGTTGATTACGTTTCTTATTCATATGATGTAAGTCGTCGTTGAACACGTCTACTTTACGATCCTGTAAATGAAATATTCTATGTTTAATTTTTGCTGTCAATGGCAGTTTCCAATACACATAACAATCAGGCAAGTGATTGCTGTGTTCCTTTTGTAAATAGTCTATTTCTTCTTTACGCCAACACCATTCTGGTATAAAAGTATAATGTGCGTGTTTAATATAGTTATCTAAAAAAAATTCTATGTTATCTTTTAAGTTAATATCTCTGTGTGTAGTAAGCACACCATTGTCTAATCGTCTAAAAAAGTAACTGTACATCACAAATACCTGTTGCACATCAAATATTTCTTGTGCACGGTCATGGATTATACGTATGGTATCGTTGCCTGCACCGTCAACTGCCAAATTAATTGTGGGAGTATCCAAGTGTTTTGCCAACTGACTGGCCCAACTATTGTGTACATCGTCTCCTTGATTAACTGTGAAACTATCTCCCAAGCATATGTTTACTGGCTTGCCCACAAGGTCTGTGTATTCAGGTCCGCGGAATCCCCAACTGTTAAAGTTTGCCCAGTAGGGTAGCAGCTCTTGTGTATAGCAGTGTACACACTGATGTGACTGATTGGATCTACGAGTGTATATGTCAAAGTCTTCAATTAGCATTGAACATTATCTGTAATCGTTTAGGCTAAACTTGGTTCCATTCATGTGCATCTCACTGCGCCCACTGTTTGTGTATACCATAGTTTCTGGATCGTCCACTAAGAAATCACAGCTCTTGCAGTAGTCTGGATAGTTGCCTGTACGATGTTTTTCTCTGAGGTCTTCATACAGCTCTCCGGTCATTATTTCTTGCACACTTTGCTCGCTAAAATGTCCTAGCACAGCCGCACTGTCATTTCCCAGTACCTGACAACAAGGATGCACAGCACCTGTTTTGCCACCGTTTCCACCTGCTCTTATAACAATGTCAGGACTAAAGGGTCTGCCACATGTTTTAATTCTGCCGGATCTGTTATAGTCTGGTTCGTATACTCCGCTCCAGTTGTGCATTTTCCATATTTCTGTAGCACAGCCTGCGGCCTCCACTATCTTTTTGTATTGCTCTGTTTCATATTCTATGTTGTCGTTATCCAGGATAAGATGATAGGTTGCAACCTGACAGTTGGTGTTAGTAGCATACTCTACCATAGCATTTAGGTTTTGCAACACATTATCAAAGTTATCTACATTCATCCATTCTTTGTACTTTTCCCTATTGTATCCAATAATACTAAAGCGATAAAAGTCCAGACCTGCATCCACACATTCATGCATGAACTGATCCTGCATGCGAAATCCGTTGCTGAATATATAACATTTTGCGCCATACTTTTTAACAATACTAATATAGTCTGGCAAGTTTCTATTAAGAGTCGCTTCGCCACTGCCGTCCAAGTTTACAACGTTTAGACCAGCTTCAGCACATTCTGCTACTGCTCTCTCAAACATGTCCAGTGGCATTTTGCGTAGCCAGCCTTTGCCTCTGGCACCTGTGGTGCCATCAGGATTGGTTTGTGGACACATCTGACAGGTATAATTACATCCGCCATTTATCTCTATAACTGCCCTATCTATCTCCTGCATTAGTACTTTCCCTTAAGATGTTCCCAGGCAACACCACGTTGTATTTCGTCCATACTCCAGCTAATATATGCCATATCATATAACCATTGTTCACGTTCTATATCCATGGGAGGATCTTCTATTAGTTCTATAGGGATACTACAGGGCCCAGTAAGTGCGTCTGGATCTAAACTTACTGTTGGTATACCATCTGTAATACTCTCAAACAACGTGCTGGTGTTATATCCAACTACTGCCCATGCATCTGCTAGCTCTGTCAATAACCCTGGTCCCCCTTCTATATTCTTTGTAAACTTAGTTCCGTCTGTACTTGGGTTATCTTTATATGTCTTACTTATCGACACTCCTGGCAGTCTTTTTGCATCTGCCCAGCTTAATGGGTTTGTTTTAGCACTAGGTCGTATCAGTATAGGGCGATCACTGTACTTGCGTATGTCTGTTATTGTTGTATTAAGCCAGTTACGCATACTGCCGTATCTGTCCATCATACTCTGAACCACACTGTCATTATTCTTTTGTAATGGTATCAGTATGTGTGTGCCACTCTTACGCCAGGGCTTTACTTCTAATTGCTGTTTAGCTTTGAGTGCTAGCCATCTGTCACTGGGCGAATTAACATTGTTAAACTTACCAGGTGCAAGCAAATGCCACCAACCCAGTCTCCACTGCCAGTCTTTCCAGGCACCATTACGTGCTTGTCTTTTAAATACCGCGGTCTCAAATATCATGTAGGGCTTACCAGTGTTTAACACAAAGTCAAACACTGGATCTTCTCTGAACTTGTCACAGTATATGTTGCAGGTAATATAATGATCTGCTTCTGGATAGGGATTGTCAAACCAGTCTACTATCTGTAAGTCAGGATGGACAAACTCCATCTGTTTTAAAGCACCCTGAAACTGATGTCTAAATGCTAGTACCTTCATGCTACTTCCCAGTGGTAAGTGCTGGTGTGATCGTGTAATGCACAGAACTTTTGTATACGATCTGCACCGCCCTGTTGGTACTGATCAAAAAACTTACTGGTATAGTCCTGCATATATTCCTGTCTTAGTTGTTCATCTGTCTCTGCCAGTCTTATTCTGGGCCAGTGTTCGTCATCATAAAAACAGTACAGTGCAAATGTTTTAATTATGCCATTCAGATCAGATTGTTGTATATAAGGTTCAGGCATGGTAAGTGCCCACTTGTCCATAAAGCCGCCGCCTATCTCTCCACTGTCCCAGCCATTTATGTGATCCGGATCCATAAAGCCAGCGTCTACTGCTATCTGTCTGAGTTTGGTTCCGCGGTAGGGCTGGAATATGCTAATGTTAATGCCATCATATCCTCTGGCATCTCTGACCATTTGTGCAGTTTCCATTATCATGTCTCTGGTTTCAAATGGCATGCCCACAATAACATTAAGTCCATATGGTATATTACTGTCGTTAATATGTCCTAAAAATTCTGCATACTTTTCGTTTTTAACTTTACGCATAAGCACATTTTCTCTGTACTCTGCGTTGCCGCTTTCAATACCCAAACTGATACGATATATACCTGCCTGTTTTAGTGCAGCCAAATACTCTGGTCTACAATTTTCTATTCGGGTATTCATCCAGAATGGTATCTTATACTTGCCCCACATCTCACAAAAATCGTATACTTCTTTTGCAGGGCGAGCCAGGAAACTGTCATCCTGTATCATTATAAGATCAGGATTGTACAGCTCTTTAAACTCCAGTAGTTCTTGCTCTACACGACCGGCGTTTTTGCGACGGATAAAGTTACCCACTTCAAATACATTTGCTATGTTTCTGGTGTTTGGACTATTACAGTATGTGCAGTTGTAAGGACATCCACGGTATGTTTCCATGCTCACAGCAGCATTAAATGTTCTGCCGCCCATGGGTCTGTTCCAGCGTTTTACTTCAAAGCAGGTATAGTCTGGTATAACTTCTTCTATGTTTGTTAAGGGTTGTGGAGAATTTTTGTGTATGCCATTGCTGTCACTGTACCAGGTGCCTTTTACATACTTTGTGGTTGTGCCTGCTTTAATACAGTTAATCATATCAACTGCTACACGCTCTCCTTCGTATACACAAACCTGATCTACAAGTGGATTTGCAATCACAAGTGCAGGATCGCTCATTACTAGCACACCGCCCAGTATGTTTGGTATTTTTAAGTGTTTTATGCTGTCTAGTAGTTGTAGTCCTATACGATAAACGTCCTCTTGGACACTCATCATAATTAGGTCTGGTTTAAATTGATTTACATGTTCTAGGAAATCTGGAATAATTTGATCTGGGTCAGCAACATAAAACATGTCTTTGACCTCGTCATCTTTGTTGGCCCTAACGGCACCGATTTCACTTTGCCTAATGTGCTTGTTACTAAATTCGCTGCTATACTGTGTAGTTTCAAATATTTCTACTAGACAGCCTTCACGCTTGCCAATAGCGTTTAGTATCGCCATGCTCATTGCTGGCGACATCATCAGAGGTAGATTGGGATAAACTAGTAAAATTCTTGGGATCATGTATTATTTACTAATAAGTTGCGCTGGTGTGATCCTTTTGTCTTACATCAACGTTAGAGTTGCTATATTCAGTTTTTAATTCATCAACAACGTCATTTACATAACGTCCTTGCATAGGTATGTTAAATGCCGCATCTGATGTTTTACGATATGCTGTTACAATACTAATATTTTGAGCCCTGTTATCTCTTGTATGTAATTCATCATACGCCTGTTCTAAATCGCTAAGTGGCAAGCGTGGTTTCTTTTGCTCAAAGTTTGCCCAACCATCCATTGAGTATGGCATGTCAACATACTTGCCTGTGTTTTGTGCCAGCCATAAGAACTGCCATTCATAGCCGTTTGCTGCGGCAATGTCTCTGAATAGTGTAGGATGATAGTTGTAAAAGCCGTGATTGATCCAGGGAGCAAATGGTAACACGCAAAGCATGACACCGCCCGCACAACATAGGTTGTGCATGTTTTCAAATACTGTACGTTGGTCAAATATATGTTCGCCTGTGCCGTTGTTTGTTACTAGATCAAACTGTTCAGTATAGTTGTACTTGTCTTTGAGAATAAAGTTTAAGTCCATTGCAATGCTGCGTAGTTCAGTATTAATGTCTATAGCCAAGTATTCTGGAAAGCCCAAATCTTCAAAATATTCCCATACGTACTTTACAGGTTTGCGTATAGGTTTGCCAGCACGTTCACTGCACTGTTGCACCCAACTCTCTGTGTAACGAAAACGTTGATTGCCCCACTCAACTACTGTGCCTTGTGTAGTTTTACTTAATTCAGCACAGGCTAACTGCATAATATTATTAAAAGCCATTAGATTTTCCTAAAGTGATAGTATTCTCTACGCCCGCTTGGTCTTGCTTGTCCATGATCAATGATTTCAAACTTGCCTGGTCTTGTAAATGCACGAATCATTGCCTCAGTATGTTGTTGATTGTTAGGACGATTCTCAAGTTTCTGTGTTTCATGTACAACCACTCCACCGGGTACGAGAAGTTCAAAGTAGGCATCCACAATTTGTTCTTCGGTTAGCCCACCAAAGTCACGTAGTTGAATACTTACTGCAAGACTTAATACAATATCATAATAGTCAGTTGCTTTAAACTTCATATAGTCATTGAATGTTCCTGTATACCATTTTACATTGGCTGGCTTTTTATCATCACGCAACTTTACAAAAGGTTCTACGCCTGTTGCTTTTGCTACATGTGGTGCCATAAGTGTTGTAATAAATCCATCATTACAGCCAATATCAATTAGTTGTGCATTGCCGTCCCATTGTTGTGCTAGCTCAACTAGCTTCATACGTTGGACTCTATCTTCAGCATCGTTAATACCATAACGCTTTTGATACTTGTTCCATTCTTTAACTACTTTTTCTGGTGGTTGTGTAAACATTGTCATATTATCCCATATTTCTCGAGGGTTACCCTTACTTAACTCTTTAAACTTAGACTTGTCAGTTAGTTTAGCCATTAGCTCACTTTCCCAACTTTGTCTAGGATCATCTAAACAAATATGCAGTGCTTGTCTAAAGTCATCCTTATTATAAAAACTGTATAGGTATCCTAACCTATCACTTAATCTCTCGTGTGCTAAACTGTTTATTGGACACGACATTTCAAAATCTATTAGGCTTATTTCACCGTCCTGTATACAAAAGTTACTTAGCGGAAATTTTGCAAAGTCTTTTGATTTGCTGTTTGGATCCATTCCTGGATAGAAATATATTATGTTAGCACGTTCTAGTTCATCTGCTATACGATCAATTTGATCATGATACATAGATAAATTGTGTTCATGCCAAGAGTGAAATAGACTTTCGCCAACTTTAGTCATTGCTAAACTATGATCGTTTTCATCTGCACCTATAATGTTAGGAAAATGCAGTTTTCCTTTTAGTCTTTGCAAACAAGTTGTTTCTCGTAACCAGCAATCATATATGCTACCACGAGCAGGCTTAACACTTTTTTTATTTCTAGTGCTGTAACTTTTTACTACATGCTCACCTGTCATAAAGCACCAACTGGCTTTGCCCATTGTATACTGCATTAGTTTTTAATTTCTTTTACTTTCCACATACGACCTGTGCCGTTGAACTCACCAATAATATTAATGCTCTGTCTGCGATGCTGAGGTTTGATACGTGGTGTAACACTGTGTACACTGTCTTTTACGTTTAAGAACATACAGAAACTATTGGCTACATAAGGAACTTGCTTGACAGATTTGTGTAAACTATCCTCAACTTGCCTGCCTAATGTTTTGTTTACTTCTGTTATTTCACCGGTAACTTCATGTATGGTAAAGTTTCCGCCTGTGCTTTCATCTTCTGGAAGTCTCATGTATAACAAACCTGCATAGATTTCCACAGGATTATCAATGTGTGGTGTCCGACTGGTACCTGTTTCGTCTACTGGTTCGTGCACAACAAACTGACAGTCAGTTACATAACTGCCAGTATTGTCTATGTCACGTACCGTTACAGGCTTGCTATACATGTCATCGATATATTGAGGATAAAGTTCCTCAATCCAGGGCTCGAATAGGTTTATACACTCTCTGAAGTAATCAGCACTTGTATGATACTCAAAAAACTCTTTCCATATGTTACTGATCTTACCTTCAACTAGTGCAGGGTTCGATTTATAACGATAGGTTATGCCACCATCATGTGGCTGCGTACTACATACAAGTTCTTGCGGAAATGTTTCTGCAAGTTCTTTGTAAATGTAATCGGGCAGTGCCTCATCCACACATACATGTGGATATGGGTGCTTGAATACAGTATTCACATTTTGTAGTACACTTATTTTGCCATTCATTAGCTAATTGGCCCCATTGGCGTTGGGTTGACAGGCATTGTTGTGAACACTGGCGGAGGAGGCGGAGCATATGCTGAACTTGGCTCACTAGGTGGATTGGTTTTCAAACTATTGGTTTGATTTGTTGCGTCGCCCTGCCCACGCAGTGCGCTTTTAATATCATTGTTATCCATTACGCTATCCATTAGGATACTAAAGCCTGCTGGGTTTTTACCACTTGCAGCGCCACCATAGTTACTTGCTTTCCAACTTACAGCACCTTCACCTCTGGGGAACCAAACATCAAGTTGTGATGTTGTGTCAAATCTGTTCCAGTGCAAGGCCATGTTGTCGCCAACATAAACTTCTACTTCGTTGTCACATGCAACAGCAATAGTGTAGTAACCTTCTAGCGGAATATTAAACTTAACACTGCCTTCCCAGGTAGCGCGATTGTCTGTTGGCCACAAACTGTTGTTATTCATGAAGTTACAATAATTGCCATTAGTTACACGATGAACTGGTACATGCTGTCCATTGTTTGTTTGGAAATTATGCTGCTCAATCATTTGTCTGTTTAGCACTGTGAGCTTTGCACTGTTGTGGCTAAATGTCCCACTTACACCACTTGGGTTTGTTAGTCCTGAATGCTTGGGTGCAATACCATTACAAACCAATGTTGTAACAACAGGAATAACAATACTTGCAATAGCAGCACCAACTGTTTCTGGTGTACTCCACAGCATCCAGTACACACTCATACTGTTAGCAATGCTGGTAGTAATCACACTGTTTAACAAGTCCTTGCTTACTTGTCCTTTGATGCCAGGAATGTTATAAATTACAGGAGTAATAAAGTAAGCAATACTAGCGGCTGCACCATAGAAAACAATACTAGCACCAGTGCTAGGTAAACTGGCCGCTGCTGCCTTTGCTGACAGTGCAAAGCCGTTGATGCTAAAAATACTTGCTTGGTTTGGATCTTCCGGTCCCTTATATGTAAATGCAAGAACAACGCCTGTGCTTAGTGCGCTACCAAGTGCAAGGCTACATGCATTAGCACTAACCCATTCATATGCTTCAGTGCCATACTTTACAACTGCTTCAGCACCTTCTTCTAGGTAGTGTTCAGTTGTCTTAAGTCCATCCTGGTATTCTTTTGGTAAACTGCTCCAGCCTTCTTGTAACAAGTTACTACTTAAATCAGTAGCATTATGTGTTACAGTAGCAACGGTTGCCTGTGGATTTGCTGCTAAACTGTAACTATAGTTGTAAGCATCTGTTAGTGCTTTACTTGTGTCTTTGTATGCATCAGTAGCATAATGTGCTGTTGGTTCAACAATGTTATCATCAACCCATCCAGTGGCACTGTTTACAGCGTCTTTGGTATCATTGTATGCATTTTCAATATCGTGTCCCCACGTGGATGGATTATACCAACTCATTACTTTATTCCTTTTGATTTAACTTGTTGCTCCGCATCATATTCATGCGGGTTCTTTAATTTTTCTTGGCGTATTTGAGATTTAGTTACATGTCTCAAATCCTGCCACCATGGATTGGTGTCGAAGTGTTGACTGCGATTACCGTAAACATCTCCTACCAAACTCTTACCCACTTCCTTTCGAAAGCCTTTAAGGTGATCCATATACTTGCCTAGTACACTGTTGATAAACACATGACCAGATTGGCCCGGGCCGCCTAAGTCTCTATGTCCTGCGTCTGCAAAGTCCTGTACCAGTTCACCAAATATAAAACTATCATGACTTTCTTCGTGATTAAAGATATCATCACTTTCATATATCCATCGCCACTGTTCCATAAACTCAGCAAACTGTGGATGGTGTCTGTTAAACATCATCCAGCCACACTCAGGCCAAGTTTTACGTCCTAAGTGTGTAGTAAGTTGATCTTCGTTAGGAGCAATCTCTTGAAAAAACTCTGCTGGCATTGGAGTATGTGTACGCACATCGCCGTCACACCAAATCATTACGTCTGCTTCAGTATGTTTTGCAAAGTGCCAGAGTGCAAATGTTTTATTTGCAAAGCGACTTGCGTCCCATAAGAAACTTTTCTTTGTCTTGTCTTTGTTCCAGCCGTGAGCATGTGGATTATCTTTGTGACGCTCCTGCCATGCTTTAAGATCTGGCAATGTGCTACGTTGGTCCAATACTTCTATGTTGTCAGCGTTATATGTGTTGGGCTCATGGTCTTCTGCATATATCGTTAACTTTACTTCAGTAGGCCAGTTTTGTAGGAAACCCTGTATGAAGTGATCTCCATACTTCTTATAACCGGTCTTGTGCCATGTACTAAATACTGATAATGTACGCATATTATTATTTACCATGAAGATAGCTCACTTTCCAAATAACTTGCCGGGTAACAAGGATATGGTATATCCACAACTACTTAGCGCAATAAAATCCACAGACGAATTAGTTGAGAACAGTATGGATGCTGACGCTGCTCTTATTTGGAGTGTACTGTGGTTTGGCAAGATGAGTGGAAATAAGAGAGTATGGGATCATTACCGTGCACGAGGTAAGCCAGTCGTAGTGATAGAAGTCGGCGGATTAATACGCAATGGTACCTGGAAGCTGGGCATCAATGGTGTTAATCGTGATGCTGACTTTGCACTTGAAGTGGGTGTAAATCCTGACAGGGTCAAGAAACTGGGTGTTCAGACTAAGCCGTGGGTGATAGATGACAAACCTTACATACTAGTGTGTGGACAACATGCTCATAGTTTACAATGGGAAGATATGCCTGATATGGATACATACTTCCACGAAACTGTCACAGAAATAAGAGAGTTTAGTGATAAGCCTATTGTGCTAAGAGCCCATCCTAGATACAGAGAACGCATACACTTTCCCATCGCAGACGAGCAATGGTATAAAGACCAAGGGTGTGAATGGCAGATCGCTAAAAAAGTACAGCAAACCTATGACAGTTTTGACCTAGAAGATCAACTGAAGGAAACTAATCTTACTGTAAGTTATTGTAGTAATGCAGGTGTAAACAGTATTATACAAGGCATACCTGCTGTAGTAAGCAAACACAGCCTGGCTTGGGAAATGACTAGCAGTTATAAAGAGACTATGTTTGCACGTCGAGAAGAGTGGCTAATCGATTTGTGTAATATAGAATGGTTGCCTGACGAAATAGATCAGCAATGGTTACGTATACGATCTAAGCTCTAGTATTATGCCTATAGTCATATATAGTAGCATCTAACCACATGGTTAATAAACCTTGATCTGTTAAGTAATTTTTAGACATTACGATATCCATAGCACTTTCACTTAGTAAACCTAGGTCTGCTAAATCTCCCCAACTAGTTGACATATCTAGGGGCTTGCTATTTTTATATACCACGCAGTCAATACCATCAATTAAATTAGGCTTACGAAAGTATGCATCTTTTATATCAAATCCTGCAATTGCAAGAAAGTACATTAATTGTGGTAGAGTAAATGTAAAGTATTGATTACTATAGCAATAACTCTCAAAATGCCCATAGTTTACATTAACTGTACTAGGCACATACAAGTACAACATACCAGCTGGATCTAGTATACGATTAATTTCAAACAACATGTTAAGTGGTGAATATGCATATTGTAGACTGTCGTGACACCAAACAATGTCTTGAGACTCATCGTTTATAACACTAAGATCAACATTAAAGTCATGCCCAATACGTCTTACATTTTTCTGGGTTAAATCAGGAGGACGGTGTTTATCCAATGCAATGCATTTGATGTTTAATGGCGTAGGGTTGGATGGATCTTGATCTGTTAAGTTTGCCCAATAGTTAATATCAAGCTGGTCTTTACCTGAACCTATGTCACATACTGTTTTTATGCTTTTTATAAACTCTAAATGATCTGCAAATCGCTCTAGTGTTTCTCTACTATGAGCGTGACTTTCTTCTGCGCTTGCAAACATTAACTAAGAACTCCTATTAATGCCCACTGCCTAGCGTTCTGCCAAGTTTGATCAAACAATTCTAGGTTATGGATTATCTTATTAATACTTTTTATTGTTGGCCGTTTAACTGCTGTAAGTGCTTCTATATGTGCTTCATTTAGATACTCGTCCGCAGTACTAAACAATGCCTGACAATCTCTATAACGTTTCCAACCAGCTTTGCTTACCTCTTTTTCTCGCATTGCCTTTAAAAAACTTTGTTGTTCTTTAGTAAACTTTTCGCGATTTTGCTCTACTTCTAACAGCAAATTATAAACAGTATCGTATTTAGATAATTCCATGGATGTTTACACTCTGGATGTTGTTGTATTCAGATACACTTTTTAGTATAGCATCTTTTGTTTTATAGTCAAGTTGGGCAATTTTAATACGTCCTGTAGTAAGTCTTATATCATTAACATCATATCCTAGGCTAGTGAAGTAACTAGTATTAGCCTTTACATAATTATCATATAGTTGTTTTTGCTTTACCCCGTCTGTATCATAAAAAGTTATTAAAAAGTCCGAACTGTAATGTAAGTTGGGCACAAAGTCATGATGATGATCGTCGTTATCTCTAGAAAGACTTTCTACATTTTTCCCTACATCTGCATATAATGTATAAACTCCTCCAAAATCTACTTTGTTTGTAAACAATTTGTAGTCCTGGGAGGTAAATTTTTCTGTCTTAGGTAGATCAAACCAAACGCATCTTATACGAGGATTTTGTCCTAAACTTTCTGCTCTGTGTACTGTTTGATTAATATGACTAAGGGCATCTCTAACACTAGCATCTGCAACTCTTGGGTTAGTTTGCCACTTGTCAAGTTGTCCATGCTCTAGTTCAAAAACACTGTGAATATAATTTAAACAGTCTTGGTCCTTTACGCTAGTAAGTTGTTTGGTAAACATATTGGGGACCCGACTGTTACAGTATTCTATTTTTTCATTTATAAACTCTACTACACGCTCTTCATTCCAGTCTTGATTAAGATTGTAAAATGCCCAAGGCTCACTAATTGGATCCTGTCTTTGTTGAGCGTGTAAAAATCTATCTATCCACTTGTCTAAAAAGAGACTAGGAACAAGTTTAAAGGTTAAATCCAACGTTTCGCAGTAGTTTTGTGACTTACTTAACCTTACTGTTAAATTACTAAACTTGGACATCTTCCATCCCTGCTGTACGCAATCTAACAATATGGCCAAGCATAAAGTTTTTACTTTCCAAACCCTTCATGACACCTAGCCACTTGTTACGTATCAGTGCCACTTCGTTAATAATAGTCTCAAAGTCTACAACTTCATCTTCACCATCTACGTACTTTTCTGCATCACGTGAACTCAGTGCACGTTGATAACTTTCTAAATATTTGGTAAAATGTTTACGTCTTATCTTACGTAATAGTATATTAAGATGATTAAGTACTGCTTCGATCTCTTGTAGTTGGCCGAATCGTATCTCTGTGCTTGCTGGAAGTTCTTTAATACTTTTTTCTACAAGACCATGAACACTTACCTCTTTACGTGCACTTTCTAGTTCGTTTTCAAAGTGCTCTATAAAGTCTGGAATCTTACTTAAATCGTTAGATACTATAGTATACCAGTTTGCCATATTACTATTATACAGTTTCTAATAGATTAGTCAACCAGGGAAAAGTAGACTGCCAGTTAGTGCTTCTGCGCCTGTCTAACTCAGTTAAGTATACACCAAGTTTTTTTATCTCTTCTCTATTAATATCATGTGTGTTAATCTCTTGTTGTATGCCTAACATGTATTGCTTTGCTGTTTTTTCTTGATCTGTTTCATTAGGCATGTTTGCAAGTATTTGTTCAAAGTCAGTATCGAAAAATCCTTGCCCAAATACTCTAGGATGGAGGAATTCGTAAGTCATTACTACTGTACTGAAATAATGATTGATTTGTCTCTTTGTGCGTAGTGTATTAACATAATCGATAAGATCAGCACTTGTTTTCATTGTTAGCCCGCAGAGTGTTTGATTAAAGTTTAGATATATCCAATCCTCATTAACAGCATATTCAAAATTCTGTTTTATTAGTTCTAAGTCTGAGCCAAACCGTACATACTCTTGTTCTGCACCCAGGCAGTCTATACTACAAGTTAAATCAAATCTACCTAAACACTGGTTGTCTACTAGCTCTTTAATACTAGCAATATAATGTTTAAATTTTTCGTGTTTGATATTTAAATTGCTTACAATATTAAATTCTAGTTGTGGACAAGGATATTTTTCAAACCACTCTAGTGCGTAATCAAACTGCCGTTGATAAAATGGTTCTCCACCTAGGAAATGAAAACGTTTAACACCATTTCTGTGTGTTTCCAAATATTTCCAAAACTTTTGTGTTAGCTCTGGTAAATTATCAACAAGCTGTGCACGATTGTCAATTACAACACCGTTTTGTTCAAATCTGCCGTGTTTGGTATTCTCACTACGTATCTTACTACTAAATCCGTCCCAGCAATACAAGCAACTAAGGTTACACACATTATCAAAATATACCTCTATAATTTTTGGTGTTACTTCAATTGCTGACAGATCTGTTTCTAGTTCTACAGGAGTAAGATCTGGAATAGATAAGTGTTGCATACGATCACTAGTACCGCCTGCATCTTCTATATGCTTACAATATTCACAACCACGCCCGGGCCATTCACCTGCTAACATTTTAGTTCTGTCTTCAAGTTTTAGGGGTGTGTTATGAAACGTTTCAAAATCGTCTGCTGTAATAAACTCTTTTTCCACACGATGACAGCTACTAGTAGAACCTTCGTACAGTCTAATAGTGCTCCATGTCCACTTTAATTGGCATGCTGGTTTTTGCTTTAAGGGGAAATACATTTAAAAATCGTATTCGTCCTCGTCCAAGTAAGGGTCTTCTTCTAGTCCGCCATTATATTCAATTGCTGTTTTTAGATAACGATCTCCAGCAGCAAGTGCTGTTAACTGGTCTTCATCAATGCCATTATCGATCATTACACCAATCCAGTGGTCAGCGGCCTGCTGTTTATCTTTAATATATTCTTTTAGGATTAGCCAGGATTCTACTAAAATTTCATCCTCTTCCATATTAGTCCTCTATAGTTTCGGATTCTTGCTCTTCTTCGGAAGACTCCTCCGTGGAATTATTTAGCAAACCATTTGAAATATCAGACATGATAACTTCTAACTTATCTGCTGTCCAGCCCTTGCGGAACTCTAGCATTTCTTCACCAGCGGCTGTAGTATACTTGAGACGATTGCCCTGTTTAGTAAGCAATCCTTTTTTCTCAAACATATCAAGCAATCCACTATAAGGATCCATACCTGTTTCATATGGAATTTTTACCTGTACACCTTCAAAAGGTTTTGCGTATCTGGTCTTCATAACCTTACATGCTGCACGGATACCGTTAACCTCAGATGTCTTATTACCATCCAGGTCTTCTTTTAGTTTAAGTTTACGCATGGCAACTACAATACTTGATGCATAGATAAATCCTTGTCCGCCACTAATCTTGTCGTCTGGATCAAACATGTCTTGACTTGCATAAGTGTGATTAGTACACACCATACCAACATTATAACTGCCAATCATGTTAACTGTGTTACGCACTAGAGCTGTAAGTGCTTTAGGCTTGCGTCCTAGATCACCTTTCATATCGCCTCTGTCAAACTGATCAACATCTGTTGGTGTGAGCATCATGCCCAAACTATCAATTACAAACAATACTTTGGGACGATCTTCTTCAGTCATACCTTTGTAGTCTTTCATAAACGTGCTGATAGTTTTTGCAACATCATCAATCATGCTCATGCTTAATTTAAGTAGTTTGCTTTCATCTGTATCTACGCCCAGTGCATGTAACCAGGCTTCGTCTAGTGCGTTTTCAGTGTCAATAAGCACAACAAAGATGTCTTGCTCTTGTGCATTCTTTACGATGTTTGCACTAGCAAAGTAACTTTTGCCTGCGCCTGATTCTCCAGCAAACACAGTTACCTTACCCATAGGTACACCTTTATAAAAGTCGCCACTAATAAGATAGTTGAGTGCATGATTACCTGTGCTGATCCAGTCAGTTGGATCATGAAATCCTACACTTAATCCATCAATTGATTTGGTTATGTCCTTGCGAAATTTACTTACGTCAAAGGGTTTAGCCATATTATATCTCCAGTTTTTTAAGAAATGTGGGGAGGGCAAATACCCTCCCCATTATACCTAGGCCTTTTGACGGCTTCGGATCATTGCAAGAATGTCTTCTGCACTCTTGCCACCAGTATCGCCTGCTGGCGCTTCTGCTACTGGAGCAGGTTCTGGAGCCACTTCTGCTACTGGAGCAGATTTGGCTGGTGTATCAGCAACTTCTGGTGTTGGCGCTGGTGTTGCCACTGGTGCAGGTGTGTCAGACGTAGAGGAACCTGCAGGAGCATCAACTCCATATGGACGGTAATACTGTCCAAAACGTTCAACATCATATGGTTGGCCATCTACAGACGCCTCAAACATTTCCTTAATAGCACCAAGCTCTGCAGCATTTGGTCGCTTGGGCAGGAAGTCGGTCAAGTTATGTAATCCAAAACTATCAACTGCTGCACGTTGTTCTTCTGTTAGTGCGGTTTCCTTGCGAGCCCACTTGCTAGTAGAATAATCAGCGTACTGCCCCTTGGTTGTTTTTGTAACACGGAAATCAAGTCCTGCATCATAGTCTGTGGGAAGTTCCTGAATATCAGGATCCATAAGTGCATCCTTGATAAGGTTAAAGATGCTGGGACTAATAACAAACCTACGGATTGGATTATCTGGCTGATTGTCATCTACTAGAGAATTTTCTACTACGAAGCCTTGGAAAATGTATGAACGTTTCTTCCAATACTTACGACCCATATCTTCAAGACTTGGGTCTTTAAACCAGCCACGTACTTCTGACAGTACTGGGCAAGTATCGTCCCACATTTCTACGCATGGGACCTGAACTGTTACTTGATTGGAGTGGTCGCCCTTTACGCCTGCAAAGGGCAAACGAATCATTAGACGTTCTTTCCAAAAGAAAGTGTTTGATTCGTCTTGATCTGGAAGGAAACGTAATACTGATGTTGAACCTTCTGGGATATTCCAATGTGGGAAGATTGCGTTGTCGCCGCCGCCACCTGTTCGCTCTGAACGGGTTTCTTGTGCTTTTAGTTTTGCACGGATTTCTGCTAAAGATGCCATAATGCCTGTTCTCCTTTTTGCCTATGTTTAGCCTGTTGTATGCCTAAGATACATACCATAATCATTAACAACCTTGTTAACATTCATATAGTATATAACGTATGTATTTATACAGTCAAGTATTAAATTGCATTTTTCTGATAAAAAAAAGGGGCCAGCGCCGGGGGCGATGCTGACCTCTTTATTAGGGCGGGGGGTGTTCCCTCCCTAGGGGGCTTGATTAGTTTAGACTTTCTAGATATTTGCCTATTTCGTCTCTGAGTTTTTTCTGGTACCCTTGCTCGCCTTCTCTAATGCCAAAGTTACTATTTGCTGTTGACCCTACGCCTGCTGCCTTTTTAAGCCATTCAATGCTTTCATCATATTCAGCGGGCTCATCGCTTACCTGCTTTCTTACTGCCTTTACGTCTCTTACACTAAATCCAGTTACTTTACTGATCTCTTCGTCGCTTTCGCCATCGTCGATCATCTGTGTAATCTCTAGATGTACGTCTGATATACGACCTTCGACTTTATATTTTTTACCGTCTACTTCAAACTCATCTTTTCCATCTTTTTTAGCTTTATCTAGCTCTCCTGAAAACTTATTGCCTTCGTTAGGCTCTTCATCAAGGTCAACTTTTTCTGGGACATAGTCATTCTTCTGCATCGTCATCTTTATAACTGTATCAACCAGTTTAGTAGCCTCTTTTTCTGAAGTGGGCATACCTTTTGCAACCATCTGTATGCCTTCTTTTCTATTTGTAGATGGACCCATAAGTTTTTTTGCTTTTTCAATCCTTGGACTGTTTGCTTGCATCGTCGCATTGTTCATCTTCCCTTCGTCAAGGTCTACTTCAATGGACTCGTCTTTCTTTTCTTTATCTTTGAGTGCTTTTTTCATTGGCTCGTCTTTGTCGCCATCGCCGTCAAAATCTAAGTAGTCTGGCTTTGCTTCTTTTGCTAAAACAATATCTTCCAGTGTATCCTCATACTCTTGCATGGGATCATATGTTGCAGACTCTACGTCTTCTTTAGGACCTTCAATTGCTTTAGGCTGTGTGATAGCCATTTTTACAAGTTTAACTGCTTTGGCCTTTTCTCGTTTATATTCTTCTGGATCAATTGTTTTAAGACCAAATGGTGTACCTTCTGATCCTACTAAATCACTCATCTTAGCAGCAAAGTTTTGTGTTTCATTGTCCACTGCTCTGTCTGCAATATCGCTTAGGGTCAATCTAAGCATAGCATTTATTTGTTCGGACTTACCCATGTCCTGCATATCCATTGACTGATATGTCCATTTTCCGCCAGGTATTAAATCAACTTTTTCTGGTAACTGATAATCACCAATACCAATTGTATCGTCATCTTCAATTTCTAACCAACCAGCCCATTCTGAACTAGTACCGCTAAATTGTGGATCTTTTTCCCATCCGCCCTGCTGTTCACCTGATTGGTCCACTGCTTGTGCGCCTAGGTTATCACCGTCTACTGTGAAACCTCTACGCAGTGCTTCTTTTTTCCACTTATTAAATGTGTTAAAGTCTACATCACCTTCTTTTTCTCTAATCTTGATTGCGCGGCTAACTGCGCCTAGGCTACTCTCTAATCTATCATCAAATACTTCACGTGTAAGTTTTGTTTTTAAATCACTAATATCGTTCTCATCAACTTCAATATCGCTTGGCTCGTAGTTCTCAAAATAATTTACATATCCTTTTTGCTTACTAACTGCTTCTAGTGTACTTTTTAAGCCATAGTAACGATCAGTCGCAAGGTCAATGATCTCTTGGCTATCTTCAGTAACGTAGTCACTACGTTTGACACCTCGAACAAAGGATTTTAGTTCGCTCATTTCTGCCATGATCTCTGAAATGTGCTCTCCGTATTCATCGTTTTGATATCCACCGTTACTTACGTGGCGAGCCATTGCTCTAGCCCCTGGTAGATAGTTGTTCTCAAACCGCAATCTTTCGCCTATCGCGTTTTCAATATAAATTGCGCTAATGTTTCTGCTGCGACTTCCCATTTTATCTTCGTCTACAGTTTTAGTGTGCTGAACAATAAGTTTTGCACCGTTAAGGTCCTGATAACTCTTTTGTCTGCTACCGTATAATTTGCTTTCCATGGCTATGTCATCCTTGCTTTTACTTTGTCCTACTAAGAAATCAAAGTCTGCTTTGTCCAATCGCGACTTTGTAATATTTTTTGCTTCGTAGTTTAACATATTTTGTGAGCTAAAAAATCTAAGATCTTTTAGGAAATCATACCATTTGCTTTTGCCTTTGGCGTCTGCTTCCTCTATAATATCGCTTTTGAAATATACTTTAAGTGATCCTTCATCTAAGATACTTACAACTACACTACCGTAGTTATTTGCACCTTCTGTAAATTGGAACTCAAAGAATACTGATTCATCTGGCACTAGTGTCTTAGCACCGTCATCTCTGCCCATTGTTAGACTATTAAATTTTCCACGTAGTCTTTCGTGTAGATCTTTGGATAATGCACTCATATTGTATTTATTAAATTAAAACAAAAGGCATAGGGTCTCTTGTAAAGTCATTACTATCCCTTATTTGGTTTTCTAGCTCTGGTATGTAGTTCTTTAACTGTGTGGCCATACGCAGAGCAAGTATTGTACTCATTACTAGATCGTCTGTTTCACCTATTTTTGCAGCATAACTAGTACCATTAGCAATAAAATTTTTAAGTTCACTTACTAACATCTTGCTGTTAACGGTCATTCTTTCTGTTTCTATTAGTGTTTTTAGCTTTGCACAACTACTAAGTTTAGACCGCTGTGTGGTGTTAAATCCCTTACGGAAACGCCTAGCATTGCCGTGTGACTTGGTTTCGCTAAGAAAGATACCAGATATGTTTTCTTCACCTATATCAGCAATGCTAATAAGAGCTGCTTCTCCCAGTGTGTTATTCTCTACACTGTAATACACACTATTCTCGCTCTGTGTTTCACTTTGTATGTACTTGCACATTTCTACAAGTATTTTTATTTGTTGTGGTATAGGCGTTTTATTATGACACCATTCAGCTACTTGAGTCATACTAGGTGCTTCAAACACCTGTATTGCGGCAGGGTCTCCGCCTGTGCCCAAACTAGGATCAAGTGCTACAATATATAGTCTATCTCTCATAGGCTTTCTGTACCAGCGAACTGTGCCTTGGTTAAACATAGGATCTTCGCCTCGCATACTGGCTAATACTAAACTATTGATAAGTGTTTCATCGTTAATAATGAATTCACATTCATGTTCACGTCTAAAACGCTCCTCACCAATACGTCCTAGTTCTTCTTTTTTCCACTGTTCATCTCTGTCAGGATGATCTTGCCAGTAACTACGATATGCTTTAAATCCATTAATACCTACATCCGTTTCATTGCCATTTACATCAAAACACTTGTTAGCAAGTCTCCATATCTCAGCAAACTGGTCTTCATCACTGTTAGGTGTACTAGTAATAATAGCTGCACCACCAGTTGCCAGTGTAGGACTAATACTGGTCCAAAACTCTCTAGCAATAGTAGGACGCACAAATGCAAACTCGTCACAATATAGCAAACTAAGACTTAACCCACGTCCTGTGTTTTCTGTTGTTGCTTGGCTTATGAGTCGTGATCCGTTTTCAAACTCTATACTGCCTTTATTATAACTAGTAACGCCAGCACGTATATAATCAGGGCATAGCTCATAAGCATAACGTATACGGCTCATAATCTCTTGAGCGCCACTATACTTGTGCGCAGCGATAAGGACAATGCTATCTGGCACAAACATCGCTCTCCATAACAAGTAACCAGCGGCTGTGGTTGTCTTACCAGTTTGTCTGGGCAACATGTTAACGTTAAATCGATGGGTATGATATGTTTCTAACAGTTTTTCTTGATAATCATATGCTTTATATAGTAACTGTCCTTTTGTAGGATGTTGTATGGTAAAAAAGTTTTTCATAAAGTAATATGGACCTGTTACAGGATTTGCACATTTAGCAAACTCTTGTACTTGGGCAGGTGTAAACTTCTGGCTTTGGTGTGCTTTTTTTATTAAAACACCCTCTAAACTACGACTCATCAAAAATCCTTAAAGTTACTCTTGGGTTGATTGATACTTGAATGTATTCTGCTACAAAATTAAAATGTCTTGACAACAATTGAAAAACGTCTTGTTGTAGTCGTTCACTGGCTATGCCGTAACTACTGCTCCCAATACGTCTATAGTATGTCTTATTTAACCCATATCGGACCCCGTACTTAGGAAAGACTCCGCTTAAAAATAAACAAGTGTCTCCCAGATGTTTAGCACTAGTGTAATCTTTGTTAGTTAAAATAGCATACGCCTCTGCAAAGGATTTTTCTGGTAAAAAATCTGGTTTATTGATAAAACTTGCTAATAGTGCACTAACATAGACTTCTACATTTTCTGGTAGTGCATGTCCTGTTTCTTCGCGTGTGCTGACAATCATGTCATTAAATGGTAAAAAATATTCATCACGCATATGGTTAACTCCTACATAATATACTTATTAACAAAAAAGGACCAGTGATATTACTCACTGATCCTTAATCTTTAACGTAATGTTATTTGTCAGTCTTTCTTAATAATTGTCCAAATACCATAGGCAAGCCCTGCCCATGCTACCCATTTAATAATAGGACTAGCAATTAGTGCAAGAACACTAACTGCAATTACTACGCCGCCGTCCCATGAGGTACGTTCAGCGATACGGTCTTTTACCCAATTTACAATTTTCATATTTTTATCTCCTTAGGTATCTGTTTTGGCAAGGACTATTACGCCGCATGCCAATCGATCCCCAGCATTACCGGTTTTGAGGCTTTCTTCATCTCCGCCTTGACCTAGATCGTCTTCATCAGCATGAACCACTGCGGCTCTGCCCACGATGCTACGATCACCTGTTAGATCAACACGTTTTGAAACAATACTAAAGTTTGCGATTCCTTGATCGTTTGCTTCAATATTGCCTAAGTCCCCCACATGGCCCTGCTCCAGATCTCCATGATCTACACCGTCAGGATTGTAGTGAGCACCAGCAGATTCACAACCCTTGCTCAAGTCTCCATACTCATGTATGTGAAACCCATGCTTACCAGGTTGTAATCCAGTGATTGTTCCCTTTATTAAGGTAGGACTGTCACCGCGCTGTATAAACAGAATGGTGCCCGTCACTGTGTCTGAGTGTTCAAGATTGCAGACTGCAATTATATCTTGCTCTGCTTCTTGTATCTTGTTAACGCTTTCGCAAAAGCATTCAGTTGCCCTAGTTCTAGGGCAACTGTTTTGAATGCTTGATAAGCGTTGTTTTATTTGGCTAATATCCAAAGTAAAACCTTATTATGCTAGCGGAATGCTGACTGCTGAGCCGCTTACTTCGCTACCGCTAGCAACCCATAGTGCACGTTGTCCACTTGTGAACTGTACACCATCGTTTGGTACTAGTGTTACATAACGTGAAGTAATCTTACTTACATAGTAAGTATTTGCATCACTGTCAGTTGCTGTAAGTTGGCATTCGCCTGCACTAAGTGAACCACTTGCAACAGCGTTTAGGATAAGATCTCCTGTGCCGTCTGAAGTAGTAATCTTAAATGTTGTTGAACCCTTTTGAGCACTAGCATAACCTGTGTTTGCGCTACCGCCTTCAACAAATCCTGTGAATTGGATCTGTGTACTACCGCTAAGGGCTGTATCACCAATTGTACCACTGGTATTTGCTGCTGCTACTTTTAAATTGCCGTCTACTGTTTCGGCAAGTTTCATTGGTCTACCCATTTTGTTTCTCCTTGTTGGGCCGTTCTAGGGCTACGCAGGTGGTATCCTGCATAAACTAACATTTTAGTTAGCAGTGTATTTATCTAAAACTTGGTTATCTATATCAGCAGTAATTTTGTCTTTAGACCAGTATAGTTTAGGAGATTTCTGTACTTGCTGAGTGTTATTAATCAATAACCTCCTATTATATAATTCGACTAGTTCTTGGAACGTAAAATTACTGCCGCTATGCATGTTATCGTTAAAGGAGATACTTAAAATATATCTTGGACAAGTTAAATGATTATTACGCACCATGTGTATATTTCTTGTATTATACAGTAAAGGAACGCCAGTTGTATAATTTATATTATGTACTTCATGTGTAGCGGGGTTTATCATTAGACTTTCGTAGCTACTATGGTTATCAGTTAGTAATACGTTTATAGCGGCTGTTCTTATTACGTCTTTATGCCAATTTAACCAGCTATCAGGCCAAAACTTCATTATAATTGCATTGTCAATCTTAGCATAGATTTTATTAGTGAGATATTTAAAGTATAGATCAGGAACCTGAAAGCTACTATCCGTAGAGTTTGTATCCTCTGCGTGTTGTATTACATTGTAGCACGTATCCAAATCTAAAGATAGCTCTGGTATTTCGTGAACCATATTGTCAAGACTTGCCATATAGTTTTACTCTAAGGGATTATCGTAGATCTATTATAAAATGGGAGATATTTTGTGGGTATTCAGTGTGGACTTGTTTGTTAAGTGTCTCTATAAGGGGATTATCACCTACAAATTGGTTACTGGCTAAATCATATCCTGCTTTAAAAGCACCACTACCACCACCACCTCCACCTAATAGAGCGCCTCCTAAAAGTCCTGCACCTGCTCCGGCGCCAACACCACCACCAATACCAAGTGTTTTTTTTATCCAACCCCAGGCCTTTTTGCCATATTTTTTTATGCCAGCGGCGTCTGCCAGTTTGTCGACGGCGGAATCCCTTTCTAACTGGATATGCTCAACGCCATCTTCAGTAATAAAATGCAGACAGTCTCCAGGCTGTGGGACCATAGCCTGCTCTGCTTCTGTTAAATAATCTTTGTAAGATTTAATCATCTTCTGATCTAAGATCTTCTACCATCTTACTATACTCTGAGTAAAATGATTCTTCTAAACTCTCATCAACTTCTGTTGGTTCCTGTGCCATAGCATTGTCACCACCTGCCGCGGCTGCATATGCTTTCTTAGGACCATTAAGTCCACCACTGAGACCAATCATTTGATCCTCAACGTCCATATACTCTACTTCAGGATCGTTTTCATACTCGTTGATCTTTGCTTCGTAGTTCTCATAACCTGCTAGACGCATTAGTTCTTCAAGTGCTTGTACAGGAACTGCTACAGTTTCCTCCACTGCTTCTTCTTGTAAATCTTCTGTCATACCTAGACTGTTTAGTTTATCAAAAATCCATTCATTAGGATCACCACTTGTTACAACATCATATGGTATTTCGCCACTGTTACTAAAGAAATCATATAAAGCAGAGTTTAGATCTTCGTTATCAAAATCATCATAAGTTAGAGGACGATATCTGCCAAGTATCTTAGCAATAACACGCTTGACCTCATTTTCCTGAGTGTCTTCACGAACTTCTACTTCATCTTCTTCGTCAAGCTCTAGGCTTTCAGCAATGATGTTGTTCTGGCTAAGTCCCATTACACCGCTGCGACCTGCAAGTTTAAGCATATCATCCAAGCTGGTGTCTTCTTCTACATCTTCATGCACTTCTTCAACACTCTCTTTTTCCATACTTTTGGGCAATTCCATCTTGGTAATCTTAAAGTCTTCTGGTCTACTTTGATCATAATCCTTAAACTCTTCATAACTAAGATACATATCGGAATCTCTATCGTAATACTTGCCTTCTTTGGGATCATAGTAAACAACTTTGCCTGAGCGTGTTGTAAATGGGCCTTCCAGACCTGGTATATCTGTGTAACGCTCTCTATCCATGGGAGGCATTTCGTAGTAGCCTTCTTCAACTACTTCTTCTTCCTCTTCAACTGGCTCTTTGTCGTTAGCAACATCATTTTTTTGCATGCTTCTTTTTTTACTGCCACGTTTTTCTGAAAGTTCTTCTTCAGCAACTGCTTCTTCTTCCGCAAATACTTGTGTAGCTGCGGCATCAATGCCACGCTGGATATCTTCGTTGTCGTATCCGCTTTCTGCAATATCTTTCAGTTTTGCCATTACGTCAATCATGTGCATTATTCTATTCCTTTGCAAACTCGTATTTGCGAGTCTCTAAATCTTTCAACATATTTTCGTTGTATTTGTCGCCAAAGTTGTCATCAACTTTAACATCACCAGCGTCTTTGTATTCGCTGTCTTCTAGTTTGACGACATACTCTTCGTCTTCCTCTTTTAGGGACTCTTCTCTAGCAATCTCTTCAGGATGATCTTTGTTGATAACAACCATATGACTTAGTGGAATGCCCACTGTTTCACTTACATACTGGTAAATCTGATCTGCTGTGGCAGGATATTGTAGTACTGCATCCATAATGTTAACTTCTACATTTTGCAATGTTTGGAAGTCCATGGGATGCTCCTGAATTGGGGTACGCTTGGGTTTACTAAGACTTTTAAGGTCCCATTTCTCAAGGGCAGTTTCCATATTGTCAAGCATATCATCATCGCACTCACATGCAATTTTAATACGGAATGTGTATTCTTGTTCGTTCTCAATGAGGTAATCTGTAAACGTCTTCATAGTTATCATCCTATAATATATTTATGCTTCTTTGCCTAAAATTTCCATAAGAAGCTGGTTACGATCCATTACAACACCCTCAGTTTCCTCAACATCATGCTCGCCCGCCTGCTTCTTTTTGAGGTCTAATTGTGCCTTCTTTAGCTGTAGATCAATCATTTTCAGCTTTTTGTTTATCTTGTTGTTCTTGGCACTGAGTGCAGTGTCCAGCATCTTACTAGCATTGTTAAAAATTTCACCTGCAAAACGTGCTTCTACATTCATACCCAGGTCCATTAGATCTTGAAATGTATTACGTGCGGTGTTAGCAATATCGTCTAGTTCAGTGTCACTTGTTTCCAAGTCACGTATCATTGGCAACGCCGCATCAATTTTGTCCACTGCTTCCAATGCTGTGGTAAGATCTGGTGCACTTGCTGTAATAGCCTGTACTGCTTCAACTGCTTCTTCAGTATCTACATCAGGAGCAGCATCATCAAGGTCAAAAAGTGATTCTAATTTTTTTGTCATACGAATACTTATCTGCGCTTTTTACCCTGATGAAAGATATCACTTTCAGTAACTATTCTAAACTGCACGCCTTTGAGCTTGCACCATTTTGCTGCGGCTTCCCACTTTGCATGGTTGATTGCAATAGCAAGTTTGTCGTGTTGACTTGTCTTTGCGCCTAATCTGGTCTGACTCTCTGGCTTTATCTCTATTAGCTCTGCACGTTTTTTGCCATTGCTGTTCTGATACATTATAAAAAAGTCAGGCACGTAAACACTCTGTTTGCCTGTTAGTGGATTACGATATGGTATCTTAATACTTTCGCTTGCCCAACTCATTACGCTTGGATGGTTATCACAAAAGCGCATAAAAGCATGTTCCCAACTACTGCGATACCTGGGTTTGCGATTACCAGCATACTTGGTAGGATTTGCCATCTCATACAAGCCATTGGCCCAACGCATTACGCTATTACCTGTCTACTGTTTTCTATAGATGTTGTTTTGGGTTGTTCATATCCTATTAAGCTAACGCCCTGTCTAGTTAAGTTTAATATTAATGAGAAAGTTTTCTTGTAATCTGCTGTATCTATTCGTTGTATAATATCACTTGGGTATACTTTAAGTTGATCAGCAGCCAGAAGCACTGCTACTGTGTTTGCGCCCACACTTGGGTTATTAGGGTTGTCTGTTCTTGCTTGAAAAAAACTTTTTACTAATTCAAAGTCGTTTTGGTCTACTACATGTTTTTGGCCAAAGTACTCTTGGAAGTATTGGGTTACATAGTCATCTATACTTGTATTAGGATCTACTAGTTCTGTGCTTGTATCTATTGCCATTATAAACCTATTCCAAATTCTAAATCAATTCGTGATTTTAGATCATCTCTTTCTTTAATAATAAATGTAGGGACACCGCCTGGTGGGGGATTGGCTATTTGGCTATTCAGCTGAGCCAATCTTTGTTCCAATTGCTGCACTTTAGTAGCCTTTTGATTTGCATTACTTCCGCCTGTAAAGAAATTTGTAAGAATATCACCAATATTGTTAGGAGTAGCCCTTGTGCCTGTGCGATTTGGCACAGCACGATTGGATCCTATTGGTGTATTTGGATTAATACCAGGAGTACGAAATACATTATTTAACACACTGACACCATTGCTTGTTACTGTGCTTGGAGAAGGATTAGTATTCCTATCAACTGAACCTCTATTAGGTGGAGTGCCGCCAAGTGTTCGACTGCCTTGTGTAGTAGGAATAATAATATCGTTCAACGGATTTTCTCCTCTGAGAATACTACCTAATATGCGTGTGCCATCTTTTTCTAGCACATCACCTAAATCTATATCCCTTGCCTCGTTGAAAATAACCCCGCCTTTTATTACTGCGCCAAGCAAATTTCCGTCAAATAAATCTCGAGCTATACTACCTGCTGTATCCAGCAATCCCCCTTGGAATAATACAGTATCATCTAATAATCCACCAGCAGTGCCCAGAGGACTTGGTGTTTTATCATAATGTATCTCACCAAATCCCTTTGGATTAATGTTATTAACAAACCCTGTGCTATATTTTACTGCTTCGTAAGCAAAACTCATAGTATGTTGCATTAACCCGCCACTGGCATATGCATGACTATCATGCCCGATATTAGTTACGATAGGATTTATAAGTGTGTATTCTGCAAAACGTTTTTGATACATAGAGTATACTCTAATATCTTTAAAGAATCTTGTGTTGCCCTGACTAAAACCCCATTGGCCGTTCTGATAACCACTGTATTTGTTTTCAGTATTATAAATGCCACTGCCCAAGGCGTGGCTACTGTCTTTATAATAAAAATTTTGATAGGTGTGTAAAAAACTTCTTATAAGATCTCTTTGGTCATCATGAAATGCAATATTTACAGGGCTATAATTAATCTTATGTTGACTATGCGTCTGCTTATTGTATTGATTGTGTGTTTCAGTTTGGATACTAAATCCTGGCAAATCTATAGTCTTTACCAACATTGGTATTTCCATCTTCTCCACACTGTTAAAGAGGCGGGCGGCATCAGGTGTGAAGTTAAAAACTACAGCAAATAGGTGCTGGTGCCTAGGCTGTAGTTCATAGTTATTGTCTACAAACAGCCTTGAAGCATGCTGAAAATCTTTAATCTGATCGCCTTTTGCAAGTGAATTCAGTAATGTGTTAACACTGGCCAAACCAATTCTCCTATACAGTATTTATCCATAAAAAAACCCCCAAAATCTTGGGGGCTTTCTTAATAAATTTAGTAGTTAACCAGTTACAACTGAGCCAATACTTCTGGCCACTGTTGCACCAACGCCGTCTCCGATTGGCGTTTGCACTGCATTATCAAAGCGGATAGATGCTGTAATTGTTACAGGCTCATTTGATGCATAGTTTAAATCATTGTAGTTCACGTTCTGCAAGAAGCATCCGTATAGTTCCCAGGTTTCAAGCACATTAGCAACACTTGCTCCGTTGCCGCCGTCTAAGATTTCAAAACGTGTAATAAATTTGTAGTCAATACCTGATGCAGCACTAGATTGTTCTAAAACGTCAAATTGCTTTTGAACTTGCTCGCCTAGTAATCTACTTACAGCGCCGTTTACATCATCGCGGAAGTTAACTGTAACCATATCCCAACTATGTTTGCCTGAAAGATAAACACGTGAGTTGTAAACTGGAATTTCCATTTCTTCAAACGTAACGCTGGGTCGAGTAATATCCATTACTTGTTTAGTTAGTTCCGTCCGTGGAGTAGATACGCCAAGATTTTCAAATAATGCACGGAATCTATATTTAAGTTTGGGCATAAGCAAGCCCTGTGCGTTAGCTGACTGATCACTGTCTAATGGCACAGTAAATTTTGTTAGTGATGAAACTGACATCTGTCGTATCTCCCTTTTATAATAATATTTATCTATATTTGCTCAAGAAAAATGGGGGGTCTATTACAGATCCCCCATTATTTTCTATTTTCTATGTGCTTTAAACACTCTGTGAGGCGGCTACGTTGCCACTTGCAATCTCACCAGTGTTCTTAAGTCTAATTGGAATAAAGATAAATTCCGCAGCCTTGGTAGGTTCAATAGCAATATCAACATACAATTCGTTACGATCAATTCTGTCATTTGTATTATTGCTCTCGTCACAAACAACTATGTAATCGTAAATGCCACGCTTTGCAACAAGATCATTCATTAACTGTTCAAGTAGTTGTTTTAGTTCGTCTCTTGTGATCTTGTCATTAGGTTCGAACACAAAGCCAACTGCTGTACGCTGTAAAGTCTTGCGTAGGTATGCAATCAATCTTGAAACGTTGATCCGATCTAATGCACTAGTAGATGCTGCATTTGTTTTGTTACCATAGTTAAGAATGCCAACACCATTAAAGAATGTAATTGGATTAATATTGTTAGTGTATAGCGTGTCACGTAGTGATTCCCGAACGTTATCTGTAACAAACTCGCCAGTTGCACTATTAATGTACCCAATGCTACCAACGTTGTCAACAAGGCCTCTGCGTGTACCAGCTGGAGCAAACCATTGGAAGCTCTGATCATCGCTACGTGCAATAGTACGTAGAATCATATGACTTGCTGGAACAGTAATTGTTGAACCGCTTAGATCTGTTGTTTGACCAGCGGGGTAGAACACACCGAGGAATGGATCAGTAGTTGTTAATCCATCATCGCCATTATCACTTGCACTGTTAGCATTGGTTGCCCAATTTTGTAGTGTACTGCCAATAGCTGCTAGACGCATTGGTGTGTCACCTACAACAAATGCTGTATTACGTCTGTCGTTGTTTAGACTTACCATATTAGCAATTAGCTCTGGATATCCAGGCGCTGCAATAACGTTGAAGTCTCTGCTGTCTTCACGTAGTTCTTCACTAGCATCAATAGCTGACTTCATTGCTGCTGAAACAACTGATCGTACAGCCTTGCGTCCCATGTAGGGTGATCCATCATTTTTGTTACCACTTGCTGTTACCCATGCATCCTTCTCTGTAGGAAGTGTTGGATACAGTGTAGTATCACTAAAGTTTGTACGACTAAAGTAATTGCTACGGAATTGTTTAACAGTATAGGAACTACGGCGTGTATTAAACAGTAGCATACCACGTGGATAAATTGCTGGGTCTGGACGGTCAATATCAACAACATCACTTGTTAGCAATGTCTTAGTTGTTGGAATTGTTCCTGTAACAACGTCAGTTGTTGTATCGCCTATAAACCGTGCATCAGCAAACAGAATACCATTTTCTGTGTTTTGATCTGTGTTATCAATTAGTACCCATACGTTTTCGCTGTCTACTGTTTCGTAACGATAAATTTTTGGGTAGTTGTCGAGATCACTTGAATCTAACCAAAGATCACCTACCACAACAGTTGTTTCGTCGCTTTGAGTAAGTGGCTCCGTTGCGCTAATAATTACACCATTTGGACTCGTATTACTAAGATTGTGTCCACGTGCATCACTGGTTACGTTTTGATAACCTTTCCAAGTGCCCCCATCATGAATCATAATATCGACATCAAGCCCTCCATGATACCAATAACGCTGGTCTGCTGGATCAGAACTTGGTGAACTTGTGCTAATTGTGTAAGTTGGAGCAACCCAGTTACTTACAATTAAGTCACTGCTATTACCTGCACGAACTTGTCCAGTAGTAATTGCTGTAACAATGCCTGCATCCGTTAACGGAGTACCTGTTGTATCTTTTAAAATAAGCATACCACCTAGTGCATGTTTAATTTTAAGAAAACCGCTAGATGTTACTTCTGCACTTACGTTTGCAACGTTTGCTCCATTAATGTCACTTGCAATATCTGCTAATGAAGTACCACTAATTGTTACTGTTGCTGCTGATGTAAGTGTTGTGCTATTAGCTGCACTTGCTTGGATAGTAAATTGATCACTTGCAGTAAGTGGCGTAGCTGCATCAACGTTACCAGTAACTTCTAAAACTCCAGTTGCAAATCTACTGAATAATTTATATGTAACTGTGTCGTTTTCTGTAACATCAAATTGTGTGTAATAAACGCCCGCTGCAATTGCTTTGCCGCCTGTGCTGTCCAAGTTCTTAAGAGCGGTTTGATCATTTTCATAAAGTGGAGCATCAACAGTGGCAAACTGTTGTGTTGTTGTATCATAAACTCCAACATCTAGATCTGCACCAAGATTATTTGCAGTAGTTTTAACCCAAACACTTCCACTTGGGCGTGGTGTAGTATCTGTTGACTTCCACTCTGGAACCGTAAAGTGCTGGCTCTGTTGAACCAATGGACACGCATATGTTCCTGCAGTAAGTCCGGAAAGACTTAAAATTGTTCCTGATCCGTTAGCAAGTACAACTTTGCCATCTGTAGTTGATCCATCACTTGCTGCTGAACTTGTAGCATAAATTTCAACTTTGTTATCAACTGCGGCTGCTGTAACACCTGTAATGCCCGCACTATTAATATTACTTGCAAGGGCACTTGCTGTTGTTCCACTCAGTGTAACAGTTGAACTATTAATAACAATAGTATTACCGTTTACTAGTGTTGGACTAGCAGTTGTGCCTGAAATTGTAGGCCATGATTGTTGCCAACCTGTGCTACCAACCAATACCCAGGCGTTACTACGGTTTTTGTAGTATGCTGGATTAGCAACATTTGTTCCTACAATAGCATAATCGCCAATAGCACCAATTGATGTTTTCGGTACACCACCGTCTAAATCAGATGTGCTAGTAATAACAGTAGGCACTTTATTTGTAAAGGCGCCTGTGCTAGCATTCCAGGAAAAAATACCCCATCGGCTATCTAAACTTGAATCTAACCAAACTGTTCCGGCTGCAGGATTACCTGTTGGCCTACTTGTACTTGCTACAAGCTCTCCAAGATCAACATCGGCTCTAGTAACATATACTCTGTTACTTACGCCAAGCAAACTGTGTGCTGCCATCAATCCGTATTCGTTAATTTCATATCCATGAATAGGAGTACCTCCTGCTGTGGTATAAAAACTTGGGTTTCCAAATGTAGAGGTAAGTTCTCTCTGACTGCCAATGAGATATGTTTTGCCTGCGTTAGCGGCTGTTGTTCCGACGGCAGTGCCTGAGCCACTGCCTGTTGTTTTGTCTTGTGCTGTTGCAACAATAATACTTGCAACTGTTCCTTGGTCTGCTGGTACGTACTGACTTTCGTCAACTACTGTAACTTCGACGCCTGGTGATACTAATGCCATGATATTTTCATCCTTAAACAGAGTCTGTTATGTAATAGTATTTATTAAATGTACTGAAAAACAGGCTATTAGTATACTCCCTTTAAAGGTTCGTATAAATCGTGTAAATAAGAGTACTATGAGACCTTTATGTTCGACATGTAGAATTACCCCGTGCGCTGTTAATTATCACCGCAGCGGCAAAATTTATTATAGAAAACTATGTGAAAAATGCAATAAAGAAAAAAACAAGCAACCTACTAATAAGTTTCCTAGGTGGTTTTTAGCTGGCTATAGAATGAAATCAAAATGTGAAAACTGCGGATTTGATCCTAAATTACCAGAACAAATGACAGTTTATTATGTTGACGGAAATCGTGAACACATTAGCATACAGAATTTAATTACGTTGTGCTTAAATTGTAATGTAGAAGTAAGCACTACTGGTTGGAATCGTGGAGATCTGCTAGAAGATCTGTAATTGTATTTTTTAAATCTGCAAATGTGGTATCGTTTGTAATAAGATAATTGGGCGTAACACTACACCAGCTATACTCACTAGCATGTATATCTGGATATACCTGAGGCATTGCATCAATATCAGTCTCTGCTAAACTAAACCATTCTGGATCGTCGCCTCTTTTAACACGCACCACAACGCCACCTTGATTGCGGATCATGTTTATTTCGTTAGGAAACCGTGCATCTGTTATGACAAAATCGTTTGTAGTATCTTTAAGTTTTGCTTCCATACTTAGAATCCAGGTATCCTGATGAAAGTGATTGCGGAAAACTTCTGTGCCCATTAATTGCAATGCTAGTCGTGGGCTAAAATCGGGTATACCCAACCGTTCTTCCCACCAGGGATCTACTTGTTCTCGCCAGGCTCTGCTAGCATCTGTGATGCCTTCTAGTAGTTCACGGTCCCAATTAAAGATACTTGCTGTAGCATCTTTTAATGGTTGTGCAAAACTAGCCTGCGTAAACCCTTGCTCTGAGAGCATGTCGCCTACAGTGCCTTTGCCTGACCCTATGAATCCAATTAATCCTATAATCATGTATTAATTATAACATTATTTTGTATAATTAACCAATAATAAAACTAAGTGGATCACTGCCATCAACATAATTTCTGAGATCTACTTCTAATTGTTGCATTTCGCCCTGTGCTTCAGCTTTGAGTGTGTCGCCGTTCATGCTAGTGCCACCCTGCGGACCCGCAATGGTACTGAACTTACTACGTGCTTCACCTAGTGTATATTTGGCTAATGCCAGGCTATAATCCTGTATCCAAGGTTGTGTTTTTTTATCTTGTAGTAATGTAGTATCTGGGCGTGTATTATAACACCAGAGTATTACAGATTCACCACTTGCTGAAAACTTACGTAGCAGTGTAAGTCTTTTATTTACACGGTCCCAATCAAAGTTTACAAACCCACCAAACAGCCTTGCACTCAATTCCTGATACTGATAGTACATTTCATATGTTGCTTGTCCACCTACACGGCCTGCTTGTAACAAGTAAGTGTTTACAAAGGCTGCTTCAAATGGTTCGAACTGTGTTCCTGTATCGCTTGACCCGCTGCCCACACTGCGACGGAATACTTGACGTACTTCTTGTATCTCATCTGGCAGTATATACTCCTGCTGCTCCTCTACAATCTCAAGGAAAACATAGCTGCTTTCTGTAGCACCTTGTGCTTTTTGTCTATACTTTCTAACAGCCTGATCAATGCACATATTATAATGTGATGGGTCAAGTTCTACGTCTACCATATCACCGCCTAAACGGAAATAAATGTAGTCTTGTATGTCTTTTCTGAGAGATGTTAGATCAACAGCCATAATAAGTTCCTTATATAGTATTTATTAAGAAACCTTCAGTAGAACAATGTGTTCGTTTAACCTTCCGTTCATTTTTGTCTCTGTTGCGTTAATGTTTCCCAAGAACTTACGGAGAACAACCTTGCCTGCTTTGCCAAACTCAGCGAGCTGTTGCTCAGGGCGGCGTAGTGTTTTACACACACTCAGCTTCTCATCGAAAAACTGTAAGGTAGTGCCTTTTACACTAAGATCCTGATTAGCTTCTGCTACATATTTGCCTAACTTACGGGTCTTAGTGTTAAATACCCATAGCTCTGTGGCGCCTATAATTGCAGTAGGATTAACGCTAACAACTTTATAACGACTGTCATCTTTCTTGTACTTGAGTTTGGATATCAGCTTATTAGCACTGGGCGCCTTTTTCACACGAGTTTTACGTGTAGCCCGTTTAAGATTCGTATAAGCATCTAGATCAGAGTTTAGTACGTCCAACCACTTAATATAGCATTTAATATCATCTTTAGATAGGAACGAGTATGCTTCTTTGATTTGTTCCCAGTTATCCTGCTCTGCTGTACTCATCTTTTTAATTTTAGCAGGTGTAGGCATATTAGCAAGCATCTCATACTCTGCGCGAATAGGTGCGTAGTACTCACGGATCTTACTAATGTGTGCCTGTGCTACATTATTTGTTTTGAGCCAGTCAAACATCTTGGGAATATCTTTACTGGGCTGTTCGTCTATCCAGGATTCAAACTCTCCAACAATGTCACTGAGTTGCTCACGCATACGCTCTTGTATACCAGGAGTGTATACTTTAGATTTTTTCTTTTCTTCAGCTTTAGTTGCCTTAACAATTAATTCACCAGACTCTGCTAGATTATTAAACTTAGTATTATAATACTCACAGCTCTGCTTGTAGCTTGCTTCATCAGTTTCAGCACCGGCACATGGCCCTAGGTACCCTTCCGCAAACGGCACATCACTACATTGTGATGTCCAGTAACACCAGGCGCCGGTTGCTTGTGTGTTCCAGCTAAATTCTGGGTTCTTAAGGATAGCCTGCGCTATAGGCTTACTAAAGTTTTTGCGTACATATAACTTAATAATGTTTCCACTATCTTTACCGTCTACGTTGGCGTTGAAGAGCCTCTGAAAGACCAAATACCCTTTTGAAGTATCAACTGCCGCTGCACCAGTTTTGTGCGCTCGGACTCTGGGTGCTTTTTTACGTCGGGTCTTTATCGCCATAGTATTCTTCCATCCCTTCTATGAGACCTATAATATCAGCAGTGTCCAGATTATCAATTGCTTCGTGTGCAACTGACTCTACCCATTCACGCTGTAATGTATTTAAGTTAATTCTCTTGCGAGATTTAAAATCGAAGATTACTGCCATATTAGGCTCCTGTTTGATCAGGTAACTGGACTATGGTATTGTAGTAACCGTCTGCTTTAACATGCATCATGCCTAGGCCTAGGTCCTTAACCTGCCATAATTTGCTGCCAGTAAAAAATTCACAAGCTGCAATCATTAGTTTCCATTCGCCAATGTGGACATTGGTATTGATAGGCATTTTCCAATCGTCCATGCCTTCTGTGAGCTTATCGAAAGCAGTTTGCAATTGACCTACACCAAAACCGTTGTGCACTTCAATGTCTGATACTTCTTTGCTCATCTGTAACTCCTCAATTCTAACTTATGCTTTATAATAGCACAGATATAAGTTCTGTCAACCTTTATGAACCAGTGCTAAGACGGAAGCTACCGTCTTCAACAAGCTCAAAGCACTCAACGAACACATGCCAGTCACCAACTTCACGTTTAGCCTGCTGGAAAACGGACTCAGCCGCTCTCCAAAAACCCTCTACAGTGTTGGTAGCAGTGAACGAGCTGAACTCGTGTTCCTGCAGGTTCTCGTCAAAAGCACGATAAGTTACGCGATACATATCACGCTCTTCGTTAACAACACGGTCGTTGAGGTCAACAATCTCTTCGTTGAACATGCTCCAACGAGTTTCAAAACCCTGCTCGTTGCGCTTGTTGTCTAAGTCTTCGATAACTGCATAAACCTTGTTCATTTGCTTGGTCCTTGTTGTTTAACTATACATATATTAGCACAGATATAGGGAACGTCAACCGTTTTAGGCTATTTTTTCGCCTAAATCTACACGCCAATCAAAGCAAGATTCCATCATCCGAACAGTGTTTTCCCAGGTATTAGGAAACTGTGAAACCAGCATTCCGTTGGGGTCGCGACCCATGAATCCATTGCCAATCTTGGTGATTGTTACATCGCCAGTTGAACAGTTGACTGACTCCCACGTTTCCGTTGAACGCCAATCCGACTTCTTCCATTCGCTTATAAACATATGCTTGCTCCTCATTTCCTATATATACATATTAGCACATAGTACAAGAGCGTCAACCATTTTTGCCATAAATACTATACGATAAGGATATTTTTTATGCCTAGACTCTCATTGTGGAAAGATGGTGCTCACACCAACGATTTTAAGTTTTTTGACCGCCGTATATCAGAAATGTTTACTGTGGGCGGTACGGGTATCAACGTACACAAATACCTAGGCATATTAGATCAGGGCAAAAGCGATGATGCTAGTCAGCCTCAGGCGACACAAGATGATCCACTAGCCATACAAGATTTCTTATTTTTAGAGAACAGAGACCGCAAATATGACACTGACGTATATAATATGCGTGGCATATACAATGTAGCAGACACAGACTTTGATTTGAGTCAGTTTGGATTGTTCCTGCAAAATGATACACTGTTCATAACATTCCATATGGCAGACATGGATCGTATACTCGGACGCAGACTAATGAGTGGTGATGTATTAGAATTGCCGCACTTAAAAGATTATAATAGTTTAGACACAAGTCTTGAGGTAGCACTAAAAAGATACTATGTTATTCAGGAAGGCACCCGCCCAACTGAAGGGTATTCCCCTACCTGGTGGCCACACCTTTGGCGTGTTAAGGCTACCCCATTAGTAGATAGTCAGGAGTACAATGACATACTCAACAAGATTGAAGTTAATTCTGATGGTGAAAGCACTGGCAGTACCTTACGTGATTTATTAAGCACTTATCAGAAAGAGCTAGAAGTTACTAACAAGGTAGTAGAACAAGCAGAGGCAGAAGTTCCGGAAAGTGGGTACGATACTAGCAAATATTATGTTGTTCCTGCAGATAGCACAGGCAAACCCTTAGAGCCAAAAGGGCACAATGCTGATAGTACTTCAGTTACAGCAGATAGCGACGTGCAGGATGCAAGTAGTACAAGAATAAGTCCAGAAAATACACAAGCCTATGGCGGGTATCTGGTTGGTGATGGACTTGCTCCCAACGGTTATCCAATAGAAATGGGCACTGCATTTCCTGCAAGTGCAAACGAAGGCGACTATATACTACGATTGGACTTTTTGCCCAACAGGCTGTTTAGATACGGCGGAACACGCTGGGTCAAAGTAGAAGATGATGTGCGTAGCAAACTCACACCAGGCACAGGAAACACGTTACGTGATGGGTTTATTAATAATAGTGCTACTACTACAAGAGACGACAATACTATTATGAGCCAGAGACAAGCACTAAGCAGTGTACTACAAGCCAAGGAAGATAGTTAATGGCGCAAACATTTTTTTATGATGAGCAAGTAAGGCGTTTCTTACTACAATTTATAAGAGTATTCAGTAACTTTCAAGTTGAATACGGCAAGGATCGTGCTGGTAACACTACTCTACTTACAGTACCAGTAAAATATGGAGATGCTACTCGTATGGTGTCTAGTATTATACGTGAAAATAGTGAAAACAAAGTAGTTCCTACTCCTATGCTCAGTTGTTATGTGGCGGCAATGGAGTATCAGCCAGAGCGTAGGCAGGACCCAGCATTTATTGATAAACAGCACATCCGTATGAGAAAATACGACCACAATACTGGAGAATATTTAACCACACAAGGCAATGCATATACCGTAGAACGCATGATGCCTGTGCCATATCAACTTACATTAAATGTAGATATCTGGACAAGTAATACTACGCAAAAGCTACAACTATTAGAACAATTATTGGTTTTATTTAATCCTGCGCTAGAAATACAAAGCACAGATAACTATTTAGACTGGACAAGCCTAAGTTATATTGAACTTACACAAACACAATGGAGTAGTAGAGCAGTTCCTGTGGGTGTTGATGATGCGATTGATATCGCTACACTAACATTTACTGTACCCATATGGTTAACAGCACCTAGTAAAGTTAAAAAACTTGGAGTTGTACAAAAAATTGTTGCAAGTATATATGACGAAAGCGGCAGCATCAGCGACGGTGTTATTGATAACGACATACTACTAGGTGAACGTATGAAGTTTACCCCTATGAACTTTGGTATATTACTAATAGGAAATCAAGTAACAATATTACACAGGGAAGAAACAACTACTAACAAAGTTGATTACGATCCATTGAATGATCCTCCGACAAAGATTCCAGCATCCGCAGAAGAAACTACCTGGAAAGCATTAATAAATCAATATGGAGCTCTCCAAGCAGGTATAAGCCAACTTAGACTGGAAATCGGCACAGGTGAGATTATAGGAACTGTTGCGCACCATCCAAGTGATGATTACAAGTTGTTGTTTACAATTAATGAAGACACAAAACCAACAAACACAATAACTTCTGTACTAAAAATTATTAATCCTTTAAACAATGCTCCAGGGGCTGGGTTAAGCGCATCAAGTGCTGGACAACGTTATTTAATTCTTAATGCAATTGGTGATAGCAGCAACACAGACGGTGCAGACGCATGGAAAAGTACTGCAAATGTAGACTTTGTTGCTGGTGCTAATGATATTATTGAGTATGATGGCACCAAGTGGGAAGTAAAGTTTGACAGTAGTAGTGAATCGGGTGTTCAATATACAACAAACATAACTTCTGGTATCCAGTATAAATGGAACGGGTCTTCTTGGGTAAAGAGTTATGAAGGCGAATACAGAGCAGGGGACTGGTCCCTAGTTATATGAACCAAAACATTGGTACTATATTTTTTGCTACAAATACAAAACGCTATCTATTTTTATTACGCAATAAAGACAGTTATGGCGACACATGGGCGTTTGTAGGGGGCAAGGTAGAAAACAATGAGAGTGCTATACAAGGGCTATCAAGAGAGATTGTAGAAGAAGTTGGATTTGAGCCGCCAATAAGTAAACACATTCCTATAGAAAAATTTACAAGTAAAAATAAAAAATTTGAATATCACACGTTTATAAGTGTAGTAGAGAATGAATTCATTCCCACGCTTAACGACGAACACAAAGGATATGCTTGGGTATCTATTGAAGGCTGGCCCAAACCATTACATCCTGGTGTGTTTAGTACATTTAAAATTAAAGAGATTATGGGCAAGATTAAAACTGTAAGTGATCTATTTGTTACAAATTACTCGTAACTCCTAAATGTGATCGGCTTACAAACGTTTTAATATCTATAGTTGTAAGGTTGGGACACCAGTTAAACTCGCTAATAACATTTTCTCTAAAATTCCCCTGTGATCCTTGCACATGATAAAAGTTAACATCCTCATACATATTAAATACAGTTGTTAACTGGTTTATTAGTTTATTGTTTATTGCATTGAAATCTGTAATAGGTTTATAACTTTTTTTCATTTGTGGATATATATGATCTATAGATTCACTATATAAATCAAATCCAATTAAAAATATATTTTTATGGCCGTCGGCTGCCGCTAATCGTGCAGCCGCTGGGCCAGCAAACATTTTTTCATAATGTGGATATAGATGCAATATTCCTGGATATTTAACTATGTTTTCACGATTACTGTAAACAATATTTTCGTTAGCATAACCAGATTTTTGTATGTTTGCACACACTTCTGCATTAAAGCATATAAGAAATGTAGGAGTAAAATCTTTATACAGTAGATTACATCCGTAGCTTTGACCAACAGTTTCTGGAGCCCGGCTTTTTGTGAAATCTCTACTAGCTCTTATTCCGTGTAATGCTTGTAAATTATGTTTATTTCTACTAGGGCCATTGCCTACTATAAATGCAGATTCGGAAGGATCTTCGTTAAAAATAGTTTTAGGAATCCAAGTACTATTTTCTTCTTTATTGCCGTCTCGCCAACTTAAACTATCTGTAACCATCTCACCTTCGTAGTCAGAAGTATAAAATTTGTGCATATTTTAACGTATACCTACAACAACTTCAATAACGTCTGCACCTGCACCTGTTTTGTTTTCCAGTGCTTTACCAATAACACTACCTGTTGGAGGATTGCTTTCTTCGCGCCATGCTTCTGCATGTCCTGGAGTTGCACTGCTCACCATTAAATCGCCTTTGCGTATCTCGCCAACTACTTTACAAGGTACACGCCCTTGCAATCCAACTGCAACACTGTTTTCCAATGCACTGTTCATTAAATATGCGGGATCTGTACTTACAATGCCAGCAATACGCTTGTCTAAACGCTGTGTAGATTCTGTAACTTCTTCATCGCCACCGAATACTAAAACTGTGCCTGCTTCATAGTTGCTGTCACTGGTATAACGTTCTGCCAAGTCAGCGTAACGTGCAGAACTAGCAGTTGTGCTTAGTACGTTTGTACTTGGATTGTAACTTAGTCCTGTGTCTGTTTCAAGGCCTTGTGTACCTGTAGCACCGTCAACAAATGTAAGGTACACAGTTTCGTTAGCAGTGTTATTTGCTGTAATTGTAACTGTGCTTGCAAGAGTTGCTGTTGCAGCATTACCAGTACAACTTCCTGAACTACCACTTGCGTTACCTGTTAAGTTAGCAGTGATTGTTCCAGCACTAAAGTTACCTGAACCGTCACGTGCTACAATGGTTGAACCAGTGTTTGCATTTGTAGCATTACTGGTAATTGTTACACTACCACTTGCACCACCGCCAGATAATCCTGTTCCACTTACACTAACGTTTGTTATATCACCTGTATTTGTGGTAAATCCACTATCGTTGCTAAAGATACTTAAACCGATCTCATTGGCTGCCTTACGTCTATCTGCACCTGCATCAAGGACTATAAACTCATCAGTTCCTGTCATTGCAGCAGTCATATCTGTAAGTTCACTTAGGTCAACTGAAAGCGTGTGAGCGATACCTTCGCCTGATGTTGCGCCGCTTGATGCTATACCAGTGCCTCCAGTAATTGTGCCAACATAGTTGCCTGTAGTATCAGTACCAAGTGCAACCGAGTTAGCTGCAATAGTTGCTGTTAGTGTAGCACTGCCTAAATTAGTAAGAGTTGCACTTCCTGATAGGTCGCCGGCAAGTGTGATTGTTGGATCAGCAGTATTAGTGGTCACAATGTTAATTGCTGCACTACCATCAAAGTTAGCAGTACCTGTTACGGCGCCACTGACTTGAATTGCTCTTGCTGTCGCTAATGTAGCGGCTGATCCAGAAGCATTACCTGTTAAGTTACCAACAAAGTTGCCTTGAGAAAGTGTTATACCTGCTGCTGCAAAAGTACTGTGTGTTGTGTTATCTACTGTTGCAGTAATAGTACCTGTTCCACTGTCAGAAATAGCAAAGTTTGTATCCCCTTGAGTTAGTGTAGTACTACTAAGACTACTTAATTCACTGTCAATATATGCTTTAGTTGCTGCATCCTGCGCACTAGTTGGATCACCCAATCCAGTAATCTTATTTGTGCCCATTGCAATAGTTGCACTGTTAATAGTTGGACTAGTTAATGTCTTGTTAGTAAGAGTTTGTGTCGCACTAACAACAACAACTTCTTCGCCACCTGCAGTACTACCATCATGAACTCTCATGGTATTAAGATCTGTATCTATACTAATCTCACCTACCGCACCTGTAAATGCATTGTTCTGGGTAGTTGTGCCTCTTCTAAATTGTAACTGTGTTGGCATCTTTTAATCCTTTGCTATATTTATTATGTAAATGCACCCAAGTCTACTACACTGGTACTTCCTACTGGTTCCATCTGATCATAAACTTCGCCTAACGAAACACCAAAAGCATCACTGCCGCCTGCTTCAAAGGGTGTTTCTTGTGTGTCTTGTGCAACATTAAAACTTAAATCAAAATCACCGTCACTGCCAGGAGCAGTAGTAGTTGTACTCTGAGTAAATCCACTTGCGCCACCTTCGCCGCCTGCGTTTGCATCCACATATGCTTTTGTTGCAGCATCTTGGTTTCCTACTGGATCTGCAACACTTGTAACTCTATTAGCACCCATGCTTATGGTTTGTGTGCTTGCAATAGTAAGTCCGTTTAGTGTGCCAACACTGGTGACATTGCTGAGTGTATCAAGTGCAGTTTCAAAATATGTTTCAAAATCTGTAAGTGCAACCTGCTTCATAGTGCCTGCGTCATTTACAACAACTCTATCAGCATCAGCAAGTGTTGTACTGGTTGCACTGGTGTCACCGTCTATTATGTTTAGTTCACTTGTAGTTGCAGTAACTCCGTCAAGTATGTTTATTTCTAAAGCACTTGCAGTTACACTTAATGTAGAAAGTGAAATATCACTTGTTAGAGCAACTGTGCCTGTACTTGTAGGTAGTGTGAGTGTGCCAGTATTACTAATACTGCTAATAACTGGTGCAGTAAGTGTTTTATTTGTAAGCGTCTGACTTGCTGTTGTTAATACAATACTAGCAGTATCACTTAAATCTGTTGAAGCAATACTAATATTACCTGTGCCATCAAAACTTTGACCAGCGATGTTTCTTGCAGTAGCAAGTGCAGTGGCAGTATCAGCATTACCAGTTACATCACCAGTAATGTTACCAGTAAATGTGCCAGCGATTGCGCCAGTTCCTGTTATAGTAGGAGACGTTAATGTTTTGTTTGTTAAAGTATCAGTAGTTGCTCTACCTACAAGTGTATCTGTACTAGTTGGTAGGGTTAGTGTGCCTGTGTTACTAATACTACTGATTACTGGTGTAGTAAGTGTTTTATTTGTTAATGTCTGTGATCCTGTAAGTGTAGCAACTGTGCTATCAATAGCAATGCTTATATTGTTGTCACTGACAGTAGTATCAATGCCTGTACCGCCAGCAATAGTAAGAGTTTGTCCGGTAGTAAATGTATCATTGCTACCACTGTCTGCTGCTAGTGTAAAACTGCTACTAATGTTATCAATCTGTGTTTGGATATTACTAGTAACGCCATCTACATAATTGAGTTCTGCGGCTGTTGCTGTAACACCGTCAAGAATGTTTAGTTCTGCCGTTGTAGCAGTAACGCCATCTAAAATGTTTAGTTCTGCGGCTGTGCTAGTAACTGCTGTACCACCTATTTCTAATGTGGCTGTATTAATTGTAGCAACTTGTAGATCAGCATAACTTGAAATAGTTACATTACCACTTGTAGTACCATCTTCTGTAGTGTTTACTAGTACAAACTGATCTGCACTTTCATCATATATAATAGCAACGTTGGTGTCATCACCGCGCTCAATTACGATGCCAACATCTTTATCTGCACTACCAGTTTGGCCACTGTTGATGCGAATGAGTGGATCAGTGATATTGGTAAGATCAAAATTTATTTGTCCCGCTCTAGGTCTTGTCAGAGGCATATTGTTATCCTATTATTCCTTGTTTTTGTAAATTACATCATTAATGCTAGTACTTCAATGACGCCTTCTCCGTCTTCGTTAGCTTCGATTGCTTTACCAATTACTGTACCCATTGCTGCTTCGTTATTAGCCATTGCCATACCGTTGCCTGCACTTACCATCAAGTCACCTGCTGCTACAGGGCCTGTTACCTTACAAGGAACACGACCAGCTAGTGCAAGTGCAACACCTTCTTGCGTACTGTTCATCAAGTGAGCTGGATCTGTGGAAACAATTCCTGCTACTGAACGACAGTCTGCAACGTCACATTCTGCAACTTTGCCTTCGCCTGCAAAACATACAACTGTACCAGCTGAAATATCTGCATCTGCAGCATACATCTCAGCCAAATCCGCGTAACGTGCTGAAGTACTTGTACCAGTAATAACGCCTGCACTAAAGTTACCGCTACCATCACGGAATACAATAGTGTTGCCAGTGTTAGCACTTGTAGCGTTTGATGTAACAGTAAATGTTCCACCTTCACTGCTTACACTACCACTAATACCACTACCACTTGTAGCACCTGCTCCAACATAGTTACCAGTTGTATCAGTTCCTAGTGCAACTGAGTTAGCTGCAATAGTTGCTGTTAGTGTAGCATTACCAAGGTTAGTAAATGTTGCACTTCCTGATAAATCACCAGCTAATGTTAGTGTTGGATCTGCAGTAGCAGTTGTTGCAATAGTAACATCGCCTAGGTTAGTTAATGTACCTGATCCAGTTACTGCACCTGATAGTGTAATAGTTGGATCTGCTGTGTTGGTTGTAACAATGTTAATTGCTGCACTGCCATCAAAGTTAGCAGTACCAGTTACAGCACCACTTACTTGGATTGCTCTAGCAGTTGTTAATGTTGCAGCACTACCAGTGGTGTTTTGGTTACCACCAGTATTGACACCTGGTAAGTTAATACTTGCACTTCCATCAAAACTAACACCACCTATGTTTCTTGCAGTTTCTAATGCAGTTGCAGTATCAGCATTTCCAGTAACATCACCAGTTACATCACCAGCAAAAGCTGCACTTGTTAGTGTACCAGTACTTGGATTATAAGTTAAGTCTGCATCATGATGTACTGCTGTTACTGCACCACTTGTAATATCACCAAAGTAAAGTTGTTCTTCAGCGTTTGTAGTGGTGTCACTTGTAGTTGTTGCACCTGCTGCTGCCCAACTTAGTGTGCCTGCGGCATTACTAACTAGTGCATATCCACTTACTGCCGCATCTGCACTTGGTAGTGTCCAAGTAATGTCACTTGCCACAGTACCAGCACTCTGGAATGCAACAAAATTACTAGCGTCACTATCATAAAATCTTATGTCACCTTGTGGTCCAAGTAAAACATCGTCAATATGTGCCTCTGCCCAGCGATTAGTAGCACTACCTAAGTCTCTGCTACCGTCTGTATCTGGAATAATATCCGAACCAATTTCAGCACCTAATGTAATAGTATCTGTATTAGCATCACCTAATGTAATGTCACCATTTGCAGTAATATCACCAGTAGCAACAATGTTTCCTGTTACACTAAGTTGTGTAGCATTAAGTGTCATTTTTTCACTACCACCAACATCAAAGCGTATGATGTCTTCATCTGCTGACTCTTCAACTTGGATCTGTGTATCGCCATCAGTATCTGCTATAGTAGTTACCGTAGTACTAGTTGTAAACTTACGAACCTCAATTGTGTCACCACTTAGTGGTGCTTCGTCAAGTGTCATTGTTCTGTTGCCAGTCCCACTTAGTGCATATGCACTAGTATCCTGTGAAACACCGTTAATAAACACCAGGATACCGGCTGCTGAATAATCTTCACCGCCTGCTGTTGCAGCAAGTGTAAATGCAGTATCACTACCATTACCACTAAACTGTTCTGTAGTAGCAATTGTAAATGCACTGGATACACTTTCCCAGCTATCGGAATCATAAAATTCTAGACCGCCTACTGTTGAGTTATAACGGAACATACCGGTTACTCCTGTAACAGGACGTTGTGCTGTGGTACCTGATGCTATAATCATTGCACCTGTATCATTGATGTGTAGAATAGCGTTGGCATTTGGTGCTCCACCAATACCAATGTTATCCTGACTAGCGTCAATTGTTAATAGTGAAGTATTTGTATCACCTTCAACAATAAAGTCAACGTTTGCGCCTGCTTCGTTTACACGAATTGAACTAGTTGCTGTGCCGTCTATGGCAAGGATGCCTGTACCGTTTGTAATAGTTGTGTTTGTACCATCGTGGTTGATAGTAAAGTCATTGCCTGTACCAACTCTAAGTGAGCCAGCGTCTGCAATGTCAACGTTGCTTGATGCTGTAATAGTACCTGTAACAGCTAGTGTTGAACCATTGAATGTTAAGTTACCGCTATCTTCTAGTTCACCGCTAGTTCCTGCTAGTACTACACGACCACTTGTAAGATCGCTTATTGCTGCACTTGACAATGTAGCTGCACCTGAACTCAATGTACCAGTTGTAGCAACGTTACCTGAGGTATCAGCAACAGTAAATGCGCCATCAACATCAATGCCACCGTCTAGACTTGCTAGCCCACTAACGTTCACAACACCAAGTGTTGAAGTACCATCAACTGTTAATGTACCGTTTGTACTTACGTTACCGTCCATTGCGATATCAAGACCAGTAGCACCATAACCACCACCAACTTCAAAGGTTGTACCATCGAATGTTAGGTTTGCGTCATCTTCGAGTTCGCCACTTGCGCCTGCAATAACGATTCTGTTATCAGTTAGGTCACTAACTTGTGCGCTTGAAAGAGTTGCTGCTCCTGAACTTAGTGTACCAGTTGTAGCAACGTTACCGCTTGTGTCTGCAACAGTAAATGCTCCGTCTACATCAATACCACCATCTAGTGAGGCAAGTCCTGAAACATTAACTACACCAAGTGTTGAAGTGCCGTCAACTGTTAATGTACCATTGGTGCTAACATTACCATCCATAGCAATGTCAAGACCAGTTGAGCCATAACCGCCACCCACTTCAAAAGTAGTACCGTCAAATGTTAGGTTAGCATCGTCTTCTAGCTCACCGCTAGCACCTGCAATAACGATTCTGTTATCGGTTAGGTCACTAACTTGTGCACTTGACAATGTAGCTGCACCTGAACTTAGTGTACCAGTGGTTGCTACGTTACCTGATGTGTCTGCTACGGTAAATGCTCCGTCTACATCAATACCACCATCTAGTGAGGCAAGTCCACTTGCGTTAATAACACCAAGTGTTGAAGTACCATCAACTGTTAGTGCTCCATTAGCTTGGATAGCACCTGCTGCACTAATTGTTACACCAGTTGAGCCGTATCCACCGCCTACTGTTGCATCGTTTAGTGTTGCTGTACCGCTTGTACTAATTGTGCTTACTGTAATACCAGCATCTGTATATGTGATATCACCAGTTGCACTTGCTACGGCTGTAGTTGTACCAAAAGCGAACTTATCAGCTGATTCGTCCCAAATAAACAATGCGTTATCACCAGTGGAACCACGTTCCATAATAATACCCATATCATTTGCGTTCGAACCTGCCCCAGTGTTAAGTTCAATAAGTGTATCTTCAACTACTGTGTTTGTTGAACTTAGTGTAGTAGTTGTACCATTAACAACCAAGTTGCCTGTAACTGTAAGTACACCACCGATGGTAACATCGTCTGGTAAACCAATAGTAACGATTGGGCCACTGCCGCCTGTTGTGACTGCGGCTGTTGTTTCATTTGCTGTAGCAGTAAATGTAATTGTATCACCGAGGATAAATGTATCACTTGCACTTCCATCAGTAATAGTAGTATTGGTACCTGATGTTTGTGAGTCAACATATGCTTTTGTTGCTGCATCCTGTGCACTTGTTGGGTCTGTAACATTAACAATCTTACTTGTATCAACATTAATAGTACCTGAACCTTTTGGACTTAGTACTAGGTTAATATTTGTATCACTACCTGTTGTGGTAATAGTTGGATGACCGCTTGCTGCTGCGTTTGCATAAGTAATTTCATTAACTGCACTTGCTGTTGTTGTAAAGATAATAAGTTCGTTACCGTTAGCATCAGCAATAAAGCCGCCGTCTGCAATTTTTGGTGCTGTTAGTGTCTTGTTAGTTAGAGTAACAGTGTTTGTTAGAGTTGCAAAACTATCATCACTTAGAGCAGTATTAAACTCTGCTGTAGTACCTGTTAGTGTACCCTCGCTAAGATCAAGTGTTAGTGTATTGCTATCACTATTGATTGTCTTGTTTGTAAGTGTATCTGTTGTTGCTTTACCAACTAATGTATCTGTAGCAGCAGGCAATGTAAGTGTTACATCTGCTGTACTTGCAGGACCAATAAGTGTTACTGCATTTGAACCATTGTCACTGTCCTCAAAAAACTTAACAAAACCTGCGCTGGTAGCACCATTCTTGATGTCCATACCTGCGTCTATTGTTGGTGTGGTAAGTGTCTTATTAGTTAATGTAACAGTGTTTGTTAGAGTTGCAAAACTATCATCACTTAATGCGGAGTTAAATTCTGCTGTTGTACCTGTTAGTGTGCCTTCACTGAGATCAAGTGTTAGTGTATTGCTATCACTATTGATTGTCTTGTTTGTAAGTGTCTTTGTACTTGCTGATAAAAATGTATCTAGTGTAGCAACACTGGTTTGTTTCATAGTGCCACCATCATTAGTTACAAGACCGTCGCCACTAGCAAAAGCATCAGTGCCTACACTTGTGTCACCATCCATAATGTTGAGTTCAGCTGCTGTTGCTGTAATGCTTGAGCCACCAATTTGTAGTGTAGTAGCATTAACTTCACCACTGCCACCATAAATTACGGCCTTGCTGTTAACAATCGTACCAGCTACTGATGTGTCAAGTAGGTTAAGTTCAGCCGCCGTACTTGTTAATGTTGTTGTACCATCATTAAGTGAAGCATATACTATTGCGTTAGCGTGAAAGCCTGCGTATGCACTAATTGCAAGGTTTCCAGCAGTATCGCCGTCTTCTGCCCCCACATCAGCAACAATAAATTCATCTGCGCTTTCGTCCCACACAAATGCAACGTTATTTGAATCACCTCTATCAATAAGTAGTCCTGAATCCTCAGTTGGTGAGCCAGTTGTGCCTTGAGCAAGAGTAATAAGTGCGTCATCAACCCTTGTATTTGTTGTTGCAACAGCAACAGTTGTGCCGCTAACTGTTAGATTGCCACTAACTGTTAAATCACTACCATAAGTTAAGTTATTAGCTAACTTTCCTCCAGAAACAGCTAGGTTAGCAATTTTTGCTTCGGTAACTGCACTGTCAGTTAATTGGTTAGTTTTAATTCGTGTTAATGCCATAGTTTAGAATTCCTCCAGATACGTCATATCTTAGAGATATTTATGCTATCCTAGCATTTTATAATGCACTCATAGAAATAGTACGCAAGAAGTTTAGTTTAATTTCTACGTTTTATAAAGGGTTGGGGGGATTTGTTGTAGTAGTTAACTACACGTTTATTTATCAGATTAGGTTGGCCCAGCTGCCGTTTTCGTAACCTTGAAATTTGTTATCTGTTGTGTTGTATATAAGCATACCGTTAGCTGCTGATAGGGCATTCCGTTGTGTAGTGGTCATACTTGCTAATTGTACAGCCGTACTAAATGCTGTTTTAGTACTAGTCATAGTTGCTACTTGTGTGCCAGCAGCATCAAAACGTATGGTATCATCGTCAGTGCCTTCTTCTAGCTGTATTTTAGTATCAAGATCAGCATCCTGTAGTTTTGCAACATCAACTGTGGCGCCACTAAAGAAGTTTCTAGTTTGTATAGAGTCTCCCGTAGCAGGCGCTTCACTAAACGTTAGTGTTGTGCCGCTAACTGAATAAGTGTCTGTTTCCTGAACAACACCGTTAACACTTACGATCAATGATGCTACAGATGCGGTTGATGTTAGGCTAAACGTTGTATCACTATCATCTCCTGCAAATTCATCTAATACAATACTACTGCCGCCCGCTCCAACATTTGTCCAAGCTGACCCGTTATACACCTCAACCACATTTGAACCACTATTAAACCGTAGCATTCCAGCTTGGCCAGTGGGTCGTTGTCCAGTTGTGCCAACCGGAACAATTAAGCCACTAGTGGCATCTATAGCAACGTATCCTGTGCCTGCAGGCTCAATAATAATTTCTTCGTTGGTATTCGTTGTTTGTATACGGTTATCAGTAAAAGTAAATGCACCTGTGTCACCACCTACTCCATAATCTCCAATATATCGGGCGCCTTCTACATATACACTGTTCCCACTAAAACTTTTACCATTTGGCAAGTTTGTACCGATGAAGTTAAGTACACCTGATTCATAGTCAAAGAACCATTCATCATCGTTGCCACTGCCTGTAACAAATACTTTGTTACCAATTACAGCAGCGCCTGCTGCATCACCACTGGTGTGGATGTATATACTAACAATATATGTACTACCAAATTGAGGAGGGATCCAACCGGTTAGTCCTGTTTTCCAGGTTCTACTTGTAGTAGCAGTATTATCTTCTGTTGTTTCTACAACATTAGCACCAGTATAAACTTGCACAATGCTGCTTGTACTACTAGGTCTTACTGCTGGAATTTGATCTGATTGTTGCCAAACTCTGTCACCGCGTATGAGTAGCGGACTTGGAATCGCTTCGTTAGGAGCAAGTTTGTTAGCGTTGGTGTCAGTTTTAGTTGCACCATAACCAATTTTCTTAAAGAGATAGTCAATTTTTTGGTTGTCAGTAATAGCCATTACGCAGCAACTCCTATACTAAGAGCAGTTATGCTTTGTCCACTTGTTAGTGCAATACGCACCAAGCAAACGTTTCCTGTTGCATTACTGAGGTTTGCAGTACCCAGTGTCATTGTATATCCACCACTTAAACTGCTGCCTGTTGGGATAACGTCAGCGCCAGTAAATGCACCACCGTTTGATCCATTTCCGCCGTTACCTGTATCACTGCCTGGCAAGCCTACACCGTTATACTGTGTGGTTGCTTCAATCCATCCGTTAAGTCCACTACTGTCATCCATTGTAGTACCAGGTGCAGCATACCAACATCCTGCAATACCACTTGAACTTGTAATATTAATATCAAAGTTTGCAGTAGTTGTTCTTCTCCAAGCAAATGTAAAATATTGTGTGCCTGTGTCACCGCTACGATCTGGACCTGCAGGCAAGAAACCACTACTGTAATCTGTTACATCATGTTTAAGCACGCCCAATCTGATGGTTGCTTCTTTTGTACCGCTAACGCCTGGATCTGCACTTTCAGTGTATGGGCTGTTTGTGTAAAAGTTTGTTGCACTGTTGTAACTTGGTGTATCTGTTGTTGCTGCGCTAAAGTCAAATACACGCACAGCATCATCATCAAAGCCTGCGCCTAAACTATCACTTACTGCAATAGCAATCTCACTGATGCCGCTTTGCGCCGCAGTGTGTACTTGCAACTTAGTTGACAGTTCACTGTATGAACTAATACCGTTTACATTTCTTGCTCTTGCTTTGATAGTTTCAACTGTGCGTACACTGCTACTTGTAATAGGAACACTCAAATCCCCAATAGCATAAGCACTGCTTGTGCCAGTGTTTACTTTTGGCGTACCACTATCTAGCATAGTTGTTGCACCATCAATGTCACTGTAACTGTAGTCGTTTGCATTACTTGCTGCACTGCTTGTGCCTTCAGCATTTGTGCCGCTGTCTACTTCAACAATATTTGTTTGGTTTGTGTATGCTTGTCCAACAAGATCATTAATGGTCATTCCTGTAATGTTTACAGTTGGACTACCTGTGTTATAGTAAGGTATACCACTAACATACCTAAATGTTCCATTGGTGCCTGCACTTAATGACCCCACCGTTCCGAATGTTGGTGTTGCAGTCAAATCATCTTTAAGCAAATGAACATAGTTTGTGTTGCCTGTGGTAGTATGTGTTAGACGTTGCGCACTAAGACCTGTGCTATATCCACTAAGTGCTTTTGTAATTTTAGCACTTGCTACTAGGTACAATCTCTGAGGGTAACTGCTTACTACTTGATCATAGTCAACATTGCTACTTACAACAAGACTAGTAAACGTTCCTGTCTCACCTTCACTTGCAGTAAATGCTTTTGTGCCATCATCACTTGCATTAATTTCTGCAGCGAGTGTTCCTGTTGCACCGTTATAAAAATTGCTTGCTGTACTTGTATCAATTGTGCCGCTGGTATAGCGTCTTGCAGTTGTTGTGTTTAAGTCAGCTGCAACGCTTAAGGTAGTTGCACTGCTAGTATTGTCTGTAAAACCATGTGCTAGTCTTGGCAGTGTGCCCTGCGCACTATCGCTTAGTGTAATACTCTTAGCACTCAAACTTGCCGGTGCTGCAGGTGTTGCTTTTAAATTAAATGTAATACCTGTGTCTACATCTGTTTGCGCAGTGAGATCAGGTGTGCCATTTGCAGTAAAGCTCAAGTTATAGTTTGCTGTGCCTTCTCCTGCATAATCATGGTCAAGTGTTGCACCGATACTACCAGGCGAACTGCCATCTTCTGTGACAGTGTCATTGCTGCTTGAATCATCCCAATCATATACATAGTCATCTGCATTTTGACTTGTGTTTGTTACACGCACTATAGCACGGTTTACACTGTCCAAGTCAGTAAAATCGTAAATTGTAAATGCATTATCACCACTGCCGGTGTTGACTGTGACTGCGGTACCAGCAATGTTTGCTCTAACATCTGGCTCAACGTGTACTGTAAATGTGCTACTAATAAATGGGCTGCTTGTGTGATTACTAATTACACGCAAGTTTCCAGTAAAGTCTTGTGCATTGCCGTTTGCCTGGTCACTGCTAGTTAATGCATAGGTGTGACTAAGTGCAACGTTTCTGTCACCTGCCGAGCCGCTGCCAGCGTTTACGTTTACATTACTTGTACCGTCACCAAATTGGTACTGATATGTTATGCCATATGTTGCCTGGCTACCCACACCTGCTTCTGTTGTATTTGTAATTGCAACAACATGTCCGCTTGTAGATTCTTCATTTACGCCACTGTCATCATCTAATGTTACACTGGGTGTATGTGTGTCATAAATTTCAAATGTGTCTGTGGTGTTTATTGGTATGACTGCAGGATCGGCAGTACTCATTGTATCAAGTGTTAGCCTAACAGTAAATTGCTGTTCAGTTTCTGTTGCAGTATCAAAAGTGTGTGCTATTCTAGCACCAGATTGACTACCTGCATCTGTGTCATTGCCAATTACATCATCGCTTTGAGTATCGCCCCAATCCCAGGTCCATTGTATTGTTGCGCCGGCAATATCAGTATTTGTACTGTTATTCTGGAAGTAAATTGTTGCCCCATCATCCCAACTTGTAATAGCACTGCCGCCTGAACTTGCTGCATATGCTTCAAACGCTACAGTAGGATTTGGAGTGTATACTGCGATATAATCTGTTCTTGTAAAACTAGCACTACTACCTGCGCCACTGCCACTTGTATTACTTGCTGTAACTGTAATGCTGTGCGGACTGTCTGCAAAGTTTGTATATGTGTGAGTTGGAGTTGTACTTGAAGTTGTGTCATTACTAGAGCCATCGCCCCAGTCAATAACAAACTGGTTTGCATTTCCTACTGCGGTGATAGTAAGTGTTGCTAAAAATCCACTACCGCCTGCAGTAACATCTGATACAAAAGATACACTTTTAACAAATGTGTCGTTTCTGATATTCTCTGTAACTTCATTTAAATCATCAATAGCATCAGTTACTTTGGTGGTTGTAAGGAATCCTTGAAAAGCACCATCTGTAGTTAGACTGCTATCGGTAGGAGTGCCTAGTGTAATTTGCATACCAGTGCTAATACCGCTGCCGGCAACCTGTGCGTCTACATATGCTTTAATACTTTGTTGCGTGGATAGTGCAGTTGCACTATCACTGTTTAGATCATCTTCGTCTAGTATACTGCTTGCTGCTACACCACTTTGTAGTGTAATACTACCATCAATAGTAGTGTTTGCAATAATATCAACAACACCTGTGCCGTTTGCATCCAGTGTAAGGTCTGCGTTACTTACAGAACTTTCAATTTTGTTGCCAGCAATTGTAATTTGATCGAGAGTAAGCGTACCGCTGGAAATAGCAGTATCACCTATGACATTTAATGTGCTTGAAGGACTTGCGGTTCCAATGCCAATACGACCATTGGAGTAATCAACTACGAGTGTATCGGTGTTAAATGTGAGATCACTATCTCGTTCTAGATTCGCTCTTAAGGCGTTACCACCTATACGACTTATAGCCATAATCAGTTTATCTCCGCTATCTTGCGCTCACCTATTAACGTCCAAGGTGACAGGGTTTGTATGATTATTTATACTTTAGTGTGTGGTGCTATCAAACCCATGGATGACAGTTATAGTTTCACTGCCAGCGGGGGGACTAGTAAATGTAATAGTTGTGCCACTAACTGTGTATGCACTTGCTGGATTCTGATAAACATTACCAACTGCAACAATTACACGTTGTTCCTGATCACTTGCTACACTAGTGCTCATTGTAAATGCGGTAGTAGAGCCATCGCCAGTAAAACTATCCTGTGTAATAGCAATATTACCTTCTTTACTAAACTGAGTAAAGGCGCTACCATCAAAATATTCCATCTTATTTGTGTCTGTATTAAAACGCAAATCTCCAGCCTTGCTTGCGGATGGTCTAGAAGCAGTAGTGCCGGCTGGTATTTCTACGGCGGCAGTATCCGAACTTTTTATCGTATCACCGCCGTCATTTCTGCCTTTTGTCTTTACAAAGCCAGCCATTAGATAGTCACCGAACTAACTGTACCATATACGCTTGATGCATTGCTAGCAACGCACTGGATAGTGTCACCATTATCTAATACAATTTTTTCCAAGTTAATAACATATGTATCACCACCATCAATACTGATTTGTTTAACTATTTTATTTGTTGCGCTTGCACTACCGCCACTCTGTACTACATGAACATCTAGTGTCCTTGAAGCGGCATTATCATTCATAAAAAATAAACAAGTAAGAGCTGTTTGTCCTGAGCTTGTATATACCGTTGTTGCACTAGTGCCTATTGCGCCTGCTTGTGTTATTGCCATATTCCAGTTCCTTTAAAAAATTAATCCGTAAACAATTGCTTTTGATTTGCTTACCAGTTCATCAGATGTGGTATCATCTACAAAAAATATGCCAGTTCCGCCGCCGGCGGCTGTGTTAGCATATATTAATGTGGCGCCGGATACACTGCTTGGGGCACTCTGATCTGTTAATTGTATTGGTGAACCTATTTGTAATGTTCCTAATCCATTTGGAGCAATAATAACATTAGCATTACTCGTTGTGACTATACTTTGTCCATTAGTATCCAAGTTGCCGCCAAGTTGTGGTGTAGTATCGTCTACTACTTCTGTTAACCCTGTGCTACTGGAAACAATTAAATTAGGATAACTACCGCCGCCATCTGTACTAATTTTAAATTTATCGTCATTCTCATCAAATACAAGCAATGCGTTGTCGGCAGATCCTCGATCGAATTCAAGTCCAGCGTATCTACCAGTAACACCTGAACCAGATTCGCCATCGTTAAGTTTGATTACTCTATCTGAAATTTCAGTGTTTGTAGTAGTAATTGTCGTAGTCGTACCTTGGATAGTTAGATTGCCAACAACTGTTGTATCTGACGCAATGGTAAGACTGCCACTTGGAGCAATGCTCAAATTACCCTGAACTCTATGTACACGACTCATTAATAGATCCTATCTTTAACTTATAACTTATTTATCAATACATATAAATGTCTCAAACTCCGATTTTGACATTATGCTAAAGTTTGTTAGTTTTTTCCACTTATCAGGAGTAAATCCGTTTAACGGGTTAACATGTATAAATCGTATATTTGTGTAAACTTCTGATATATGCACTATCTGATCTACCCAGTTTCCATAGAAGGTAGGGGCATCTGTGGCTTTTTTGTAATTTTCTGTGCCTGCATATATGTTGTTTATAACCCCTGTATCAGTTTCAAGATCCATTCCGATAAGAAAGATGTAAGCATGGCCTCGTGTTGCTGCCACGGCGGCGGCGTTTGGGCCACTACTATATCCTTGCCAGCGTTTATCCAGTGGGAGACTCAGATTATTTGTATACTGAGGTCTAGTATAATGCTCAGAATAACCACTGCTGGATCGATGCTGTTGTATTTCAGCTGTCATGCCCTGATCAACGCTAACTAAAATATCCACATGTGGATCTGTATACATTCTATTACAAGCATACACTGTGCCCAGGGGCTGTAAATCCTGAGTTTTTACTTGTAGTCGTGTTCGGCCATTACCCAATACAAACCCAAATTCAATCATAGTTTATAATAACACTCCGCTTTTTTTCAGTCAACAAAAAGGGGAAGCATTTCTGCTTCCCCGATCTGTTTTTGAGCAACTGCTCGAGTTAAATTAGCTTATGCAAAGCTAATATTTGACATGGCGATCTCGCCCACGTAGTCACCAGCATTACCTAGTGAACTTGCAGTGTTACTCAACTCTACGTAGCCGTAGCGAGTCATAAAGCTAACAACTGGCTCAAATGTACTTGGATCAAGTACTGTACCTGAGCTCATAAGTGGAACATATGGGCAATAGAATGCTGCGGCATCTGTTTCACTTGAACCCTTGTATCCAACTAGAACAGCAGTTGAATCTGCTGCATAGCTATCTACATAGATACGCATTGCACCGTTAAGTGTACCAACGAACTTGGTGTTTGTTGGTGCTTCAAAAGTACCTTCAGTTGTACGAGCAAAAGCACTTGTGCTTGCACTCTGTAGAACTGTTAGTGCTTCTGGGCTAACGACTGCAAAGTTACCTGCGCCACGACGTGTACGCTGAGCAATTTTGTTTGCAACGCGGTTGACTAGAACTGCAAGAGCTGCATGCTCGTCACCAACATATGTTGCTGTACCACTAACTGCGGCCTGGTTAAAAGTCTCTTCTGTTGCTGCTAGTGAGCGAAGTGAACCTAGAACCTCTTGGTCGATTTCAGCGGTAATTTCTTGTGCTAGGGCAGCCATAATTTCTGCCTCAACATCGATACCGTGCATGGACTGTGCGTCCTGTGCGGCTTCAAATGTCCAGCGAGCCTGCAACTTACGTGTCTTGGCTTCTACTGGTTGCTTCAAGATTTGGATTGAGATCTGGTTACCACCGTCACCTTCCATACTAGCAGTAGCACCTGCACGACCTGTTGTGCTTGTTGCACTGGTTGTGCCGGAATATGCTGTTGCAATCTTGAATGGACTTAGTGCTTCATCACCAGCTACTGTATCTGTATCGAATGGTGAGCTAGCTGTTGAAGTAACAGTCTCAGCATAACGAACACGTAGAGTGTGAATCTGGCCAACTGGGCCCTGCATTGGTTGAACACCAACGATTTCGTTGGCGATAACTGTTGGCATAACACGGCGGATAACTGGTAGGATAACACGGTTAAGTGTTGCTACGTTTCCGCTTGCTGTTGCGCCGGTTGATGCTGCCTCTGCGAGATACTTCTTAGTATTCTCTAGGACAACTGACATGCTGCTGCGACGTGAACCTTCAAGGCCCTCAAGTAGGGCGTCTTTGGTCTCATCCCAACGGCTTTCTAATAGTACATCTGACATTTTATGTCTCCTTTGGTACCTTACTTTAGGCCTGCCAACTGGCGTAGCTGAACAATATTACTATCATCCATTTTTTCTACAGCCGGTTGTGTTTTTGTTTGTTTATCCCCTGTTACCTCACGGCTCTCAGAAATTACTTCCTTGGTAGCCTTTGGTGCAGCACCGTCTAATACTGCGGGTAGATAACGATCGAAAGCATCTTGTAACTTACTTGTTTGTACGCTTTCTAGAAGGTCACGCATAATTGCGCCCTTATCTTTATTGAGCGTGTATAGAAGTTTGTCCATTGTTTCTTTGCGTGTAACGCTTTCTGTAATGGCTTCTACTTCACGCTCTTTACTCTCAATAATCTGCATCTTTTCTGCGTTTGCTGCTTGACTTTCAACTAGCTCTGCATCTTTTTCTTTAAGTGCAGCTTCTAGTTCACGAATTTCTTTGTTTTCGTTGAGATAGCTTCCGCTAAATTCACTTGCAAATGCTTCGAAGATCTTGCGTCCAAAGGTATTTTCTTTGGCAGCTTCGATATCCTCTTTGAGTTGAGATAGTTCTTTTTTTAGATTGTTAGCAACTGACTCCTGAACAACTTTTGCTGACCGCTCAATAAACTTATCTTTGAGGGTTGCAAACTGTTCACGAGCTTCTTTAACAAGACGTACTTTTGTTTCTACAACATCGTTACGATCTTCCTGGAAGTCTCCAATTTCTTTTGCTAGACTTTCAATAACGAACTTTTCAAGGTTTCCAACAGATGCGGCCTGTGCATTGCGGTCTTGAGTTAGTTCTTTAATTTCTTCTGCTAGCTTGGTTACTAGGAACTTGTCAAAAGTGCTTGATGTTTCTTGCATCTTAGCAACAAACTTAGCACGATCTTCTTGGATTGCTTTCTTTTCATAAGCAAACTCTTCAAGTTCTTTTGTGAGATTTTCAGTCACCATACGATCTAAGGCCTCAACCATAACGGATTTGTCATGCGCATATCGACGAGCAAACTCCTCACGGAGTTCTGCCCTAACCAGTTCACGAGTTTCTGTAAGTTTGGAGTTCCAGGCTTCCTGGATTTCTAACTTAGTTTCCTCATTAATTAGGTCACTATCTAAAAGTGGTTTGATAGTATCTAGCATTATAGTCTCCTAGATCTTTAAGTCCCTGATAAGACGAGTTACCTCATCCTTCAAGTATTTTTGCACTTTGTTGTTGCTCCCTGCTTCGCGAGCAATTTCTAATGCATTGTGCCCATTACGCATATTCAATAAGCCTTCATATATGGCTTTGGGATATGCATTCGGAGCACTTGGTTGTGCCACAACATCTACTGTGACAATTTCGAAACCAGATACGTTACCAGAAGATTCGTTGACTTCGCCACTTCCTCTACTGCTAACGCCTAGTTTAACACCACTCTCCATCATGGTCTTTACTAAAGTTCCCATTGGAGTAGGTAATACTTTTAATTTTCCAAAGCCGTTTGGGCCATCCATCCACATTTCAGTAATCATATGGCTGACGCGATCTAAATTAATTTTAAGATCGTCGGGATGATCAACTTCACCAAGCACACTATTGCCTGTTTTTATTTGATCATTGAGCTGTGTAACGGCATTGGAAATCTCAGAAACAGGGTAAACACGCTGGTTGGCGTTCTTTACCCCTCCCTGAATACAAATGCCCTTCATATAGAGGTCCTTGCCTTCATTGGCAGTCTCAGTTACGATCCCAGCTTGATCGAAAGTAAGGTGTTCTCTAAGATAGTTCATATTATTGCCTTATCTTACGCTTTGCTCATCGTTGCGCCTTTTGGGTCGGCTGCGTCTGTTTGTACGGCTGCTTTAGGTGCACTTCCGCCTGACTCTGCTGCTGAACCACTTGAGCTAGCTACTTTGCCGCCCATGTCATTCTTTTTAGCAACTGGGCCTGAGCTTGCATCGCCTTCTTCAGAAGTTGACGGAGCAGCAACTTTTTCAGTGTACTCACGTACAAAAGTTTCTTCCATGTCATCTTCTTCTTCTTCAGCGTCAACTTCCATATCCATGTCCATTTCGTCGTCCATTTCTGGCTCTTCATCGCCGTCCATGTCCATATCCATATCCATTTCTTCTTCGTCTCCGCCCATGATCTTCTCAAATTCTGCTTTGAGTTCGTCAAGTGCATCTTCGAGGTCAACAACGCGATCTTCAATTTCTTCGTCGTCATCGTGGGCTGCTTCAATGGCTAAGCCTTGTTCATCAGCTTCGATGTCGTCGATCATATCGTCTGCTGCATCTCCGCCTAATTCTTCATCAAAGTCACTCTCTTCAACTGCTTCGTCTTCAGCAACTTCTTCTTGCTCATCAACAATTTCATCGTCAATAAGGTTTTCGTAAATATCGCGGCTGCGCTCTACTACGATTTCGTGGAAAAGCTCTTGTGCTTTATCTGTATCTTCTGCAATTAGTAGCTCAATGAGCTGGTTAAATTTATCTGACATTTTACGACTCCTTCGTTTAAGGCAAATGTATAATTTTATTTATAGTTTATAAAAATTTTAGGGTAATATGCCCTGTTTTGGGCTCAAAAAATTTACTATACAAAGAATAATTGCTATTTTTGTTAAAAGTCAAAAAAAACCGCCCATCTTATTGCTAAGTGGACGAACATGTTGGCGCCTTAATCCCAACTTGCGAATTATTATAGTTATCTATTCAGCTGCTACAGGCACTGAGTATTGCTTTTTTATATTAGTTAATTCTTTAGCATATTCAGTAATTTTTACATCACTTAGCATACGCAATCGGTTTATCTGCTCTAGTGTAAGTCTGGTCTTACGAGTATCGGTTTTTTGTGCAACAGACATATCTTCCTTTGGGTGTACTTGCAAAGGATTCTGCTTTTTGTCCGATTCTATTAGGCTTTTTAATTTCATAGTATTATTTATGCTGGAACTTCAGTTGGCGGTGGTGTTCCTGGGATTGGGCTTTGTGCTGATCCGGTTGGACCTCCTGGTGCGCTAGCCCCTTCTCCTTCTGGCGCTTCTACGCCCTCTTCTCCACCACCCTCTTCTGGCACATCAGGCACAGCAAAGTTATCTAAATCACTTTCGATACCACCTGGTGTAATACCAACACTACGCATGTTTGGCGTGTCAGTTTCTGGTTCGTCATTTTCTTCAGCCCACTGTCGTGCGTTTTGTGCAAGTTCTTCTTCTGTTAGTCCTAGGTATCTCTCTAATAGGAAACGTTTACTAAAGTATGGATACGCTTCTAGTGCTGTAAATGTGCTAATCTTAGCATTATCTACTTCAGTTTCTCTGAACTTAGCAAAGTTTTGTGGAGGGTTAAGGCGTAATTCAAAACTTGAATTGTCTAATTCCAAACCTCTCCAACGCAAGAACATTTTGAACTCTCTGTCAAATGTCTTACTGACAAGACGCTGTAGTCTTTTACAGTATTCATTAAATCTATACTCTTGAATAAGAGCTGTACCTACCCTACCATCATTATATCCTGTGGCGCCTTCGTCTGGTCCTGTTGGCAAGTAACTGATTGGGATACGCAATCCTCTGAATAGTTTGTTAGTGAAGTATTTGAGATCATCAATCTCACCCAAATTAGTGCCGCCTGGTAGTGTTTCAACTTTTGAACCACGCCCTTCTGATGTTTGGGGGAAGAAGTAATCTTCGTTAGTTGATAGTGGATTATAGGTGGTATCCATAATATTAGTGCCACCACCTGTTGTGCTTGGAATTCGTCTTTGATGTATTTCATTTTTTACACGCTCAACAAAAGCCATGGCCATATGTGCTGGCATGTCACCAACATCAACATAGAACACACGGCGTTCTGGAGCACGTTGGATACGATAGATAATAATCGCATCTTCTAGTAATTCTTTTTGTTTGAAAACTTTGAATACGTTTTCTAGTATGCTGTTACCAAAGGGCCAGTTTGTGTCTAAACCTTCTGTGAGACTAGCATGTACAACGTGTTCTGAACCAATAGCTTTTTCGTTAATAGCATTATCAAATCTGCCGCCGCTCATAGAACCAGCACTGGTGTACACATTACTGGGCTGTACATATCCAGTCTGTTTGTGATCGCCCTGACGATGATAATCATCAGCATGTGTGGCTTGTGTAGCAGTTAAATTCTGGAAGTTTGGATTGATGTCTTTGACAACATACTGCTCTGGCTCTTTGCCTTCGCTCTCGTTTACAATAATCTTTGTAACTTTGGTCATGTCTACCCAGAACAGTTCAAATGTTTCTGGATCTCTAATAAACACTTGATCGCCATACTTGAGTGTGTTACGGAACATCTTAAACAGTCTTTGATTAAAGTCGTTAAGATTATTCCAGTTAATCAACTGCTTGCTTATTGTTTCTACTTCGTTTTGACTGGGCTCTTCATGAAAGTGAATATCCCATCCAGTGTTATTCTCGTCGTTTGACTGGGTACAAAACTCAGCAAGAATGTCCAGTGCGGCGTTGATTTCACTGTCGACATCCATGTTCTCATACTGGCTGTAACGCTCAATACGGTTTGGATGCCCAACATAAACTTCAGGCAACTGACTTGCATAGTTTCCGAACTTTACGTCACTATTACTGCTACTAGGTCCTGCATTTGATAGCGGACTCTGATTAACAACTTTAAAATGTTTTTTCCAACTCATAACTTATTATAACACCTTCTTACTATTTACCCTAATTTAACCTGTGTTCATTTTAACTTCATCAAGGGCTTCTAGTTGCCGCATACCAACACTATTAACACTTCTATCAATCATACTATTGCCTGCAGCAATTTGGCTTAGTAGTTCTCTGTCCTGACTAGATAGACTCACAACATTGGACGAACTAACTGGCACTGATTGTATTTGTTCCATAGCCGCATCTTCTGGTCCAGCACCACCAAATTTAGCCATTCGATCTGCAAGTCCATCTAGTGTGCCATCTCTAATTGCATTGGCATGGGCGGCAAGCATGTTGGACATTTGGTTTTCTGTTATGGCTGCAGGTGCGGCAGTACTCATTGCATGTGTACCAGTACTAGTTGGCAGTGTTAGTGTTCCTGTATTAACAGGGTTGATGGCATCTATCATGTCGCGATACAAACTACCAGAATTAATAGGATTACTTGATTGTGCGGTTCCATCACCACGACCACCACTTGATTGAGGAGTGGCACTAGTACCTGTTACTTGTCCATCTATATAATTAATTACTTCATTAACTTTTTCAACTAACGCCCCCGTTCCTTTCGCCGCGTTTGTCATCATACCCATTATAAATTGATTAGTTTTAATAACTCCTGAGCCTATAGGACCGCTGATAGCATCTGTCATAGCCATGCTTAGTTCTCGTGCCGCTTGTTGCATAATTGTTTGCTGATTAACCATAGCTGTTGTGACTTTACCAGCTTTCTCAAATATTTTTTCCTGATCAGCAATTATACGGTCAATTGTGCCTGATTCTACTTGTGTTGCTACTTTTTGCAATCCTAAATATGACTGTTCTAGCACAGTGCTTAAGGTTCCCATATTTACACCTGCTAGTGAAGCAGTGGATTGCAGCTCTGCCATCGCACCCTGCTCTCGTCTTAAAGCTTCTGGGTCAAGACCAGCAAGCATATCTGCAAAAGTTCTATTCGTTTCTCCCCCTGTTTGTTTAATTGTACCCACTTGATCCTTTAAAGCATTTGTTAATCCCGGCATCTGCGTTGTCAATAAAGCTCCTGCTTCAGACATTGCACCTCCACTTTTGTATATTTCCAGTGCAAGTTTTGCCATACCAGGTCCAAACTGTCCTTCTAATTGCTTGTATAAAGATGTCATTTGTGTACGTACTTTATCGTTCGCTCCAAACAAAGTCGCTTGGAGTGTAACATCTTTTTGGGCTGCCTTCATTTTTTCTCGTTCTTGCTGTAGTGTGGTTCCATTAATTTTAGCTAATTGGCCTTCTACATGTGCTCTTTTAAATGTTTCTCTGGCAATTAAATCTCCGCTTCGTGCAACTTCGTCAAAACTCATACCAGCCAACATAAGTCGCTCAATAGTTTCTGCAGTTCTCACACCCTGCTCTTCAAAACCTATTCCCATTCTTAACATAACTGGACCTGACTGATCCCTCACAATCTTATTAAGCCTTGCAAATTCCCTGGCGCCCTGATTTGTGCCGCCTCCAAAAAGTGACATCGAATCTGCGCTTTGTTGCATTACTTTTGTAAGCTGAGTCATACTAAGTCCTGCAGCATTGGAAATATCTCGCATGTTATCCATGCTGTAACCAAAATTAAAACCGCTCTGAGCAGCAGTATTATATGCATCAGCCTGCTTGGCCATTGCGCCACTTATTAGTCCTACGCCAGCTGTTAGTCCATTGGCAACTTTGCCAAGCATGCCTGGAAGAACTCGGGTCATTGATCCCGCTACCCGGTTAATTTCACCCATGGTTTGTGACACACTTTCGCCTGTGATACTGCCAAATCTGCTAGCAGACCGGGTCATGGAGTCCATTAGGCTGGACATGCCACGGCCAACCGCGGACATTCCGCTTGCGGTAGCAGCCACAGTCTCACTTAGTCCACCAAAACTACCTGATAGCTTGGTTATACTGCTTCCTGCTTGTCGTGAGCGTGAGTTAAGTGCTTGCACACCCTGACTATCAGCGGCGCCGCCATCACCAGATTGTGACTTAATGGCAGCTAAAATACTGCTAAGAGTGCTATCTTGAGCAGCATTATCTGCAACAACTGTTCCAACTCCTGGAATATCTACTGTGACTGCCAATTTTTAAATCCTAGTTATATACGCATATAAATACAACTACGGTATATATAATGTATTTACCACGGAGAATGACACAGTGAGCATAGAATCCCCCACACCAGAAGAACTAAAAGTTATGCAGGAGACTCTGCAACGAGCACAAATGCAACCACAGCAATCTGGTAATCCACTAAGTGGATATATGAGAACACCACAGATTTACCTTAGTTTACCCAGCAAGGGTAAATTTTGGAAACCTGGTAGCATTGATATGCCAGCTAATGGCGAACTACCAGTACTGGCAATGAGTACCAAAGACGAACTTATACTTAAAAGTCCTGATGCACTGATAAATGGCCAGGCAGTAGTAGACGTTATTGAGCATTGTATACCAAATATTAAAGATGCCTGGGAAATACCAGTGTGCGACTTTGATGTTATTCTCATAGGTATCCGTATTGCCAGTTATGGCGAGCAAATGGAATACATGAGTACGTGCCCAGAATGCAAGGAAACTAACGAGTATGAAATAGATCTACGCAGATTTATTGACATGACAGTAGACATATCTGGTTATGACCATATGACTGAATATCGAGATCTAAGAGTAAAACTTAAACCTACAACATATCGTGCAATTAATAGCAGTAACATGGAACAGTTTGAACAACAACGCATGCTTACAGTTGTAAATGCTACTGATTTAACTGAAGAAGAAAAACTCAAACAGTTTAACGAAGTTTTTTCCAAACTTACTGATCTAAACGTCCGACAGATGGCAGAAACTGTAGAGTATATTGAAATGCCAGATGGAACCCTGGTATCTGACAGATTTTTCCTTAATGAGTTTATAGAGGGTGCTGACAGGAAAATTATCGATGTTGTGCAAAAGCATCAGAAAGTAATCAACGACGGCGTGCCTGAAAAAAACATCCCCACACAGTGTCCTGACTGTCAGCACAGTTATACAACACCATTTACGTTTGACCAATCAAATTTTTTCGAATCCGTATCCTGACCTTGAGCTCTGACGAAATCCAGAAATTACTGGATGGTTATGATCAGGATACGAAGAAATTTAAGAAGAGGCTCTTGGAGGCATGCTGGTACATGCGGGGCGGTCTCAGTTACAGCGAGCTACTGAATCTAGGTGTAAACGATATTCCAATTATAGAAGAAATTATTAAAGATAATCTAGAAGTTACTAAAAAGAGCGGATTGCCGTTCTTCTAAGTGATCTGGGTGTTTTTATCATCACTTGTCACGTACTCTTCAGCACGTAAAGTAAGTTTATTACCTATGCTATGTGGTTTTAAGGCAGCATCACCTTTGATATACGTGAGTTCCACCTTATCAAATAAATCAAATTTGAATCCCAAGTCCTGGATTTTGTCAACAAATTCAATAAAAGCACTTTCAGCTTCGCTTTTTGTCCTTTTATCTATAGCATCCATATATATATTCCTTTTTAGGTTTAGTATTTACACCTGGATAATACACTTATTATAACTTACTATATAATTCTGTCAACCTAAACGGATGAACTACGTTCATCCAAACACTTCACTAACGTTCCGTGTTTGATCTCTTAATAACTTGATCTCTTATAATTTGATATTACCAAAGTGTTTCAGTCAGACGGAACCAATCCAAGGTTCCGTCGATTCTGGTGACATTACCGTCGTTTATCCAGCATCCGGAAGTAGGTATTTTTGGCTACTCTATGGGCTCTGACCTTTCCCAACCTACGTCGATATCACGTATTTCTACGCTATCCCCAGCCTCGTTCCTAGTGCTAAAGGGTTTTCTAGAGTAATTTTTGCCCGCAACTCGCCAGTTCCAACCGCAGAAGCAGTCTCAAGGCGTTGATTCAGGGTTGCTATGTAAGCCTATTTGTTAGATTCTGTAAGTATTTTTTGACTCTGATGAACACGAACACGTATATGCCCGTTATACCATTCATCTGATTCTAAAACACGGTGCCTAAATTGTTCTCTTGCTTCAATGTAACTACACTCTCCCTTGCTGTAACAATAGTAGAGTATCTCACGTTTAAAGCAGCTTTTGCCGAGTGCTTCGATGTCTGCCGTTAGTGCGTCTGATGAGCCATAATAATCACGCCAGTCTGATTCCACAGTAGTGCGCCGTTTGTTTTTTCTGCCTTTGAGGGGTGGTTTAGATCGCCTAAATCGTGCCAGTTTTTTGCCAATGTATCGTCTGTTATTTGTAGTGTTAGTAATCAAGTAGACAAAACCTACTATGTCTTCTGGTAATTCGTCTACTGGTTGATCCTTGTATAACCACTTCATGTTTATTATATATCCAGGAGCTACCAACTGGTTGCATATTCCTGATTCACAATTCTACCTCACGCTGCCATTGATTTTTAAAACTATTTTCCACTGCACTACATGTTCTTTTGCAAGTTGGATTGGGTGTATCAGTATTCCATGTTGCTTGCACATCTGCCATTTGTAATGTATTATTTAAATTATTGCCTAACCAACAGCAAGGATGTGCATCTCCAGTTGCACTTATATACACACTTGATTCTTGTAAAGCCATACAGTTGATACTGCCCTGTTCTATTTTAGGATTTTCATAACCATCTGGAAATTCCAAACCATCTATAAAGGCTCGTTTACTTACTTTTGCTCTAAACCAGGCAAACCCTAGCGTTTTTGCCAATTCCATACACTCATCAACCTGATGCTGATTGTGTTTGTAAACTAACATGTCCCAGTGAGCTTCCCCCCCAGCGTTGATATAACTTGTACAGTTGTCAATTAATTTTTTCCAGATAACATTACGTCTGTAGATATGATTTGTGTCTTCTAATCCATCTATACTAAAAACCACATAGTCTGTAGGCATTGTAAAAATACCAGCAAGCTCTTTCCACCAATTAGTGGACTGTATAGCACCGTTGGTGTTCATTCCTAATGTAATGTTTGGATTTACGCTCCTAAAGTAACGATAAATTTCCAGTGTGTTGGCACCTGCAGCAGGATCCCCATAATTGCCGCACATAAACATTTTATCCAAACTCTGGATATCAGTGCTACTTAACTTTGCTTGTATCTGGTCTACAGTTAAATGATTGTGCAAGTCTGTAAATAGTGGATTTGTAGATCTACTACACAGTGGACATTTGGCTTGACATACGTCAGTTGGCTCTAAATGAAGTACTTTATACAACTTCTACGTCCGTGTCATAACTGGTGTAGCCATTCTCTTTTACAACTTTAAGCAGGTTGTTAACTCTGCCTGTAAGCTCATCCTTGTGACTAACAAGCCAAATACTCTTGTTGCGGTCTCTTGCCATCCGTTTAAGTACTGCTAGTGCACTCTCGACTCCACTAACGTCCATTCCACTGTCAACAACTTCGTCAATAAACAACAAGTTGATAGGATGATATAGGCTTTCCCAAACGTCTCGGAACGCCCAACTTAAACTTAAAATAAGTCTATTACGCTCTCCTCTACTAAGGTTGTCAAAGTCTAGATCCCGCCCCAGTTCCTGTATTTCTACGCCTAGGTCGTTCATAAAACGAACTGAATGAGGCAATCCCATCTTGTCAAGATAATGAGTTAATCGAGCATTCAAGAACTGCAAGTTCTGATCAATAATACGTTTGCGTATGAAACTATCTTTATTAGTTAATAATTTTAATAAGAAGTCCTGGTGATCGCGTATACGTACTAGTTCGTTAACTGTATTCCAGTCAACAGGCTCAACACCAGTTTGTGTCATCTCCACGATTTGTTCTGCGTATGGATCGACTTCATTACTGCGATTTTCTAGCTCTTTTGCTAAACTATCCAAACTACTACGGTGGTTATATGCATCATCAATTGTATCATAAAATACTTTTGGAGCAACTCCCAACACACCTTCACTTAATATTTCTAAATGATCCGCACGTTGCGTTTCATTAGCAAGTATAGACATAGTTGCTTCTTGTCTAGTAGTTGCTTTACTAGCCAAAATTTCTTCCTGCTTGCCGTCGTGAATTTCCTGACCACAGGTACTGCATTTATGTTCTTCAAGTAGTGCAATTTCTTTATCTAGACGTAGGATTAACTTTTCTTGCTTGGTATTATCAGTGTCAATTCCAACAATCCAACGCTCTGCTTCTTCTCGCCGTTTCCTTTGTGCATAAAAATCTTCTAGTAGTTTATGATTAGCAAGCTCGCTATCAATATCAATGTGTGCTAGATCCTCAATGCCAGACTTTAGTTTTTTTACGTCCTCGTCACGTTTAGCATGCCAGAGACGCTGACGTTTCTTTAGACTGTCAATCTGCTCTTCAACTCGCTTGTTTGCGTCTTCAACTGCCTTAACACGATACTCTTCTTCAGTAATCATGTCCTTTGTTTTTTTATTCAGATCTTTAAGTGCATCTGCTTTTTCACTTAACATAGTGATACCCAGCATCTGTTCAATTATATCACGCTGATCATTTGCACTTAAACTAAGGAATGGTTGCGTATAAGTGTTAAGCGCAACCAGATGCTTAAACATCTCATGACTCATGTGCAACAATTTGTCAATATAGTGTTGCGTTTCTCTACTGTCGCCTTGTTGTTCTTCAGTTTCAACTTCGCCAACCATAAACTTGAGTACGTTGGGCCGACGGCCACGTTCAATACGATACGTAATGCCGTGTAACTCAAAGTCAACAGTAACCATCATAGACTTGCCGTTGGTCTTATTAACTAGGTTATCTTTTTTAATATTAGTTAATGCTTGACCGTAGAGAGCATAACTGAGTGCGTTGATGATTGTGGTTTTACCCGTGCCATTTCTGGCGCCTAAGTCGTCACCTCCTTGATCTAAGTTTTCACCCAGCACCAGAGTTAAGTCTCTACGGTCAAAGTCTACAGCCTGAGTTTGATTGCCCACGCTCATAAAATTCTTTACGGTTAGTGTATTAAGTTTAAACAAGTTTCAATTTCTTTCGTGTGTTTGAACCATTCTCTATAGTCGTACGGAGGTATTTCTTTAATATTATACTTTCTTTCGAGCCAAAAGAGCAAGTATCCTTGATCATGCAAACTATAATCGTCTAACTCAACATGATTTTTCGTTTCTAATGCGTCCTTTACTATATTAACTAGTTCCTCGGCTTTATAATATTTGTTGTTTGATTCTAAGAATCCGTTGTGAAGCTCGTATGCTTTGTCTTTATCGTAAGAACCAACTACTGTTGACAACTGCTCTAACACTTTATCAAAGTTTACAAACAAATCACTTATGTTAATGTTAGTACACTCGTCTAACGGTTTAAAGTTATTAATATAGTAGTCGTTGTTTTCTTCGCCATAGTGATACATTAGCGTGTACTGTTCTCTTTTTTCCCACCACTCACCATCAAATATAAATTGTTTTCCTTGTGCTTTATATTTGCAGGTTTGTGTTACAATACTTTTACTTTGCTCGTCAATACACATCCTAATTATAGGACTGTTTGGAAATCTTTCAGTTATGGGTTCTATGTAATCTTTATCAATGCCGCTGTCCACTAGCAATATATCATCTCTAAAAAGTTTTATATTATCCTCATAATGAGTCCAAGTTGATTTTGGAAAGTCGTGGCTGTTACCATTTGCGCTGAATTTAAAATCTTTATCCGGAGTATCTATAGCATTAAAACATATGCTAAGGAGTACGTTGATAAAGTTTCCAAATCCACCACTTGGATAATGTATAATAATAGGCTTTATCATAGGTTTCGGTAAATGTCTAACATAAGACTTTTGTCATACTGCGGACTGTCTAGTTGTGTGAGATGTGATGTAACAATACTGTCCACACTTTCAAAGTTAACTTCTCCTTGAAAACTCTGAGCATGCTCTTCTGAGCCTACCCTGGGGATAATACTAAGTTCTCGTAATCCAAATTCTGGAATAAATTGTTCCTTAATAAAATTTGCTTCTTCATAACTAATGTCAACGTCTAGTTCAACACGACAATACATGTTTGGCTTCAAAACAGTGTCTGTATTTTCAAGTACATCACTTAATAAAAAGCGACGATACTTTGGGGCGTCGGGCCATTCAATATATTCAGGCTCACCGCCCCAGTCTAGCACCATCGCGCCGCGAGCGTCATCACCAGCATCCGCGTAGTTGTGTGGGAAACTATTACCAATGTATGTAATATTTTTTGCTGTTTGGCGTTTATGGAAGTGACCAGTAAACACCGTTTCACTTTTTAAATCCTCACGCCGTAAATCACCAACATCAGGCATGCGCACCATTGCGTTCATATAAAAGCTAGGCAATTCTAAATGCCCAAACATGTATTTGCATTCAATTTTAGATACCTGAGCAAACTCTTTGCCAACCAGCCAGGGCATAACACAAACATCACCTTCCTGCGTAATGTCGTCAAATAAGCGCACGTTATCATATTTTTTAAGCCACGCTATACTATTCATCTCCCTGGTGTCACGATAATATTCATCGTGATTGCCAGGCAAGAATACCACCTGCGTAAACGCTTCACTAAGTTTGTCAAATGCTTGTATACTATAGTTAAGCGTACTAATATTGATACTGGCACGGTTATGATGCCAGTCTCCTAGAAAAACACATGTCTCTGCTTGTTTAAGTTTTCCTTGTTCAATAACAAAGTCAATAAAATCTAAACAATCTTGATTGTGTGTTTTACTATTTGACTTTAGGCCAAAGTGAATATCCGTAAAGAATATTGCCTTTTTAAATAAGTTCATTTAGTTGCGTTCTCCGAGAAACTATTATCTGTAGAGGATTTTACACCAATGGATATTTGTTCCGCTGTAAAGGAAGTTGGACAAAATTTGCATTGCTCAATAGGATTGTTAATGTTGTCAATAAAGTTGTTGAACTCAGTATCATTACAATCATGGCTAAGAGGTTTGTAGCTATTAAGTATTATATAATCTTCTGCGCTGATGTCGATATTTTTTAATTGGTCTATTGCTGTAGGCAATGAATACGGAATATTACACTTGTATAGTTCTCCGGCTATAAAATGATGGCAAGTTTTGCTATAACAGACATCATGTGCAAGATCCGGATCGCTAGTGGAATCTACGTATAACGAACCATCTGCTCGCGCTTTCAACGCAGTGTTGTTAAACGACCAACTTTTAACAAGTTTGTACCAAATTTCACCATCAACTTTATATAAAATTTGTTGGTAAAAGTTTTTTAGATTAATTCCAATACCATCTAGCTCATCAGAGATCCATTCGTGGTTAGTGGGATTTGTAATATCTACAACTTGATCAGGCCAATCCTCGCCTTTTATAATATTATAATTTGTATTCCAT